AATGGCATGACCATTGCCACTGTGCCCGTGGCCACTGTGCCCGTGACCGCCACCACCCCGTGAACCGAAATTGCGATAGTGACCATTCCCACCACCTCCACCACGCCCACCACCACCACCTCCGCCACCGCCACCGCCACCACCACGAGGCCTCCAATCTACACGTTGCCAACCATTCGTATCTGTGCAAGCACGCAGACAGTCCTGAATATGCTGAATGGCACGAGATGTTTGGGTAGGAACTGTAGAATTCCGGAGTTCCCGTTGAAGGGCGCGTACAGCCGTGATCTCGTCGATCAGGGACATGATTGTACTTTAATCGATTGTTTTAAGTTATACAACTTGGACGCTCATTACACATACACACATTCTTAGGTCAAATTTTTTAGCTCCCCGCCCGCGTCCAGGACAATCTATTTGTTACCCCTCAATCCAGTAAATGAATGTTGAGCATCTGCATTCATCGATTGATATAGACTCCCTTGCAACGTGGCTTGGAATTCAGTCCGTCGCAGGTCGCGATGCACTCACGCGCAAATGTTCCAACTGGCACAGTGATATTGCATCTCTCCAATCTCTCAGTTATCAGTTTGCATCTGTTCGCGCGGCACAAGAACAATCACCTGCCCTGTGCAAGGAGGTTGCCGATCTTCTCACACAATTTGCAGAGCTGGAACCTGAACTTCGCAAACAGTTGGAGCCCGATTCTGCGATGGAACGTGAATCAAAAGGAGAGCTACTCTTTCTCGGATCCATTCTATCTCCCCTCAACCTTGTGCCCTATATTCTCTCCATTTGGGCAATCGTCCGTGTCTATATTCTTCCAGGTATGTCACTCTTAATGCCAGTTCTTATGGCCATTTTGCCCTATATTCTTTTACGCTTCGTATTTCATCTGAAGATTCCGATGGACAGATATATTGCAATGATGGTTGGACTTCTTGCAGGAGATACGAGTGGTTTGATGAATCCTGATAGCACACCGAGTCTCGGTGATTTAATTGGAGGATGTATTGCGCAACTCAAACAACAACCTATACAGGCTCTCGTGAAAATGGGTGGTGTTGGCGCAACGGTTGTTCAGGCCGTTATTCAACCGTATTTCACATACAGGCATCTGTCAACAATTAACACACTGATTGGCAAACAGGGTTCACAGCTCACTGCAGTATTAGGACTGTATGAGGAACTGTCCGCACGTCTCACATCGCTGGGAATGGAAATGCCGAGATGTCCGATTCCATCGGAACTCACGGAGCGTCAGCATAGTGCGTCGGCCCATCTTGATCCAGTCCCGTATACAATTGCAATGCGCTACATTGGACAGATAGAGGCAATCTGGAAATTGGCTGGAAAACGCGATGTGTGCGCTGTCAATTGGCACAACGACAGTGGCAGCGATAACGACAGTGGCAACAACAGCGACCAACCCCCCATATTCCATCTCACAAACACATTTGATATCCGTGTATCATCGAGAATACCGATTACAGTCAATCTGTCAGGTCAGCGTCATCACGCGCTATTGACAGGTCCAAATCGCGGAGGCAAATCCACCGCTCTTCGTGCAATGTCCCTCTGCGCCCTTTTAGCACATACATATGGCTGTTCGATTGGAGAATCTGCGGAAATGACACCATTTACATATATGTTTGCAGGTCTCAAGGCAGATGATATTCCAGGACAGAAATCGCACTTTGAACGCGAAGTGGAATTCACAACGCAGACTCTACGTATGGATGGACCGACTCTCGTATTTATTGACGAGCTCTTCCACACGACAAATCCACCTGATGCACTCGAATCGTGTCGTATTTACTGCCAACAGCTATGGAATAAGAGCGCAACAGTAAGTGTAATTAGCACGCATCTATTTGATCTTGTTCGCACAGCAGATACTACAAAAGTACAGCAACTCTGTTGTCCAGCGGAGTACAGTGCTGAAACAGGCGATGTGAATTACAAATATGGACTGGAAGAGGGTATCTGTACAGTGAGCAGTGTTCACGAAATTCTGAGGAGATATGGGCTACAGTCGCAGTCGCAGTGCGCTCAGACATAGTTCCACATTCTCCGCGGTCGGGCAGAAATGAGCGGTCTAAGTGATACTCTAACTGTCAGTCTTGTTCTGCTTCTACTTTTCGGATCCGCCTGTCTCTATCTATACACGCGTATCCAGCAGGTTGAGGCAAAGCTAAATCTCGTGGAAAGTATTCTACTTGATCTGAAAATGACGAATGAATTAAAATCGTATCCACCTGTCCCTGCTCCGGCGCAAACGAGACCTCGTAGCCGTGAGCAGTCTATTGGTGAAATGGCGCCCCAGTCTATGAGACACGAGATGGAAGAGGTTGCCCCATCTGCCATTCAGCCATTTACGGATGCCGATGACGACGATGAATTTACAGGACACACTCTGAGCGCGAGTCATCATGAGGAGAATGATGCGGATGCAGGTGGTAATGCGGGTGTGGAGACTGGTCACGGCGCTAGCCTGGCATCTGGTGCCCCTGCCCCTGTATCATCTCTGGCCCCTGTGCAACACAGCGAGACTGTGAAACAGACGGCGAGCTATGAATCAATGACGGCCAAGGAACTACAGGCGCTTGCCAAACAGCGCAACATTCCAGGAACGAGCGGTATGCGCCGTGCGCAACTGATTGAAATACTGAAACAGTCCGATGAGCGCTCTTCCAGTCACGTAGGAATCTTTGAGTCACTCGCATCCAGTTCTCTCGCGGAATCTGCAGAGGAAATTCATAGTCTTGACGCATAATAGGGTTAGGCACGAATGACATCAACAGAATTTAATAAAACTACACAGCCGAACTATTATCCATCACTCGCTATGGGAACAGAATACAGTAATATTCGCTCCGCCGTTGTTCCGCCGAAGTTTACCCATCCGATTCCAGATGCCCGTTATCCTGCCTATGCGGGAATGGCAGAAGATGCACGGTTCGGCACAGATTATCGCCCACACTGCACACAAAATATGCCCGCTGGCACACAGTTCTCAACAAAACAGTGGATGATTCGTCACGCAACCGATATTATGGATATTAGTCGCAGACGTCAGAGTGAGTGGACAGGTGCATCTCTCCCGATGGCGAACACTGTCCCACCACCTGCAGATATTGTCCATTCCACGCCATTTGACAGCGAGATACAGCCAAGTGGCGCGCCCTTCGGTATTGGTGTGGAGCGGTCGGATGCAAAAGCACCAGGTCTATTTGGCACATTCTCTATTCCACCAACGGATGCTGAACGTAGACTAAATGGAAAGAATATTGCACTGACTACAAGATATGAGGGTGGCAGAAACTCACCGAGAGGCGGGCCTGTCCCGAGATCGGCGGCCAATGTGCCTCGTGTTGCGAACTACTAAAAATCAGTTTAAAGCCCACCTTCTAGCTATACAATGTGCATAGAGCACATCACCGCAGTATTAGCTCAGTTGGTTAGAGCGTGGCCCTTATACAATCATAGTATAGACGAGAGACCAAAGTCCGCGGTTCAATCCCGCGATACTGCAACCAAACCTTTTTGCATATATATGTATATATTTACAGGAAGGCACTTTTTAATCCCATCTATAGAATAGAATGGCAAAATGCCCGCTATAGTCCCTCTAAACCCCGCATCCCATACACAGCAGATTTGTACGATTGGCGCTGCCATTTTTAATGCGAATGACTACGCTCTACTGGAAAAGTCTCTTCAAGAATCTTCCTGTGGGCTATCTCGCGTCTTAGTTGCTGACGACACACCCCATCACGTTCTCGGATTCGCTCTCGTAAAACAGCGTGATACTGCAGTTCACACATATGAACTCTCATTTCTCGGTATTTCGCCGAGTTACCAGGGTTGTGGCGCAGGATCGCAACTTCTCCGAGCCCTTGAGACAATGCTCCCGCAAGGCGCATCGTGCTGGCTTCTCGTCAATCAAGACAATACCTCCGCACAGAATTTGTATTCAAAATTTGGATTTCACATTCTATGCGAATGTCTTGATGCATATCGCACACCCTGTTATATTATGATGCGCAAAGATATGTCTCCTGTATCATCGCCGACGACAACTGGCCTCAAACGTGCCAACTCATCGATGGATATTATTAGCGTATAGAGTTAATATGCAAAAATATCGGATCTTATAGATTGGACTGTGCAATGGAACCAACGCCTGTAACGTCATCTGTTGCCCCAGACGACGTTAATGCACTCATAGTGTATGAACCACCTGTGGAGGAAACCCCGCCTGTTGCATCTACCATTCAACCACCACAACAACAGCCACAACCGCAACTACAACCGCAATCGCAACCACAATCGCAACAACCACCTGCCACAAATACAGTTCATCAGCCACCAAACACTCAGAAACCAGCAACACCACGCCCAGCCTCAGTAACACAGCAAGCCTATCGTCAAAGTGGAAGTCTAAAATCACGTCCAAAACATATGGCACCAATTACAGAAGATAAAGAGGATACGATCAGCGAAATATCAACACGCACTAGACCCTCAAAGCCAGTTACTCAAGCACAAGGCCCCATACAGAATAAACTAAAATCGGTTGAAAGTCTCGCAGATGATAAATTCAGAACACTCTTCGGTACAACAGCTCTGGATATTGGAAAATTACCCGACACTGACACCATAAGTCGTTTTAATCCTGAAACATTGAATGGAATGGAAGAGCGGAAGCTGACCGTGGAAGATAGAACACAGCTGAGTCCGTTACAATCATTCACAGATACTCGTGAAATGATGAATACACGGTTTGCATATAAAGAGGGCAGACTATCATCAACTCTGGATATACTTTCACAGTATATGCGTGGTCAGAAAATCCTCTATTTAGAGGCAAAATCGTACTGTGAATTCTTTCTATATAGACTTATGATACCCACTCTTTTTATATCAACTACCTGTTCTGTTGTAGGTGGATTGTTCGCAGAATCTCCAATTATTTCCATAGCCGTTGCGGCTGCAAACGGTTTTAATACCTTACTCCTCGCATTAATTAACTATTTCAAACTTGATGCGCGTGCAGAGGCACATCGAATGACAGCATACTCATTTGACCAACTTATCTCGGAATGTGAATTCACATCGGGTAAAATTCTGCTGAGCAATCTGGTATTGGATCCCGAACTTGGAAAAGGCGCTGACAAATTCGATTTGAAATATGTCCAAGATTTTATGACAACATTGGAAAACAAGGTCAAAGAAGTGAAGCAGAAGAATCAGTTTATTATTCCAGATAGTATTCGTAATCGTTATCCGAATATTTACTATACAAATATTTTTGCACTCGTAAGTCAATCGCAGATTCAGGAGATGATTATTACAAATCAGCTGAAATTGGCATCGAATGCATTCACGGAAGTGGAGAATCGCATTATTAAAGGGAATCGCGATCCAGAAATATATGAGGATTACAATATTAAATTGCAACAAAAGAATGACTTAATTGAACGAATCTTAGAGCATAGACGCTCTCTGGTTATGTTTGACCACGAAATTCGCTCAGAAGTTGAATACAATCGTCGTCGTTGGTGCAAATGTCTGCGATGCTGGTACTAACTGCCCCAAGTCTAAAGCATTTGCCCCACATATATATAAATGTCAACTGCAACCAAAACTCCCAAACGTATTGTAGCATTTGACATTGGTATTAAAAATCTCGCATTCTGCATTCTAGAGGGGACTACAATTCATCGTCTTGAAAACACAAATATTCTTGCACCGGTTGAAAAAGTTACGTGTACAAAATGCAAATGCAATGCAAAATATATTGCTCACGGTAATCACGTTTGTGCCCGCCACGTTCCAAAAACATTCATTCTCGTTCGTAAGGCTCCGACGGCCACCGAACTCAAAGAACTTGCAAAAACGGCGAATGTACAAACCTCAAAAAAGACAAAAGCTGACTTGCTCACTGAACTCTCCGCGACCCACGCATTTCCGTTCAAACAGCCGAAACAGGAAAAAGCGTCTACACAGAGTCTCGCGCAACTTCACGATGCCTTGCGCGCATTTGTGGAGACATTCTGGTCAGATTTTTGCAATGCCACGCACGTTCTTCTTGAGAATCAGCCGGCATTCAAAAATCCACATATGAAATCGGTCCAAGTTCTACTCTTTGCAACTCTGCGTGAACGTTTTTTACAGGATGGTCTACGACCTTCGTTTCATCCTGTTCACGCAAAAAAGAAAGTGCAAGATGCGGAGGCAGGCGATGCAGGCTACGCGGAACGGAAATCCAAATCCGAACAGCGTGTCGCTGAACTGTTCACTGCAGGAACGATTTCTGCCGTAGACCCCGCCGTTCTAACATCATGGACAACTCTCAAGAAGAAATCGGATATGGCAGATGCTGTATGTATGTGCGTGGATTTTAGTAAATAACAGCAGTCTGAAGTAGAATAATGTCAGCATCCTGGACAATATGGGATTACATCAGTCTCTCTGAACTGGTGGTGCTCCTCAGTCCGTTATATTTCTGGTTCACGACAAAGAATGCAATCCATTTGATTGCATTCGCAGGAATCATAATGACAATGGGAATAACAGAGAGTATTAAACATTTTGTCTTACCAACATGGTCTCGTCCAGCTGGTGCAAAAGGGTGTGATCTACTCTGTCTGAGCCCAGACGACGAAGGAAAGCCTGGAATGCCGTCGGGTCATATGTCGAGTCTCGGATTTTACGGCGGATTTTACAAAATTACAGATCCTATATTCTATATCTATGGCCTTCTCGTGGCTGCCAGCCGATGGGCAAAACGGTGCCATACACCTGCACAAATTGTAGCAGGTGCCGTAATGGGTACAGGACTTGGCTGGTGTGGACGTAGACTGGTCTAAACCAACACACTTACTATACTAATAATCCTAACGCAAATGGATCGTGCCGTGTATATAGGCGCCGGTCTAGATATAATTCCAATTATTGTATGCTCCAACATTAAACAGTTTATCTATATTGATTCATTACCCAAATCAGAATATGGGACATTCTGGTATAATACAGAACAGGGTTATGATAAACAATTTCTAGATCGGCTAATGTTAATTATGTCAAATAATAATTTCAGATGTATTAAACAATCGAAAACTATATATGAATTTGAGAATGGCGACAGAAATCTGAAATATTTTATAAATACTGCATTTCCAGACCATATTACAGGTGAAATTGCAGACTATATTCGTTCGTGTAATACATTAATTTTATCAGGATTCTGTCCTCATAAAGTCATTCTTGAATATATGCCAAACTTACATACTGTTATTGGAAATACACATACCGTATATATACAGTCTGATGCTGATTATGAAGATGATGATCAAAAAAGCAATTCAGTATTTGAATATCTTATTCATAATAAAACAGTTGCAAAACAATATGTATTACTAAAAGAAAAACATAGTTATCAATATTGGAATTATGATAATATGTTGCCTTCTATGGGAGATATATATGATATGATAGATGTTGCAGATATTACGCAATTTTTAAAGTAATAGACTACACTACCGTACACCCTCTGCATCCGAAATTTGAATAGAACGCACCGCACATGCGTATGTAACCTGCTTAAATAGTCGCCCCTGTATCAAGATAAATGGCGGTCAGCATCAACGACATGCAAATGTTTGCCGAGTCTATGTCTGGACAACCTGATATTCAGATTTCAAGTGATATTGGCAATGTAATTGAGCTCGGCGGAGCTGATATTGATGACCTCGGTATGAGTCTGCTTGCAAATAGCCGTGTTTCTGCACGCCCAGCATCTCATCAACAGTCTACGGGAGGAAATACGGTACACGTTTCGGCTGCCCCAACGGGCGGTGACTTCTCGCTCGGCCCTCTGGAGGCACTGGAACCCGTATCACTCGATATTCCTGGTGAGGGGTCGCTCGGTCCTATGCCAAGTATTCACGTAAATCGCGAGGGCGGTGGTGGTGGCGGGTATGGAGGTGGTCAGCCTATGTTCTCAGATAATTCCCAAACTGCATCGGGCCCAGGCATTTCTCTAGCCCCACCTGCACAACGTATGAGTATGGAAGAGGAGCGCAAGGAGAAGGCTGATCTAATCAATAAACTCGGCCGTCTAGAATCCAAGGGCTTCCAAATCACGAAGCGTTTCACGATGGACAACTCGCTGGACGAGATCAAGATGGAATTTGAGCGCCTGATGGATGCACGTAATCTGGAGGGGTCCATTAAATTCCAGCGTCAAATGATGGTTGGTCTTGTCACGGGTGTGGAGCTAATGAACAATAAATTCAACCCATTTGATTGGCAACTGGATGGCTGGTCTGAATCGGTACATGAGAATCTGGATGATTTCGATGAGGTTTTCGAGGAGCTATATGACAAGTACAAAGGTAAGGGGAATATGCCACCTGAGGCACGTATGCTGTTTATGCTTGCAGGCAGTGGCTTCATGTTCCATATGAGCAACTCATTCTTCCGCTCCAAGATTGGTAATACGACGATGGACAGTATTCTTAAGAATAATCCTGAACTTGCGAAACAGATGGCGACGGCTGCTGCTCAGGCTGCGGGCCCAGGGTTCGGGAACTTTATGGGTATGTCAATGGGTGTTCCTCCATCACAGCCTGCTCCAATGTCAGCTCCACCAATGCAACAGCAACAACAGCAGGCACCTATGCCACAACAGAATATGTTCTTCAATCCACCCAATGCACCTCCACAGGCTATGCAACAGCAACAGCCAGTACAGCGTCGTGAGATGAAGGGTCCATCGGGTGTTGATGATATTCTACGCACCTTTGAGGAGGTTCGTAATTCGGAAGTACCTCAGCCTCCACCGATGTACAGCCAACCTCCTGCGATGCCGTCGCCGAACTCGGGTCCCACTGGACAGCCTGCACGTCAAGCACTGGCGGAGATTCGTAGTATCCATTCGGAAGAGGCGATGTCCCAGGCGGAATCGGCGCGGACGGGGCGCACTGCGGGAGGCCGTCGTCGTAAACCGACGGTGCCGGTTGGCAACACGTTCTCGCTGAACGTCTAAAAATCAGGGGTGGGCAAAACCCACCCCCGTACCCCCTTTTGAACCATTCTTATATAAATAAGGGACAACTTGAAATATAAATTTATTATAATCTACTTTTCAAGTTATTTAAATAGACCCTATTTTTCCCATCCCTGCTAAAAATTGATAGACAGCTGAATTATACGTATATGCATATCTCGCAATGAACACCCTCGCAACATTTCTCACACATCCCTCAACGAAGAAGGTTCGCGACAGTGACAGTGACAGTGACAGTGACTTTGCATATTATACCTGTATTAAAGATACTATCTCTGAAAAGCCTGTATACACATATCACTGTATTCGTGGTATATATGAAAGTGATCTAACACCATCATATACGCCAAATGTTATTCATATAAATAAGGGAATTCAAACAATCTTTGAACAGGCCCTCTTTCATACACTGTTCCCACGTCATCGGCTATATTACAGGAATCCATTCACAGATAAGATTGTCTAATTATGCAATAGTTCCATATTCGCCATATAGACTTCTGACGCATCAGCATCCTCTTCCTGTGCATCATCCTTCTTCTGCGGTTGGTTGTAGCGCTGGTATTTTTCACTGAGACGGCGGAGAATTTCCTGTTCCTCGGGTGTCATTCCTCCACCCTGTTTTTGAGGATCTCCTCCTTGTTTTCCACTCGGTTTCGCACAAGAACCGGACCATACACAGAGTGACGAGTTCTCATTAAACAGATAACCCAGCAGAAGTACAGCAATCAGTGTGAGCCAGAATGCAGTGACAATGGACCGTGTTGCAACGAAAAAGACGATGAAGATCAGACCACGACGCACCCACTGATTTTGAAAGAACTGTTCCTGTTCTTTCGTAATTTCCAGCGCTAAGAATCTACCGCCAAGATTTAAGATTAACATCATTAGGCCGATGAAATAGGGATTTGTATTGACCATTGCAATTGCTGTGTCAAGTGGCCCGAGTGGTAGCATCCCTGCTTGTATAATTGGCTGTGCCATTAATCCAGGTAGACTCATACCCGCTCTACTATTGTATGTGTTCTATTTTGCCACCCCCAACTATTCGGAGACTCCCAGTGGCGTCACCAGCGATTCCATATCATTGAGATAAAAGAATACTGCGAGTGCAATCAGAATACCTACACGCGGGCACCAAACCGCACCAGCAAGAATCAGCAGTACAACGAGGATTCTCCACCAGGGGCGTGTGTACAGATCAATTAGTTTATCTCCGTACTGCGCCTCAAACAGTGTGCTATTTACAATAATAACTGCACCAACGACAATAACAAAAAGGATGCGGAAAAATCCGTCCGCGGAATGTTGGAAGGAAAGCATATCAGGCCACTGCATCTCTACTCGCTCTAATATTACTAATTATTAATCCTGAACAGGCTCCGTAATCACAGTATCACGCTCAATACGTACTGGATGTTCGCCGAACACACGCTCCACAAACCAACGAGAACGAGGGCGCTCCACATCTTTTGACATCATATTGTTGAATCCCTCCTCTCCTGTGCGCGGGCTGTTATGAATGACAAGTAGGAATGCAACGGCGTAGAGAAGACCATACACCCAGCCAACATAACGAACTGTTAGGAATAGGCCGAGAATGGCAACAAATCGCCCAACCAGAGAGTCGGCAAGAATACGAATATCCTTAGGAACAATATTCACATATACGATAATCAGACCTAATGCAACACCGTAGAGGATATTTTGAATCGGGGGAATAGCCTGTACTATCGATTCCATTTGTACCTACCTACTAATTGCAAGACTATATTACGAAAAAATGGGGCGATACATATCTGGGAGATCTTTCAGTGGAATGGAAGGCTGTTTGAGTTGGCAGGATGGTTCGAATAATTTGTCCTTGATATCCTGGAGAAATGGCGCAATTTTTGTTGGGTTTTTTGACATATAGTTGAGAATTGACCGCCAGCAAACATTCAGCTCCTCCGCCTCTTTTCCTTCTGTGGCAGAGCCTTTTGGAATAGACATATCTGGAATAACTACAAATCCTTCACTCCGTGTGTATTTGCGCATATGCACTGTAAATGCAAGGAGAATTATTAAAAATAGGATTGACAGTCCCAGAAACAGCATCTCTAATTGTAAATGTGGTTTTAAAACCAAAATGTCCAGAGGCGTGCATCCATCACCTTTAAAAAAAGCATATAGAACAAGTAGAGTTGGCTCCGATATGAATTATTGTTCATTGGACGATGCATACCCAGGATTAAATCCGGGTTGTGAAGATTCATATTCATCAAAGGAGGCGCGCCGTGAAGAGCGTCGCAAGGCTCGTCGTTGCAAGGGGCCGGCGGTGACATTTCAGGACTCGCAACCTCAGCAGTACCATGAAGACAGGGATCCTGATCGTCAACATCTGGAACGCCCGAAAGAAGTTGCACCAATGTCATCTGCGCAGACGGGTCTCCGTGCTCACGTACCGAGCGACGCACCACTGGGAATGGAGCCATTCCAGGACGCAGGCAGTGGCTGTGGAATTGCAAAACAGCTCTCCCGAGAACGGATACAGGAGATGCTCCCACGTCAGAATACGGTTTCGGATATGGAGGCGACACAGTCTACATTACCGAGCCCTGCAATGCTGGCACAAGCTCTACCGGCAAATCAGGCATCTGGATTTTTCGGCGCTGACCCACTGGACGATGGATTCGCAAATTACGCACCTGATGCGAAAAATTATCTGATGGAGCCTAATTTTACGAGTGCTTTCACGAGCCTGAATCCTGGCACGGGCTCGTCGGTCGCCAGCCTCTCTGTGCCGTCGGTTCGTGATATCTGGAAACCATTGACGCCGTCGGGTGCAGATACGTCATTCTTCAAACAACTGCCTCCTCCTGGTGGAGAGTATGTTACTACGAATGGACGCGAGACACAGAGCACAGATTACCGTTCAATGTCGAAGAAGATTGATACAATCCTATCGCGTCTGGATGATATTCAGCGCGGACCGAGCGCAGAACAGTCGCAGAAGGAGATTCTGCTCTTCGTGTCAAGTGGTGTATTTGTGCTGTTCCTGATGGATCTGCTGGTGCGCAAGGGCACATCTCTGCGGTTTCTGAAGGGACTTTGAGTGGGCAGGAATTGGCAATTTTAAAATACTATTCAAACTATATTTGCAATCTGGTTTGAATACTATATTGGGCAATCAGGTGTTATTTATTTGCTTTTGCGCAGTTTACGCGTTTTGCGGGAGCCACCTCTGCGTTTACGTATTGAAATTGGAGGGAGTCCAATTGCTTTATTACTTGGACTTCTTCCTAATTTTGCACGCGTGGTTGATGGTGCGACTGTTTCCAACCCTGTAATAATATTAGTATATTGTTTAATTACATTTGAAATTGGTCTAACATTCTGTCGAGTTACACCTTTACGACCTTTCTCTCCATTTTCACGTAATTTTAATAGGGGGTTTTTACTATCTTTTGCAATTTTCAATACCTTATTACGAATTTCTGTAATATACGTTGACAGTTGCGTGTTTCTTGTCATATCGTAATTTCTCTCAAGATGGCTTAGATTATTTAGAATCTCCTTCAATCCACCAATAATTATTGCATCATCTGTTTGAGATTCAATACTTGTCAATGCAGATTGTATGTCTGATTGTTTTTTAGCAATATCCTCTTCGCCGAGTACTGTGGCGGATGTAGGTGCAGGCCTGGCTGCACCAGCGCCAGGGCTAGAATTTGTTGCGCGATTTGCCTTTTCAATATCATCGCATAGATCTTTATCGGTATTTTCTATGGGTTGAGGTGCAAGAGGGGTTGCAGGGGCAGGTGTTACATCTGTAGCAGGAGGTAGATCTATTCCACCCAAAATCTCATTTCTATGCGTAACTTCTCTTAGAATTGATTGAATCTCATTCTGAAATCTTGTAATCTGTTCGGCAGTATTGAGTGTGCGCACGTTTGCAGCCTGAGCACCTTTAATTTTCCGAATAAGTGTATTTACTATTTCATTGGCATTCTTATCAGTATCATTAAAATGTCTCGCGAGTTGTCCTCTTGCAATCCGAATCTCATCAGCCTCTTCAGGTTGATTTTTGCCTCTTTTACGACTAAATGGTGACACAACTTCAGGTGTTTCTGGAGCTGTTATAATGGCATCTTCAGGGATAGCAGAACTTCCAGATTGTACACCACTCGCATTAGTGCGACTTGCTACATTGGTATTGTTCATTCGTTGAGTTTGTATCATATTTATAGGGGCAATAGATGGTATTGGCGGTACTTCTTCTAGTATTACTGGAGCTGTTGCTGGTGTTACTTCTGCACCTGACCCAGCAACTTCTGCATCAGCCTTAGCCTTTGCCTCTGCCTCTTCAGCCTGGCGAATTCTAGCACATGCCTCATTTTGTGCCTGTGTAGAGGCTTCAGCTCCATTTGCACCTGCAATAATGTTACATAGTTCTTCATTGGATAATGTACTAATATTGGGAGTTGCTAGGGGTGCAGGTGGAGGAGTAGGTGGTGCAGGGGCGCCATTTCTAGTATCAGCACCATTTCTAGTACGAGCACCATTTCTAGCACGAGCACCAATATTAGGACCAACAGGAAGAGCAATCGCACCAGGAGGAGCAGGAAGCGCACCTGCAAGAGCAACTACATCGCCACCAGGAGGAGCAGGAAGCGCACCTGCAAGAGCAACTACATCGCCACCAGGAGGAGCAGGAAGCGCACCTGCAAGAGCAACTACATCGCCACCAGGAGGAGCAGGAAGCGCACCTGCAAGAGCAACTACATCACCAGTAGTACCATCAGCACCCTCAACAGCATTAGCACCAGCAACAGCAACAGCAGGAGAAGCACCAGGAGCACCAGCAACAGCAACAGCAGGAGAAGCACCAGGAGTACCACCAGCAACCGCACCAGTTGTAATAGGAGTACCTATTCCAGTACCTGCGCCCGTATTATCCTCTGCACCTGCCAAACCAGCAACAGCAACCGCGCCCGCAGCAACCGCACCAGCACCAGCACTAGGAGCAACGGCGCTTGCAGCACCCGCAATCGGATTACCATCTTTATCCAGTCTGCCCTCTGCAATTAAACGACGTCTTGCCCGCATAAACTCTATCAGTTCTCTAGTATCCCTCTGTAATTTTGCTAATTGATCTGGGCTAGCTGTACCCGATCCAGGCCCAGATCCAGATCCAGATCCAGGAGACGGCGCTCCTGGCATTCCTAAGCGATAGAATATCAAGTTATGTGCTTCGCGGAATGCTCTATATGAATGCATACCCGTGCTCATTAAATGATTCCATACTGCACGTGCCTGTGGATGTTCAATCACCTCTCTCACAATTCTACTAAATTCATCCTCTCTTTGAAGAAGTTCAGCACAAAATGCATCAACCTGAAGCCCCTCTGCTGGAGTTAGAGGCTGAACCGATCTACCTGCAATCTCTGTAATCCTGTTAAGTTTATCCACATTCCCAGACAAATCTCTCAATCCACTATATACCGTTCCAACTACATCACCTCCCGTTTTTTCACCTGACGCATCCATAGCACGATGTAAAATTCTGTGCACATTTTCACGCACACCATCATCGCCAATAATTGCACGTAGAGCAGTAATATGGTCTCGTATACCTGCAAAGTTCTTATCCTCCACACCTGTAAAAATCGCTGGCGTTACACCACCACCACTACCAAACAAAAAGTCATCTATACGCCCCTGTTCTGTTTTCGCCGTTTCACACATAGTTGCGATAAAATGTATCAGTCTATCCCTGTATGCACGAATACGCTTCTTGAGCGCTTCATTACTACCTGCCATTCCAATACCCGCAATTGTAGCCATTCGTATCACATCATTTAGATCCTGGAGAGTCAATGTACAGGGTTGTACGCCTGTAGGTGTCGCAACAGCAGGGGCATTATCAAGATACGTGTAACTCGATTTATCCATAATAACTGACGGTTTCGTGAAGAAATCCATAACATCGGCTTCATTAAGCATTTTTGTCATATCACAGGCACCCTCAACATCAAATACAAATTCGCACTTCTCCCTGTCAATACCACTAAGCCCCTTCACTTTCCCTGATGAATGGAATGCACCCCATTCTCTGGATGCTAAGTTGGTAAGTAGTTTACGCACCATTCCACAGTTTGGATCATTTGGAATAATAATATCACTGCGACATCCATACACCAGCTCATTCAGGAATTTGTTCTGCTGTTTCCGTGTGGTATAATACTCATCAGCGCGCCACCGTTTAATGACAGCCTGCTCCTCTTTTGTCAATTCAGCGTCTTCATTGCGTTCCGATGGCGGGCGAATATGATATTCATTACCGAAAATATTAAAGGGGAGGCCTTCTTTCTGTACATTTACTATTGCTATAGCGGAGACGTCTGTAGCCTGTTGTGATGGATATGCATTATTATTTGCATTTCCAAATAATGTGCGAAGTCCGATATTACCACTAATATCATCGGGCTGTGACTTACGTTCTGCACGTTCTTCACGTTTAATCTCATCCTCTAACTCTTTTAAATCTTCAGGAGATGGGTCATCATCCTTTGCGGGTGCAGGTGTTACTGCAAACCCAGCCAGTACAGCTTTTGATGGCTGTGAGCCTATTGTACCTTCGGATGTTTGAGTTTGATTTTCACGTGCAAATTTTACTCCTTTTTGTGCAGGTGCCGCAGCACCCCCACGCATTGCCTCAATAGGCGCAATCGCAGCAGCACTTGTAAGAGGAAGCATTGAACCACCTGTTAGATCAGCACCTCCCCCACGCATTGCCATAATGGGTACAGATGTCGCACCACCTGAAACAGGAAGCAATGATGCATCCGAATATCCTCCAGGCATACTCATCCTAACTCTCTCTTTTCATTAGCTATATTAAATTACGACCTAAACACTCAACACCCTTGACACATCAATAACGATGGAAGTATACGTACCTGATCCTCAAACTCGTCGTCGTAAGATTGACTGTAAACCTGAACTTATTATTACAAGTCTACAGCGCGTCTACACGTCTAATCCGGACATTTCAAAAGTGATGCCCTATTTTCTCGGTACTTCTGCACTATCACTTCGTATTATTGACTGGTTTGTAACGAAATTCTGCCGTAAAAATTTCACTCATTATATGCTGGAAGGTAAGGACTTCATCGTGTATCGTAGCTACAAGAGTCAGCTGAAGGCCTATTCCAAACAATATTTTGACCCAAATTGCCGTCGCGAGCGTATTCTTTTTTCCATCGGTGCAGGCGAAGCATTTACAACCACTATCGGTCAACTGAACTTTTTCCGTTGGGCACTCGAATGTAATGTCCTAGACTATATTGAAGCCAATCAGGAAGCAATCCGCACTGGCTACAATACATTTCTCCGCGAGACCACGCTCATTCACAAGAAGAATAAACAATCTGAAACGCAAACATCCACTGGCTCTGCGAATTCTACAAACTCCATTGTATCCGATATTTCAATCAGTACTCTATCGACGGCAGAGGATGCGCCGTCAATGCCTGCACGTGTTACGCGCCGTCGTCGTATGAAACAGACCCCGTCTGCACTCCGTCAGCTCCAAATTTCTGAGGGGCCCGTGCAACTTGAGTTTACGTAGGGGTGGCTTGACCGCCACCCCTATAACCCCGTTTTAACCGAAGGTGGCTTTGCCTTAACCATTTTCATATAACTAACCTATGTAATTCGCAACTGATCCATAATACTTTGAATCCCCGCCTCCTCCATCCCCTCGCGCTGTAGCGCCATATAAATTTCAAGAGCAGATCCTTTCAGTTTCCGCAGATACTGAACAGATTCTGGCCGAAATAACGGTAGAACATGTTTCACGATAGTATCCACACCAGGTGTCGGATTTAAGATAATAATCATCTGTAGCCTCTCCGCATATTTTGTACTAATTAGGCGACTCAGTGTAACTGCAACATCAAGTTGCATTGTGTGTTTCATTTTCAAATCACGACAATCAAATACCCACGACCATCCCATCATAGGTTCCGTGTCCAATGTGTTTGTAATATGTGTGGAAATCGCATGTTTATTAGAATAATCATCTGCCTTTGAGACGCAGGTGTATATAATGCGGCCAAAACGAGGTGTACGTGCAATTTCATTAAATGAGTGCGTATTTGCGCCGTAGGTTTGACAGTATGGACACGGGCTTTGATTCGTTGCAGTACGTGCGACAGTGTGCGTGGAGGAAGACATATGAGGAACAGATGCCATCGTCGCGTTATTAGTTTATGAGACTCTTTTCGTGTCGCATATATCACAGTGGCCGATACACTTTCCGAAAATCGTCAACCGTCGGGCGCAGACGTGTGCTCACTTCCACAACCTCCCGTTGTTGTGTCGGATTTAGCCAGCGATTTTCGAGCTGACGCCCAAGAATCCCCTGATTCTCGCGTGCAGAATCTATCGATTTATCTTCATAGACAGATGCTTGGAGCTCACGAACTGCATTGCGCGAATCATAGTTCGGGTCATATTTGTTAAAATACGGATTCATAGCGAGTTCGCCACCATCCGTCTGAAACCGTGGCTGGTTGCGATACTGGCGCTCCACAAAGCGCGTATTAATGGGCTGGAATTCGTGAAATGGTGCCTGTGCATTTACATCCGGACGATTATTCGTCATTGACTTGCCATCTGTTTGCCAGTGCTCAAACTGCCGTGCATTTTCAACATCACGTGTGCTCACCTCACGGCGCGAGCGAAGACTCATTTCAGGTGGCGGGATGGACGCGATCGTTGCTACCCGCTGTGACATATTAAACCTCTAATGATATCTTATGTTTAGATGCTAATTGTTCCTTACACCTATATGACAAAGGCGATTGAGGGTGGTCAAACCGTGCACCGTGTTCACGTACTCTGTCAGGGTGGTCGCACAGTCTGGGAAGAGGACGATCAGGATGTGCGCAATGTGCTGGAGACGAATGGAATCTATCTTGCTAACCTCAAGACAGACCGTGCAACAAATACACATTATGTGAAGATTGATACTTCGCGCACGGATATGTCGTCTATGTACACGTGGCAGGAGCTCCCTTACACGGACGAGCAGTCGCTCTGCTGGCGCACATTTACACTGGTTCGTGCACAGAATGGTTCTGCGTGGCTCCCCACTATCAACGAAGGGCCATTTGCAACCATCGCGGAGAGGATTATCGCGAACCTGTAAGTACCCACGTCTTGTTTAAATGGGTTCACGGTACTAAAGACCTGACGCGTAGTATATACAGAGTACAGTCTGCAGAAATGAGTTCCGAATCAACCACGAAAGCCCCGCATAATAAAACTGTTCGCGCCCGTTCCGCGAGTGGTGATCCTACAGGTACAGGTACAGGTACAGGTACAGGTCCTGTAGTAGCAGACCCGCCCGCCAATGACCATTTTCGCAATCTGCTTGATGAATCTGCACGTGATGCATTCACTCGCCCGTGGCATCGTCTAGAGCGCGGTCTTCGTCTGAACCGTCTGCGGATGTATGTCGAACAGATGTCGCCACAATGCAGTTTTACGAATGAGGAGAAAATTGCATTTTTCGGATTTCTTCAACGCGCCCTGGACAGGAAACTTCTCAATACGCACAAAATTGTGAACTATATTCCTGAGGAACAGCGGATTGAGTCTATTCGTGGTCTCGAGGTGCGTCGTGCGACGGATGGGCAGGTGCGCTGGGGCTTTACGATCAAAAAGACGGCTGCCGATGCGGGGACGCGTCGTAAGAAGAAGGACGAGGAGCCTTGTGTTACACCACAAGTTGCAGTTGCAGTTGCAGTCGGTGGTGCAGGCGCGGCTACTCCTGCACAGGCACAAGCCTCAACTAAAATTTGATGAGTACAGGCAACATAGAGAATTACTACCCATCTTATAGTAAGTGATGACCCACGTTCATAATATAATTACCTGGTTATCTGCGGTGGAGCATCTTATTCCTCCACCCGAAGATATGACGCAAGTGAAACAATGGAGAGAGGCAGCCGAGGATCTTGCAGACGATTGTCTATTCACGGATGAAGAGCATATATCCGCGACGGAAATACTCGTTATGTATACGGAACAGCACAAGACCCGTATTTCGCAATCTATTACCGATTTCAATGCATCTGGACTCAGTCCTGCCATTCTTGCACATATGAATGAGTTGTGTGAGCGCCCCCAAGTGGAACAGCGTACAGAGACATGGTACGCACAGATGCGCAGAATTCTGGGTGCAAGTGAACTGGAGGATGTCTTTGCCACACCTCGTGTACGAGGACTACTTGTGATGTCAAAGGCAGATCCGCAACCACGTCCTCCACAGAGTCTAGCAGTCTTCTCCAATCGGATGTCCGCATTTGATTGGGGCATTCGGTTCGAGCCTGTTGTGAAGATGATCTATGAGCATATGTATAGTGCAGAAATCAAGGAGCTGGGACGACTCATTTCCGCAGCTGATTCTCGCCTCTCCGCATCACCTGATGGTCTAGTCTATTCAGGATCACGTGCAGGACGTCTCATTGAGATTAAATGCCCTGTAACACGTGAACCGGATGGAAAAATCTCCAAAAAGTACTACACACAGATGCAATCACAGCTGTTTGTGACGGGGTTGACAGAATGTGACTTTGTAGAGGCTGTCTTTACAAGCCCCTACTCTGCACCGATTCAGCGCAGTGATCCGTGTCCGGCTACGCCTATATATGCAGGTCAAATCTTGCTTGTGGAAACAGTGGATGAAGAATTCAATACCGAATATACGTATTTGTACAGTCCTGTGAATATTGAGGGTGATTATGCGCCAACTCTGCTCCCGAATCAGAAGGTGGTTGAGCGAGTTCCGTGGACACTGCACGCGTGGTGCGAACAGTTTGTACGCGCGGATCCTGCGTGGTGGTCGCGCGTGAAACCCGTTGTTGACGTATTTTGGGAGGATGTCGAAAAGGCACGGCGTGGTGAGTTTGTACTTCCTGAAAGTACGAGAGCGCCGAGGGCAAAGAAGCAGGAGATGTGCCTGATTGTGATTAAGGAGGGTTCGTAAGATATAGAGGTTTGAATATATATATTTTTCGTGGGATAAAGTAGTGAAGATGAGTGGTTATCCGCAAAGATGGATACAATCCAATATTAATGCAATCATTGCTAATTCTCCATTAACACCTGTATTCAAAAAAAACCCAGGTTTAGAAAAAGTATTTAGAGATAATTATGAATATTTAAAGCCATTTTTACAGGGAGAAAGGTTAAAAAAATCTATTGTAAATAATCCAAATATTTTAAAAAATGTTTTAAAAAATCTTGGATTAATAACACCTAAATTATTAGAAAACCAACCCTCTACCAGAGAAGGGGGGGTATCAGTTGTTGCCCCAGTAGCGGCACTAACAAACGCAAATAGAAATGAAGCACCATCAAGAGCAGGAAACGGAACAGTAGCACCCATTATATCAGCTATAGCCACACAACCAAAAATATCTCATACTATACAAAGAATAGTAGAATTAAGGAGTAGAAATGATAATACAATGTATATACAATCAACACAAATTCCTAAAAATATATATAAAGTTATTAAAACTGGAGATACAACACAGTTTTTAAAACTTGGAGAGGATAGTACAGGTAAACATATATGGACTGTTCCCGTTGACATAACCACGTTTAATGAAAGTGAGTTATTTAAAATAATTAACTGCCCTGAAACACCATCTATGGCAGGCGGCGCCCGCAAATCCCGTCGCCAGCGCAAGCAAAAACGCAAGGCAACGCGTAAACAGCGCAAGTAAATGTATGCACCAACTTGAAATAAATAACATACAATATATTTCAAGTTCGTAGACAAAGTCTTCCGACACACAGTGTATTTATTTTGTTATGAAAAAGTAAGGAGATGGCTGGAAAGACACCGAAAAATTTATTAAAAGGAATGCGTAACGAACGTAATAGACATCTAAATGCAATTGGCATACCGTTAAATAGACGATCAGGCACGGCTGTTCCACCGCCACTTAGTACACCCCCAACATTTATTCATGGCAAACATGCGCCCGCTATTACTATATCAGGTGAGAATTTTGTTGAACGACAAGAATCAGCAGGGTGTGGCCGTCACGCTCTAAATAATCTTCTAGGAGGGGTTAATTTTAAAAAAGAGTATGATCCGCCACTAGATATTAATAATATATCTCAATTACCACCAGGCCCTGTCGCATTACAGACAATATGCAGATATTTGCGCAAAAAATTAGGAGTAATAAATCCTATAGACGATTGTCCAGCCAATGAATATTATGACCAGTCTGTTCTTGAAGCAGGTATGCGTTTATTTGGATATACCTCAAAAGTTGGCGTTGACTCAAATAATAGATCAATACGTATATCAACCCAAAACGGCAAAGGAAAAATAATGCACAGGTCAGATAAAGTTATTATGGATGATATAAGGTCATTACCAAAAGGCTATATTGGATTTACTGTGCATCTTCCAGGCCATTGGACAGCTATTAAAAAATTACCAGATAATACCTTTAAATATATTGATTCAATAGGTCCAAAACAAGTACTGCTACAAACACTTGAAAAAATTATAGAACATTTAAAGGGTGTAGGTGCAGATGTTATTGTACCATATTACAACACTAATATGACGACTGATTATACAAGGGAATATAAGGCAAGGTTTAACCCTGGGGCTGAACTTAGATTAACAGATGAAGAGTTTAATACAGATCCTAATAATACTGAGTATATACTACCTGACGATCACGTATTAGTACTAGATCCACACTCAAACCCTACAAATAATGGTAAAAAGAAATATGTAGTAGTTCATAAGGATAATGTAGATACTTTCAGGGCACGTCCCGCCCCTCCATCGGCTGCTGCACCAGCACCAGCACCCGCCGCCCCTGTACCAACACCAGCACCACAACCGCCACCACAAAAGCCAGTTAATATTCAAGGTGTACTTGCTTCATTAGATAATGATCATAAATACATAACAAGAGTAAATACGCATAGTAATCCGCAAAGATGGATACAATCAAATGTTAATGCAATCATTGCTAATTCTCCATTAACACCTGTATTCAAAAAAAACCCAGGTTTAGAAAAAGTATTTAGAGATAATTATGAATATTTAAAGCCATTTTTACAGGAAAAACGGTTAAAAAATTCTATTATAAGTAATCCATATGGTATAATAAATGTTTTAAAAGGTCATGGATTAATAACACCTAAATTATTAGAAAACCAAACTACTACTAGAGAAGGGGTTACATCAGGAGCACCAGTGCCAAACAACAACTCATTACCAACTACACCATTTTTCTCATATAATGGTCAAATCATTAAAGTACTAAGTAGACTTGATGATGGTAGAATACGATATGTAGAACTTATTGAAGAAAATGGAGTAAATACATGGGGTGAAGAGCAAACACGCGATATACCTGACACTGAATTAACCCCTATTGTCTGCCCTCCCACAAAACAAGAGGGCGGACGGCGCAAAACAATGCGTACAAAGGCTAAGGGCAAGGGCAAATGCAATGGCAGGGCCAAGGTGCGTCCGACACGGCGCCACAGGAAACGCGCATAGACAGGGTCTATATCATTATCTATTTCATACATTCTTTATATGTATAGAATAGGTAAGAGTTGGGATGAGTAAACCATTTAATTATAATGCAGAGGAGGAAGCACTTGGTATAAAGCCAGAAAATTATGCTACCGCATCACTAACAAATGGACGGTCTGCACGTATAGCATCTATGACTGCTGAGTCTATACCTGGTATTGAAACAAAAAAAACAATAATTAATGAGACAAACACTGCATTAGAGACGTCATTGGGTGACACATACAAAATTTTAAAAGAAATATATAAGAATTTTTATGAAGTATATACACGTCCTCCATCTAGCAACTCTGAACGAAAGAAAAAGTATGCTAGACTTCAAACGTTGCAGAAAGAGTTTAATGATGAATATGAACGTATTAATTCGATTTTACCTTACACGGGAAATGATAAAATAATACGTGCACGTATTGCAGAAATTCGTAGCTATTATATAAAAAAGCGTAAGGATATTGCAATACAGCTTATAAGTATGAAACAAAATGTAGAATCACCCTCCAAAGATCCTGACCTATTGCTACCAGAACCACTGCCAAGTAATAATAGCAGTTTGACACCTCTGCCTGTAACCCCCTCTGCATCAGCTGCAGCCCCTGCTCCAGTCCCTGCACTTGCACCACCGCCGCCTCAGCCAGCGCCAAGAGCACCCCCACGGCAATGGCCGCCACCAGGTCCAATCAGACTCCCAGGACGGAACACGAGGAAAAATATACCACTACCAAAACGTCAACCAATCGTAGTGCCACCGCCATCTGTGCCCCCAGTATCAAGTAAGTTACAAAATGCGCGAACACGCGCACGACATTTTAATTCACTCAATAATAGCATAACAAAAGAGGCATCACCCACTTTAGCTAATATTAAAAGGTCTCTTAGAGATGCATCTACTAATTCAAATAGTAACAATTCAAATAGTAACAATTCAAATAATACTAAACCGATTAAAAAAGCACTAAAATTAGCGAATGCATTAGAGGGGGCTGTATCAAGTAAACCACAAACTCCACAAACTCCACAACAGCCTGTACAATACATCAAATTAGTGAATGGCACTACATATAAATTTATTGAGATAACTGATGATAATAAAGCAAAAGTACAAAAACTGGATCGCGTCACAAAAACATGGGGGTCAATTGAAGACCTGCCAGACGAACAGGTGGTTGGCTTTACTGAGGTCAAATGTCCTCCATCACAGGCAGGTGGTAAACGAACCACACGGCGTAGAATTGTCAAGCACCACAGGCACAGAACGGCGCGTAGAAAATCCGGCAAGTAAGCATAGTATTTAATTTATAATATATTGGTAGAGAATGTCTACTCTTGATAACCCATTAGATATAAATAATAATCCATTAAAAGTAGGCGATTATGTTACATGTAAAAGTTATGGGAAAAATATACCAGAAGAGGGTTATATTAAATCATTTAGAAAGGGCAAAAGTGATAATCATATATATGTTAATGTAGATAATATACATGGCACTGGTTCATGGTCTCGAGTAACAAATACATGTAGAAAAAAAGACCCACCTGCTGCATCCGTCGCAGAACACTCACCAGCTCCTGCACCGCGGCTCCCGCAAAATACAACTATAATACGACCACCTAGAGAACCTTCAGCACCAGCGCCTGCGGCAGCATCCGCAGCAGCAGGAACACCACCACATGCACCAGCACCACTACAAAAAATAAAAGTGCCTATGCCAAACCCTATAAATGCCTTACTTGGACCGAATAAAAAGCGCCCTAGCGTGTTATTAAATGCAAACCGAGAAAAAGAATTACGTAATATACGTGGACAGCCCCAAATAACTGAATTAAAATCTACAGGCCCACCTTATTATTTCAGGATAACACGTAATACATTTTCGGCTATATATAGGTCAAATCAATTACCAAAAGCAGGTGAAACTATACCTGCACAGGCATTACAGGTTGAGGGTGGACCATTTTGGATAGGAGCAGATATTCCTGTTACTATTCCATCTATTGACGAACCATTAAGCGGTACGATAGATATGATTGTATGTGAAGTTCCTACTATGAAAGGTGGCAGACGGACTCGTCGTCGCAGACGCCAGAGAAAGCAGAGAAAAACGCGCAGAGCATAATCACTGGATTTGAACAATATTTCAAAAATATATATCAAATACACAAAAACACCAACAAACTCATACACATCCCGCAGGCACATTCACACGCATCCCATCACCCTTATAGAACGATCCAACGAGTTCGTGGAGTGGTGACGTGCACGAATCAGGATATCCGTGCTTGAAATTATTCGTCATCTGGCGATAATTTGCAGTCGGCTCCAGTAGACGCTCAAAATTGCCCATAAAGCACGACTGCGCCGTCACTTTGCTAATTACATCAGGTGGACCGACCGACGGCAGTTCATCGCGTAGAAGCTGATACGGTTCCGCGGCAGCCTTCAGAAATTCGGCAGGCGCATTCGGTGGAAATCCAATGAGACGTTCTTCCGTCAGAGCCTGCTCCTTTTCTTCCTCGCTCATCTCCTTTTTCTCAGCACCAGGATTCGCAAATGGTTCCACATATGTTACATACCGTACACGAGGGTCATATCCCCAAGAAGGGCCCCAGCCATACCGCCCCCAACCCCACTCAGGCCATCTCCATCCCCACCGATTCCGCGCCCCAATACCATCTCTCCATCCAGCCCACGGCGGAGGACCGCCACCCCACCGACGACGCCACGCAGGCACAAATGCGTAATCTGAAAACATCTCAATCCCGCCTGCAGATGACAGAATCATTCCTACTGCGACAAGTACGACAAGAGCGATCCACACAATTACAAATGTGTTCATTGGATCACAAATACCTAAATTCACCCAATATTAAAAAATTTGACACACAAGTGTGCCTGAGTTCACCTGCTGTTCCGGAAAATATGGCATCTATCAGCATGCAAGTAATCAAGCGCAACGGCGATCGTGAGGATGTATCCTTTGACAAGGTTCTCCAACGTATTAAAAAGTGCGCCGATCATCTTGATGTCAATCCAACTCTAATTGCTCAACGTACGCTTCTGCGTATTTACGACGGTGTACACACCTATGAGCTCGATGAACTCGCAGCTCAACTCGCCATCTCACTCGTCACGACGCATCCTGACTATGGCACTCTTGCAACTCGCATCACCATTTCCAATCATCATAAAAATACGAATCCTTCGTTTGTGGAGACGATGGAGGCGATTGCATCGCAAGTCCATGTCAAGACGAACAGGAATATGACCTATCTTGCTGACAACTATATGTCCTATGTCCGTGCATTCGCCCCTGAACTGGATGCACATATCCAACACGACCGTGATTTCCTCCTGGATTATTTCGGCTTTATGACCCTGGAGCGTCAGAAGTATCTGATGCGATCCGTAGAGGGTCGTACGCTGGAGCGTCCACAGTATCTATGGATGCGTGTAGCACTCACTCTCTGGGGCGAGAATGCCCTAAAAGCTCTAGAGGCAGGTGCAACCCGTGAGGAGGCACTTGTCCGCGTCTTTGAGACGTATGATCTCGTCAGTCAGAAGTATTTCATTCACGCAACACCGACGAACTTCAACGCAGGCTCCCCTCGCCCCCAGATGTCCTCGTGCTATCTGATGGCAATGTCTGAGGACAGTATTGCAGGTATTTACAAGAGCCTGGCTGACTGTGCACAGATTAGTAAGTATGCGGGAGGAATTGGTCTGCATATTCACAATATTCGTGCCCGTGGCTCCCCTATTGCAGGGAATGGCGGTACGAGCACGGGAATTGTACCGATGCTCCGCAACTTCAACGCAACGGCGCGGTATGTGGACCAGGGTTCCAAGCGCAACGGCTCCTTTGCGATTTACCTGGAGCCGTGGCACGCAGATATTGAGGACTTCCTACGCCTCAAACTCAATACAGGGACGGAGGAGGAGCGCGCACGTGACCTGTTCTATGCTCTCTGGGTCTCTGACCTGTTTATGGAGCGTGTGGAGGCAAATGGCACGTGGACGCTCTTCTGTCCTGCAGAGGCACCTGGTCTTGCCGATGTCTGGGGCGACGAGTTCCGTGCTCTCTACGAGCGGTATGAGGCGGAGGGACGTGGGCGGAAACAGGTGGAGGCACAGAAGCTCTGGTTCAAGATTCTGGATTCGCAGATTGAGACGGGTACGCCGTACATTCTGTACAAGGATGCTGCCAATGCAAAGTCCAATCAGCAGAATCTGGGTACGATTAAATCGTCCAATCTGTGTGTTGCGCCTGATACGCCGATTCTAACGCGTAATGGCACCTATCCTATTGAATTACTGCGCGATAAGGATATGGAGGTCTGGAATGGTAACCAGTGGAGTCGTGTGACAATTCGTCAGACGGGTACAAAACAGCAACTTATGCGCGTAGTCATTCGCACGACTACAGCACGTGTAGGGTACATCGATGGACTGGTTATTAATAATACACTCCGTTGTACCCCATACCACAAGTTCATTATGCCAGATGGTACTCGTGTAGAGGCACGTGACTTGCAGGTTGGAACGAAACTATGCTCTTGGATGAATGAAATGGGCGAGGATACTGCACAGCAGGTGATTGCAATTCTTGAAAATGATGGCGTGGACGACACCTACTGCTTCAATGAGCCCCTCAATCACGCAGGTGTATTCAACGGTATTCTCACGGGAAACTGCACGGAAATCATCGAGTATTCTAATGCAGAAGAGACCGCTGTCTGCAATCTTGCATCCATTGCCCTCCCCACCTTCGCAAATGCAAAGACGAAGAGCTTTGACTTCGCCAAGTTGCGTGAAGTTGTCAAGGTGGCTGTGCGTAATCTGAATCGTGTGATTGACGTCAACTTCTACCCAACGCCTGAGACGCATCGGTCGAATATGCGTCATCGCCCTATTGGCCTCGGTGTACAGGGTCTCGCGGATGTATTTGCAATGATGCGCGCGCCGTGGGAATCTGACCGCGCGGCCGATTTCAATCAGCGCCTCTTTGAGCACATCTATTACGCTGCAGTCGAGGCATCATCAGAGATTGCAACTGTTGAGGGCCCCTATGAGACGTATGCAGGCTCTCCGATGTCACAGGGACAATTCCAATACGACCTATGGGGTATCACGCCACTGACGGAGCGTGATAATACACTCGACTGGGCTGCCCTGAAGGCGAAAGTTGCAACCCAGGGTGTACGCAACTCGCTCCTGGTTGCACCGATGCCGACCGCATCTACGAGCCAGATTCTCGGATTCAACGAGTGTTTTGAGCCATTCACGTCAAATATCTACACGCGTCGTACCCTGTCAGGCGAGTTCATCATTATCAACAAACATCTGCTCCGCGAACTGATCCGTCTGGATATCTGGTCTGAGGATATCAAACAGCAGATTATTGCGCGAAATGGCTCCATTCAGGGAATTGATGAGATTCCGCCAGCGATTCAGAGCCTCTACAAGACCTCGTGGGAGCTGAAGCAGAAGACACTGATTGATATGGCGGCTGCACGTGGTGCATTTATCTGTCAGAGTCAGAGCCTGAATCTATTCGTAGCGGACCCAACGTATGCGAAGCTCACATCAATGCACTTCTATGGTTGGAAGAAGGGTCTGAAGACGGGAATCTATTATCTCCGAACGCGCGCACCTGTAATGGCACAGAAGTTCACGGTGGATCCTGAACTGGAGCAGGCTGCACGGCATTCAGAGGACGAACGGCGTCGCAAACTGCAAGAGGCAGACGAGGGATGTGTGATGTGTTCTGCATAATTCATTCGCAGAGTAATGTAGGGGTGAACGATATGTCTGAATATCGCACAATATCAATAAATAGTCTTCAAAAACAGATTCAACAAATAGAACAGGATCCGTCTATTGGCGATGTTATATATACGAATCTTGATACTCTTGCACGCTGTGTAGATTCTATTTTTCGTCATAATGGCGATCCGTCGTGGGTGGCAGATGTGCGCGATGCAACTGGACAGCCCGTATTCAAACCGACAGAATACGAACGCATTCACGAGGCAGTCTCTGTCTTTTTCCCGATGCTATACACATTTTTTGGAAAACAATATGAACAATCAATGCAACGGGGTGGAGATGGTGAGGAAATACCTACAGGAGTGCCAGTAAAGACACAAACACAACCGCAAGCACAACCGCAACCACAAACATCAACCCCCTCAAACCAAAATATACAGAAATTACAAAATACGATTGAAACTCAGAAAAAGGAACTAACAAACCTAAAACAGAGACTATCTACAGGTTCAACTACAGATGACAGTGAGAGCACATCAATGGGCGTGGATGCGCTCTATCGTAAAGTGGTGGATATGCTAGGACAATTCAATAGCAGTGTCGTGAATTTCGCATCCACGTATGGTATTCTGAAGTTGGAGAAAAGTTTTGACAATGAGTTGGATCCAAAACCATTTCTACCTCTTGCATCAGTTCCAGGACTACAGCCTCTGGCACAGGTGCCTGTACCCATTCGCGTGATTGTTCTCTTTTTGTACACGTGCTTAGATATTGCACGTGTTATGATTAGTATTTCGCCAACAGATAGACCATTTATTCGCAAAGTGCTGAGTATTGTTACTGCTGTCGTCGATATTCTGCGGGGTGACTGGAAGAAGGCGCTCCTCTCCTTCTCGAGCTATTTCAGCAGTGATTACGCAATTATGAGTGTAATTGGTAAAGTCATTCTGGATGTTGGAGGACTCATTTCACCGTATCTGCAGTATCATATGACGTATGGACTACTGGATGTGAGCAAGTCCATTCTTGCAGGTCTATTGCTATCGCTCTTCCAGACATTCGCACCTTATCCTGTGCGTCAGCCAGTTCTTGAGCAGATTGAAGTGATGCGCGGAGTTGCAGATGAAAATAAGAAACAACTGGAAGAAAGCATAGCGAATCCTGAACAACGCGAGCTTTATGCATCATTTCTCGTGCCATCCTTTGAGCAAATACAGACGCTTCAGTCTGTATTTATAAATGATGAACTACAATGCGACCCCCGTGTTGAGACTGCAATGCATATAATTGTAGGAAAGCCTGGTAATGAAAATATATTTATGAAGATTGTTCTGGAATTACTCGGTGTTCCTATTGACCCTGAAGAAATGGCGCGGAAATGCCCTCCTACACCAGAACGATTTGGAGAGGCAGTTGCGAAAGATGCTATGGAAAAGGCTAGTGGAAATACGGTTGTAACGCCAACAACTGCACAGCAGATGGAACAGGTTGCAGAGAATCCTGAAGCAGTGCCTGATGTAAACCCTGTATCAAACACTAATGAAGAGCAATCGCAACCGCAACCAACACAGAAACCAACACAGAAACCAACACAGCAACTTAACAATGACAATCCTACTTGATAAGTAAGTATGCCATCTACTGCAAAAGCAACGATTCCACGCGCTCTCCGTGAACAGGTGTGGGTTCAGTATGCAGGGCGCACATTTGAGAAGAAATGCACAGTCACATGGTGTAAAAACACAATTACAGTATTTGACTTTGAAGTGGGTCACAACATTCCAGAGTCAAAAGGGGGTACATTACAAATTACAAATCTGCGCCCGCTCTGTAGCAGGTGCAATCGCTCCATGAGTGACACATATTCTATTGACGAATGGAATCGTCTGGGTGGGCATGGGATTCAACAGGTGTCGTGTTGGTGTTTCCCACGGCGTTAGCAACACGTCTCCTCTCCTCATCCGCCGCTCTCGCCTTTGCAACAAATTCGCGAATTTCTTCAGGTGTCATACGTAGTTTCACTTCAACCGGTGCGGATTCAATTCCCAATATACTGATTGGGTTACCAGTTGTATTATCAGGCGTGATGATAGTATTCATATATTAAATACAGTTAATTTACTTTTTCCGCGCTTTGCCTCCACTTGCACCAGATCCAGTCTCCTCCTCCACATGTACCCCTGCCAGCCGATGAATGAAAATCAGATACTCTTTCGGGAATCCCCAGAAACAGCTGACTTTCGCATCAACAGGTGGGATACGACGTTGACTCGCATTCCCATCGTGCGAGAATGCGACAATAATCTGTTGCGGAGGGATGATTAGCATCTCCTCTTCACGTCCCCGCACCCACTCTTCACCTTCTGCAAGAGACACATCAGGAAATTTGCGTCTCTCCCAGAATGCCCGCGTAAATGTTAGAGTCGCCTCAGAAATACGCTGGCAGAGTGGCAGTTGGAACGGAGGTACATTGACTGCACTCACACCACGTTTCAGGTCATAGAGTGCAATGGACGAACAGGCAACGGCACCCACCCCAGCACGTGCACCTGTGCGCCGACCGTGTAGGAGCCACGCAACACGGCGACGGAAACTGGTCGGCGGATAATGATCGTCATCGTCCATAAAGAGCATAATATCTGCCGTCGCATTCTCAACACCAATATTACGCTTCTGACCAATCGTCATACGCCCCTGAATTGGAATATATTTCATCGTAATCTGAGGGTAGTTAACCTGAAAGTTAATAATTTTATCAGACGCCATATCTTCACTCCGCTCCGCATCCTCCACAACAACCCACTCAATCTTGTTCGCAGGATAATCAGTTGCAATCATATTGTGGAATGCAATATCAATCATCCCCTTACGACCATACGTGGGCGTGATAATGGAAATCTTAGGACAGTCCTCTACGTGAAGAACAGGCGGACAATGATGAACACCGTGCACAGGACGACGGTCAAACACAAATTCCAGCGCAGTATGCACACCCCCCGCAACATTGTCAAATACTTCCAGATCCTCAACGTCAATGACACAGTCTACGCCAGGATAGCTGAGACTTTCCTCCCATGTTGTGCACCAGGCATCCCTGTTGCGCACACAGATAGAGACGTGCGCCCACGGAATCACTTCCAGAACAGGCCAATCCAGATGAATAGCAACATCAGAATGAATATAGGCTTCGCGTGGATCGGTGTGACGCCATTTCATCATTCCAATATCGCGAAATGCACCACGAAAGATAGCCTCTACACGTTTTGCTAGAGCCTCACGACCGGCGATAGACCTGTCATAGTAAATAGTAATATTGAGGGGAGCGACCATTCTAGAATGGAAATCTAAGTTGCACTTTAAACTGTGGTATTAAATAGGGCAGGGGTGGATAAACTCCACCCCCGTACCCCCTTTGTAACCATTACCAAATAACTAAGGGACAACTTGAAATACAAATTTATTTTAATGGACTAATTTGCCTATCCCTAAATAGGGGGTGCGCAACAAGATGACTGCAAAACCAGTTCGCGACGTAGGCTTTTTAGCCTGGGAAAATGAACGTGCGTGGATGGAAACAATGCGCGGCAAGAGATGGAATAATTTGCTACGGCGCGAACGTGGTTATTTACATAATCTAACACGGCCTCGTCACGTACAAACCCACATTCGCAGATTTCAGCACGAATTTATTGAGGACGTTGTTCCACGTCTTGAGCCATCTGGAGAGATACTTTTGCACGGCGTTATTTTTGTGTCATTTCACGAATCAGAGGACTACCAGTGGCGTTGGCGCTGGAGCACAAAAAAACGCAAAGCAATTTCCGTAGAAACGGATGGAACACACGTCTGGTTTACAAAGGAGCATCCCACAAATTCGTACAAGTATCTCACCGTCTGCGAAGATATGGATGGCAGAGTCTGCTGGGAGCGCGATGACTTGGGTGCAGATATTATTGTGACTGGAGGCAACTGTTACTATATTAAAATTAAATATCCATTCGACACGATGGGTGCATATGTATGCGATGCGCACACAGGTCACAATGAAGAAAAACTTATGGATGGCAAAGATACGAAACGTTTTCTCTCATATATCACTGGCGCAGATCAGTCAGTATTCATCACATCCACGCAATGGAGTGAAATGCGAACGTGGCGTGTAGATGGCAGGCGTATTACACGACTCTACGCTGACACAATATTTCAATATCCATACGATAATAATCACACAAAATGCGTAACTGGCGATAATAAGACAGAATATCACGGACCTGTATTTAAGAAGTGGCGTCTGCCACCTGCGGAGCACATCATTGATTCACTCAATCCGAAAACGGGCCACGTTGTAACACACCGTCTTGCAGAACAGACACTCTGGCTCTGTGCTGACAATAAAGATCCGAAAATTCTGTTCCGCACATCTGCAGGCGAGATTAGCGCATATGGCTGGGCAGGATGGTATGGTGAAATTCCACAGTCGTTCCTTGTGCGCAGTCCAGAGTATTCGCCCCAAATTATTCACGTGATTGGCGATCAAATTATGACACCACCTGTATCACCTACTCTACGGTATATGCCATCTCTAACAACACAACGTTATACAACCAACTCTGTGGACGGCACAAAGGTCGATTATATGATTGTGAAGTCCGCCGCTGCAACTAAGCCACGCAAACTACTCTGTTACGTATACGGTGCATATGGTTCACCTGCTGTAATTATATGGCCACATATGATATTTGGACCACTCTTTTCACGTGGATGGGCTGTAGCATATTCGTTTCCGCGTGGCAGTGGCGACAAGGATGTAAAATGGATGTTGAATGGCCAGGCACATCATCACAATAAGACAATTGAGGACTTCGAGGCAGTTGTTCGTGATGCCCAACGCAAGTTCCACATCCCTCCTGCACGCACTGTGATTTACGGCAGAAGCGCTGGCGGAATGATGGTGGGTGCAACAACTGCTAGAAACCCTGATGGCAGACTGATGGGTGCGACATTTACAGAGGTGCCGTTTGTGGATGGTGTACGGTCTCAGACAAATCCTCGTATTCCGCTCGTGGAATCAGGTTTCTCAGAATACGGCAATCCTATAACATCTGTTGCCAATTTCCGTGCGCTGTTCTCCATTTCTCCGATGAACACAATGCCCACCGACGGTGCACCAGGTGTATTTGTACTCTGCAGGACGGGCTTAAAGGACTTACAGGTGCTCCCCTACGAGCCTGTGAAGTGGGTTCAGAGGCTCCGAGGGAATTCAAACCCACCGGCGGGTAAATTTTTAGCCTATGAAAAGGATGAAGCGCACGTCTATACGATTCCGCGTTATTATGAAGCTCGCGGGCATGACCTCGCAGTTTTGGATTTGTGGGCGGAGGGCAGGCTCCGTCAGCCTCTAGCCGGCACAATAAAAAATCGAAAGATAAGATATACAATGGCCCAACAGAAGAGACAACAGAAAAAGCAGGATGGTGGTAAGCGCAAGTCTCGCCGTGCGTCGCGCAAGGCTGGACGCAAGACGCGTCGCTCCACGCGCCGTCAGCAGCGCAAGTAAACACGCTTCCTTATCTTTCGTAGATACGGTGTGTGTTTAACTAAATAAACTCTAAGACCTTTCACGGTGAAAGGCGTTATTGAATATAAGATTATTGAATAATGCTTTATTTTCAGGGGTGGGCAAACCCTTCTGCGGAAGCTTGCTTCCGTTAAATCATTGAACCCCTTTTGAACCATTCTTATATAAATAAGGGACAACTGAAATATAAAATTATATAAATCTACTTTCCAAGATAATCATATAGGCTTATTTTGCTCATCCCTGTTCCTTGCCCTTGCCTGCGCTTTTTTTTATATAATAAAACAGCTGACATAATTATAATATGCCAGAGTTTGACGAAGTCACAAATCGCAATGAGTATGAAGGACAAACGCCTAGAAAGGAGCAGATTTTAAATGATCTAAAACAAATTGTTCTTAACTCAAATGCGTCCTTAGAGGGTAATTCGTTCTATGTTCATACAACCCTAAATCTATACCCCGACCTCTATACTAAGCAACAAAATCTGTTCTGGTGTGGAAAACAGGCAAGCACACGGATATGTGAAATTGGATTCAATGCTGGACACTCGTCTATGTTAATGTTACTAGGAAGAGATAACACAGCTCTGGATTTTACAGTATTTGATATAGGACATCATAGATACACACGCCCCTCTTTAGAGTATATTCAATCAAAATTCCCGCATGTTAGATTTGAATATATTGAGGGTGATTCCACTGTAACTATGCCTAGATGGATTGCATCAAATCAATCATGCGTAGGTATATATGATGTAGTCCATGTTGACGGTGGTCATTCAAATCACTGTATTACGAATGATATGAAAAATGCAGATATTCTCGTAAAGAAGGATGGGATAGTTATTATTGATGATACAAATAATACGTATATTAACCAAACTGTTAACCAATATATAGAGGGTGGAAAATATATAGAAATGGATGTTCTACGCACGAAAGGATATCCTCACAGAATTATTCAAAAAATTGCGTAAACATTAATTTCAATAGTGTATAATAATCTACTTTTCAAGTTATTTGAATATACCTATTTTGCCCGTCCCTGAATAATAATATATCTGATTTACCTAATATATTATTATTAATTTGGCAAACGAATCATACATACTTCATTCGTGTTTGCGTTCCCACGTTTGCCCTCACTCGCAAACGCAACCTTTTTATTTGCAGGTTTCACGGGTGCAACTCCACCCTCCACCCAATTATAGATAAATGTATTGCGGTGAAGTTCGTGTGCACCGTGAGCACGTAGACCGTCGCGATGCTGTTTCGTACCATACCCGTGTCCACTCGTCAGATGATACCGATCTTCACATTCAGGATGTGCTGAACAATAGTCAAGAACCATTCTGTCGTGAGAGACTTTTGCGAGAATAGACGCTCCTGCCACATGGATATATGTGCCATCACCCTCTACCACAGTATGCTGTTCCCCTGCAAATCCTGGTAATGAGATTGCGCCGTCAATAATGATTCGATCAGGTTCAATGGAGCTATTCTCACGCATTGCACCAAGTGCACGACGAAATGCCTCTTGATTCGCCCACGTAATACCGTGTTCATCGATCTCCTGTGCGCTGACGGAACCGACACCCCACCCTGTTGCAAGTTCCTGGATTTGCTCAAAGATACGTTCCCGCTTTTTGGCAGCAATTTTCTTGCTATCACGAATATCAGGTGCAATTACACGGTGTGCATCAGTCCACTCTGAAGGATCTGGCCAGACTAGACAACCTGCCATAATGGGCCCCCAGAAACATCCGCGACCGGCCTCATCGAGACCGGCCTCTACGAGAGAATCATCCGTGTGACGTGATGCTAACGCACCGCGTTGAATGGGCATTTTGCTGTGTACGTTTGCTACACATCAGACTGTATGTCAATTTTCTGCAGTTAGCAGGGATGGGCAAATAATGTCTATTCAAATAACTTGAAAAGTAGATTATAATAAATTTATATTTCAAGTTGTCCCTTCGTTATTTGAAAATGGTTAAGGCGGGGTTTAGGGGTGGGGTTTTGCCCACCCCTGGCAGTTAGGTATTTCTTTTCGGGATAAATAACAGAATGTACGGTATTATTGGATTACTACTACTATTAGTCGCTGTCCTGACGATAGAGGTGTATCGTGCAACAGAGGGATTTACGAATGCAACTCCTGCAACTCTTGCAACAATGCCTACATCTGTTGCAACACCTGCAACAACCGCAACTCCTGCAACCCCTGCAACACTTGCAACATCAAACATGGATGCACTCGCTTTGGATACACAGGACCGCGCAAAGTTCCTACGTGATATCCAAGATATTGTACGCACCGAACTACTTGCAACAAAACAAATTACAACTGCAAACTCCCAGCCAATTCTGTCTGCAACAGCTACGCCAACTGCGACTGCAGTTGGTCAGATTTCAGAACATCAGGGACGTGAAGCGGTGACTGCACGTGAAAAAGCGTGTGCAAAAGATATGTCACAGTATATCCGTAAAGATAGCATTCCTTGCTGGAATTGCAGTCTTGACTATTGAATATGTAATAAAGTCAGGGGTGGGGTTTGCCCAACTCCTGCTTGAAATATATCCTATTTTGCCCATCTCTGAATGTAAAGAATTTAAACAGTTGACACAATCTCTGTATCCAGACAGAATGTCATCTGATACAGTCAGCAATGAAGTGATTACCCCTGCGCAAGCACAAGCACCTGTACAAAATGCACAGCCAAAGCGCCCTATCCGTGTCGTGTTCTGTATGCCTGGGCGCACCTACGACCGCACATTTCTTCTTGCCTGGTCGCAACTTCTAATGAGTTGCGCAAAACGTGGCATTGAAATTGTGATTAGTCAGCATTATTCTTCTGTTGTACATTTCGCTCGTGCAAAATGTCTCGGTGGCGATGCACGCAAAGGACCAGGGCAGAAACCGTTCCAGGGTGAGCTAGAGTACGATTATATTATGTGGATTGACAGTGACATTGTATTTAATGATGAGGACTTCTTCAAACTACTTGAATCTCCTCACGACGTCACGTGTGGTCGTTATATGATGGATGATATGCAACATTTCGCAGCGGTTCGCATATGGGACACTGAATTCTACAGGCAAAACGGTGCATTCAAATTCCTGAAAGAGGATGATATCCAGCAGTATAAGACGTCGTCCCGTTCTCGTTATATGCCTGTTGCATACGCAGGTATGGGGTGGATGCTAATTCGCAGTGGAATCATTGAGCATTTGCAGTACCCCTGGTTCCACCGTCCTCTCGAACAGATTGGGGCCGATATTCGTGATATGAGCAGTGAAGATGTCGCATTCTGTAAAAATCTACAGGAGATTGGTATTCCAATTATGCTCGATACAGATATTCGTGTGGGGCATCTGAAACCGATTGCTCTATAAAAATGCTCCCTAAAATCCCCTCCATAGAAGTAGGGATATGTATCTTGTCATAGGGCTACTGCTCATTTTGATTATAATATATACAATGACACATCCGCGCGAAGGATTTTCCACGTCTGCCCCCACAATGGCGGAACAGCGTGAAGGCAACGTCACATTAACTGTACCAAAAACGGTCGAGATTGCTCCTCCGGCCTTGAGAACAGAGCCTGCCCCACATATGCCAGTAGGACTGCTCGTCTCCGCCCCTTATCAACAGGTTGCACGCAACTCTCCCCTACCCTATCAGGATCCTTCCCTTGTGAAAACAACCCGTCAGCGCATCCTTGACGCTGTGGAAATGCTGAAAGGTTTTCTCGCATTCCAGGCAAATGAGATTGAATACCGCTCCGATCCGACAATTCAACTGCCTCTCACTACGGCGCGTGCCGATTTCCAGCGCCTCACAGACGAGGCCAATGTTCTCCAGCGCAATCCTGGCCTCCAGCCTGATATGACAGAGAAGGAGATGGACGAGATTTTCTCCAATCTTGCATTCTTACAGCGTGAAGTGACACTCATTGGCGCCAATCGCCCATTTGAAAACACAGGTCTGCAGAATCTCGAGGGATTTACGGATGGAAACGGCGCAACCACAACCACTACAACTACAGTAACCGACTTCGCATCTGAACAGGATCTGACAAGTTTCAGCAAACGTCTGGATGAAGAGATTCGTCGTCTATCTGGATCGGGTACAACAGATCCCATTATAACTGCGCGCATCTCCTCTCTAACTGCGATTAAGACCAGCATTGACGAGGTCATTCGCCATCTGCAGGACGGCTCTATGCTATCCACGGATGTGCCGATTTCAAAACAGGATATTGAAAATGCTCTACCAAAACTAAGTGATACAAAGACAGCTCTGCCGAGTGTTCTGGAACGGCTCACACAGCCCAAATTTATGTGGATGACACTTCAGGGACTAGAAAAGGGTGCGAATGGACAGGAGGACGCAATACCACAAAATATTAAGGCCCTATTTGAAAACTATGCCACCGAATTTATGGAGGGTGTTTCGGCTGCCATTGGTCTTGGTGTAGGTGTAAAATACACATCGAAACGTGATGTGGAGATTGAGAAGGCGCGTGCAGAATCTGCGAAATCCACAATTGCAACAACTGGATTCCCATCTGACATTGATCTGAATGCAATTGCAGACGGTGACCTAACACAATTTGCATCTCCTTACAATTCTCATAATGTGGGTGCAACGAATGGAAAAGTTGCAGGGGCTGTGACAGATCGTCTTGGCGCATCGGATCCACGCAATGGTGGACGTGCACCTGAATCGCAACCGGCTTCCTTTGATTGGAAGGCGCGTGCAAAACATATTGAGACGCAGATTCGCAAACGCGGATACAAAGACTCTGAATACGGTCTAATGCCACCGAATGCAACAGTCAGCGCTGAGTTCAGTTGGAAGGGATATGCGAAGATGCTCTGCTCTCGTCTGCAGGCAAATATGGACACAGGTCTCGCACAAGCATGTGGCTGCCCGCCGAATGGCTGGAAGGGATGGTAGGCATGCGTAATGCCCTGTCTTTAAGTAGGTAGTGCGTACAAATGCAATATATTTTACCCAATGATATACTTCATATAATTCTCAGATTCTATGACTTATTTCAGCAGGTGGAGGCAGAAATACGGCTCAATGAATTTAGATGCAATTACAGTAAACAATGGTCCATTATTATGAGTGAAATATATGGTCATACACCACGTTATACAGTGACTGCAAAAACATATGATGATACCCGTTTCACTCTATCACTCTTTCTACCTGATTGTGATTTGCGCGGATTTTCACACGTTGCACAATCTAATCACTGGAAATACACGTATCAGCGCAAAGTATTGAATATTGATTCACGATGTACGCAGTGGAGACACAGACCTGTACGGAATGAAATTATTCATCCCATTCATCTTACGCCATAATAGAGTGATGAAGATGAACATGTCCGTCTTACAATTAATCGTAGCTCTGCTAGTTGGCATTGCGATTGGTATGCTTCTACGTAAACGTAGATCAGAGGGATTTACAACACAGGGCTCTCTATCCTGCGGATCGTGCGGTGGTAGCTACCCCTGCGGAGGTTGCCCCAAGCCCGAGCCCCGCCCTGTCTGCCCTCCTTGCGAACCTTGCCGTGAACCTGATATGAGCAAGTACGTCCTGCGGGCATCTATTCCTCCTTGCCCGACTTGCCCAGATATGGGCAGTTACATCTTGAAATCCGAGGTACCCCCTATGCCTGATCTGAGCCAATATGTACTGAAGTCGTCAATTCCCAAACAAGCTCCAGTCATTCTGGATTGCTCGAAGTGCAACAAGCCGAAGGGTGATTGCCCCCCTTGCCCTCGCGCTCGCTGCCCTGATGTGAAGTGCCCACCTGCTACGAAGTGCCCTGCGTGTGCCCCTTGCCCACGTGCGGAGTGCCCCCCGGCTGTCGTGAAATGCAAGGCAGAAGAGGTTTATAGTGATAATGTAAGGCCATTCCTTGCACCTATCAGCTATAGTGGATATGGTATGTAGTGGGGGTGGCACACCTTCTACGAAAGCTTGCTTTCATTAAACCACATACCCCCTTTTATGGAATGTAGGGTACACTTATATAAGAATAATTTTCACACCCATTTACACAATGACCACCTACGCCATTGTGTATATTGGTGCAACCTGGTGCTCGAGCTGTAAAGTTATGAAACCATCTGTAGAGGTCTGGGCAGACTGCTACAATCTCACTCTGCGTTCACTGGACTACGATGAGGATCTAACAGACGATGAACGTGAGCAGATTACGAAAGTTCCCACAATCCGCATCATTGATGTAGCCACAGGTGCAACAGTTGCGACCTGGAACGTAAATCATATTGCACAACTCAAGGAGTGGCTGAAAAATAACGTGAATATTGATTAAGTAGAAGCGCCTGCAATGGACACCCGATTTTGGGGGCCATCTGGATGGAAGATGCTCCATTTACTCACATTTACGTACGACCCATTAACACAGAAATCGGCAATGCGTAAATTTCTGGAGGCGCTACCATTCGTTCTGCCCTGTAAATTTTGTCGCGCAAGTCTGACCGATTATTACAGGGAGCATCCTTATACACCTGCCCTGGCATCTCGTACCCTCCTCACAAAATGGATGTACACGATTCACAACTGTGTGAACGGTAAACTACGCGAGCAGGGACTCAATTCATACACAGACCCGACGTTCAAACAAGTCAGTGAATATTATACATCGTGGCTCACTAACTCTGTGCCAATGGAACGTATTCAGACATTCTGGGATTTCCTCTTCAGTGTGGGATACTGTCATCCTGTAGATACAGCGCGTAAAACGACACCTATGCCAAATTGCCCCAAATACGCACTCCGTTGTCATTCACGCAAAGTGAAAAACAAGTGGAATGTACTGTGTCCCAAGGATCGTATGCCAATGTATAGGCAATTCTGGAGCGCACTTCCGGATGTTTTAGAGCCTGCTATTCAAATCACCTGGAAACACGCTTTACAACTGACGCGTCCAACACAGAAACATCGTGCTGCCACAATGGCCTGGCTCTGGAGAATGCGTTGTGCAATTGACGCCGATTTCAAAGACCCATATACAACCGTGTGCAAAAGTATTGCAACGTATTCCAGTGATTGCGGTGGGAAATCGGCAGGCGCAAAGACGTGTAGAAAACGGAAATAAAGTTTCCAAGAGCCTCTACAAATATGCCGAAACGCGAGATACATTTTTTACAGAGCGGTGCATCGAGTTCACCACCTCATATTCGTGAATTACATTCATATATATGTGATGGTAGTGAAGGAATTATTGAATTTGATGGTCATTATTATCTTAGTAATGGTTCAGAGACTCCATCATATCTTCAGTCATCAAAATCATTGCCTACAAAAGAGATTCTTCTTACGCAACTCCTTTCCGACACTCCCAGATATGTAACACGTGCGACACATCCATGGCAGCCCCTTGAACTTGATCCATCACACTCTTCTCAAAATGTAGAATACGTATCATATAATGTTCTTGAAGAAAACCTGTATCTTATTGAAATGTGTAGACGTAAGATTGTGGAATGCACTGATCAAATTAGTACAATTGAGGATGAAGATGGGGAGGAGATGAACGTCTGCTTTTTCCCTACAGCACGTCAGCGCCTCTATTTCCGTGTTCTAGAGACAAATCCGAGCGGTGCAAGACTAAATGAATTAAGAAATATTTTAGAAAATGAAGAAAAAAAGAGATTGGACCTATATTATGCAACACAGCGGGCATCGTATCGTGGCGTGACCATCGATAGACAAACACAGTCAAACTAGCGCCCAGCGCCCAGCGAGTCCATCCACCCCAATAGATATACCCGCTGATAAATAGGTAGAGTATCTATGATTCCAGGTCTAGATATGTGGCAGAGTATTTTACTTATTATAGTTATTCTGCTTTGTATTAATTATTTAGCGATTGTTGTGATGGATAGATTAACAACACATCCATACGACGCGCACGCATCATCAATGGAGGGATTCGATACAATGGCACAGTCATCGCGCACAGAGACACTGATGGGTGAGGAGATTTATGACGATTTCTATGCATCCGTGTATCATAAAATCTTTCAACACGACCGGCTCGTACAGGCTGAGGCTGCCCTTGCTCTCCACGATTGGAAAGATGAGATGAAACCCGCGGATATGCGCATTCTCGATCTCTGCTGTGGCACAGGTGTAGCATCATCCTATTTTGCAAAAGAGGGTGTTGGGCATATTGCAGCAGTGGACCGCAGTACATCGATGCTTCGCTATGCCAAAAATAAGATTCTTCCGAAGACAACACTGACGGATGAACAGCAATCGTCTATTCAGTGGCTCCAGGCCGATGCGTATGCGCCGTCGATTCTGGAACCTGCCTCTATCACACACGCTTGCCTCTTCTATTTCACGCTCTACCAATTCCGTGATCTGACAGCTCTATTCCGCAATCTTGCACATTGGGTGAAACCGGGTGGCCACTTGGCAATTGAGGTTGTGAATAAGCACAAGTTTGAGCCGATTCCAGATGTTGCGAATCCGTGGGTTGCAGTGTCACCCCAGAAATATTCTAAGGATCGGATTAAAACTGCGAAAGCAACATTTGATACATTTGACTATGAGACATCATTTGAGTTGGAGGATAATCGCGCCGAGTTTAGCGAAACATTCCGTTTTAAAGATGGCACATCGCGTCGTCAGACACACACACTCTGGATGCCGACAATTGAACAGATTATTCAGACAGCGCGAGAGGTGGGCTGGTCATATCAGAAATTTGTCAATCTTGATATGATTGGATTTAATTATGGATATATGTTGTTTTTTACGCGGAATGCGTAATTAGTTCCAGGGGTGGGTAAAAACCCACCCCTAAACCGAAGGTGGCTTCGCCTAAACCCCTTTTGAACCATTCTTATATAAATAAGGGACAACTTGAAATATAAATTTATTATAATCTACTTTTCAAGTTATTTGAATAGACCCTATTTTGCCCATCCCTGATTAGTTCTCAAAGAATTCGGAATATTTATTTTGTATTTGTTTTTTTGTTAAGTTAGTGACGTTTACACCAACAGATGTTAGTGCATTTGTCATTACAGTGAATTTTGCAGAATTATTAGGCTTTCTACGTGTTTCACGACTTTTGGGTGGCGTTGGTGCCCGTCTAGGTAGGGTAGATAGCTTTGCTAGGCGTCTAGACCGTCTAAGAGCAGATGTTGTACCAGAGGATGATGATCCTGACGAGTTTGACAGCGATGCCCCTTCTAATTCTTTAATAAGTTTTTTAACATTTCTATTTACTGAATTTACACCTGTAGATCTCGTGTTGCGAGGAGGTGATGTGCCTTTTTTCCTCGTGGTTGCAGGAGCAGACCTTCCAGCAGGGTTTAACTTGGCAATAAATCCTTTAATATGTGCAATAGATGCCTCGGCAATTGCTCTACATTCAGCAATTAGTGATGCATTTGCATCTGCATTTGTACTCGCCTGGTTAATATATTCTAATCCTAGCTCTGCATTGGCGAGATGCCCATTAAACCGTGTAGTATATTCAGCTTTTGTAGACTTTGTAATTCGTTTCAATTCAGGTAGAAGTTCTTCAAATGAATTCTCAGCATTATATTTGGACATAAGTGCAAATTCACGACCGCCGATTGCTTTGGCAGCCCCTTTAAACTGCGCAATAGGAAATATGAGTTCAAAATGTCTATCATTGACACGGAGCACATTCACAGTAATACAGTCTACTGGAGCCCCAGACGCAGCTCCAGCCCCACCTGCTGGTCCAGCGGACACACATTCATATGCTGTAATTTTATTAATTACGCCCTCTTGCCATCTCCAGTCGTAAATATGTAATGTAATATTCAAATTCTGTGCGGCATATTGTGGTACAAGATCGCCAAGTTCAGATGCCCATGCACCATCTTTTTTGAGTTTAGCAATTTCGCCCAAAACACGCGAAATTTTCTCTTCTATATCAGGTCCAGATGTATTATAATTTGATTTGATGGTTTTGAATGCACTTCGTAGACCATTTATATTTCCTGGCTTTTTTTCAATTGCTGGATCACCATTCTTATATATTGTAATTAAGTCTAGAATACGCGATGTTTTACCTTCAAGATTTTCATTTGTGTTTGCATTATTAAATTTACGTAGAAATGATTCAATATCTCCGCTGTTTTCAAATTTGTTAAGTGCTTTCGTTAAACGTTCTCTTTTCTTAATAAAATTAAGTGTCCATTCACTCTCCTTAAGAGGCCTATTATTAGATGGTTTATCTGCAACTTTTCCAATGATGTCGCCTATATTCTCTTCCATATACTCCGTTGTTACACGACGGAAATCGCCAATAGACATATCACGTAGCCTAGGTACCTGCAACATACGCACGTATGTTGCAAGTGAATGATAGAAGCAATTTCCGTCATCTGGAACAGGCATATGTATAAAACCTGCCTTCGTTATCTTAGCCAATTTGACACTTGAACCTGACATCCTACTTTCAGGTCCTAATTAATTTTGACTATCCATAAGTAGGGTACACTATAATAATGAAAAAAGAAACCAACACTGTCCCTATATATAACGTATTCCAACCGGGACTGCGACGTGGTTCAGAGCGTTTACCACACGATCCCACAAAGTCCTATGCATATGTGGAACATCCTACAGAAGGCTGGCGTGTCTATCTCCGTTCGTGTGTATTTTTATACCCCGATCCTACCGTCACTCCGTTCAATCCTATGCGATTTCTCGTTGTGAAACGCACAGGTGCACGATACAGTACGGCCACATGGGAACCGCCGAAAGGCCAGATGGAAGGCAAAGATATGCACCGTTCTCCGCGCTCATCTGTTCTTGATCTTCTCGCAGAGAATGTGCGACGCGAAACGGAAGAGGAGTCTCATATTACTACCATTCAGCGCCTGCGTCACACAGGTCTCGTATTCCAAGGACAGGAGACAACATATGCACCGAACGTGTTTTTCCAGTATCATATTTTCCAAGGATTTGTATCCGAGGAACAACTCAAATCCTCGTTTGCAATGTTTGAATGGATTCGCGAACATCCGATCGCATTTGCACGGTTCAAACGCGACCGCCGTGAAAAAGATGCAGTTGCGTGGTATTCGCCACGGACAACTCCGTTAAATCCACGCTGGTGTCCAGGTATTCTGGCAACGTATCTGAGTGGTATTCGTAAATAGGCTTTCCTAAACCCGTTCCAACTTATCCACAAGCATTCCAACCTCCAGTTGTTTACGTAGCAATTCTTTTCCTGATGCCTTATGATCGTGTTCACAGTTGTGCATTTCACATTGAATGTGTGAAACGCAGAGCTTCTTATTACATTTTGCACAGGACATGACAAGTGCGCTCGCAACTTTCTTGCGACACGTGGAGCACCGATTCACAATGGGCGATGCACTCACGGTTTCATTAGTAGGTACAGGTACAGGAGCGGACATATTGGATCAGCGACTCTTACTTTTGTCCGCGACTTTTTCTCAATTTTTCTACCCCGCAGCCAAAGTAAGAGCAAGATGCCCCATTTCTGGCATAACGCATCTAAAACACAGTCCGATACCATCCTGTCCTCTCGTATCTGTTCGCAAGTTCGTGCAAATCCACCCCTGTGCACCCAATCTCCAACAGGCATCCCAATCCATCGCGCCACAACCGCCACGGAAGTTGCAAGGATGACGCACTTTTTAGAAATCACATTCGGCAATCCACCCACCACACCCACATTTTCACCCAGTCTCCAGCCATCTGATATTCTTCTTTATGTCACAGACGTGTCAAATACAATTGTTGGAAGTGTGCGATATACATATTGTGCCCATATGGACAATACCAAATTCAACGTCATTGACTGTTTCTGTATTGCCCCTGCGTGGAGACGGCACGGCGTTGGCACATATTTGTTGACCGAGTTGCACGCACTGACAATGTCACTGGGACTACAATACTCACTCTTTTTGAAAGAGGGTGCACCTCTGTATCAGGATACACAGCCCATCTATTCATCCACATATGTCTATATGCGCAACTGCAACAGCAACAGCAACCCTACCCATCAAAATGTCATATCAATATCACACGACACAGCGTGCCGTCTGATTGAGATATATACACAGCTTTATCCAAATACACTCGCACTTGTTCGCAATGACATCGATACAAAACAAATTCACTGGCGTCTGTGGCGTGACCAGAACCATCATATGATTCTCGCATCGTTTCAAGACAGTTTTCAGATTCATCCAGAAACGCAAACGGCAATTGGATGGTGCTCAGGATGGCTGGAATCAGCGACGCAACCGCCACCAAAAGAACGCGATGAAATTATTCTTGCAATGATGGCAACAGTACCATTCGACTGGATTTGGGCAGATAAGGCGTGGATTCGGAACAGGTTCCGCGAGACACAATGGCACGATGACGGTGCATTCCACTGGTATGCATATCAATGGAAGCCAGTTCATCCAATCAATGGACGTTCATATATTATTCACGCGTAGGAAGAGTAATCACTTCATTCTCAAATCGTACACCACGCGTTGGCATCTGACCCTGTTTATCAATCTGCTGTATCTGCTCTACTACAGCCCTCTGTCCAGTCTGTGGTTTCACCCCAGCACCAATCCCTGCTATTCCCGCCTGTTTATCAACCTGCTGTATCCGCTTTAACACAGCCCCCTGTCCAGACGGTGGTTTCACCTCAACCCCCTTGATAGCAACCGTCATACCTTCCAAATACATTCCCTCGCACCGCTCATAGTATTCCACCATAATTGTCCGCGCTAGGACAGAAATACGGTTAATCTCCGCCATACCTTTTTTCATAATATTCGGATGAATACGCATACTGTATTGCCCATTCACCTTACGCATCTCAAACAGCTGTACTAAAATTTCGGCACATTTGCTCGCGTGAACAATCTGATAACGGAATAAAGCCTGTACAACGCTATAGACCTTTCTCTGTACATCTGCATCACCTATTACAATCGGTTTGTCATATTTATCACCACACATCGCCCTATCGCGTGGAGTTGTCTCAGACTGCGAGAGAGACCGCATCAATGTGTCAGGTGAATCCGAATTACTAATGCTCTTTGATGTAAATGTCTTCGTAATTTTGCGCATAAAATCAATATAATCATTCAGCGATTTTTTCTCATCAACTGTGATTGTGAGCATATTTGGATGTATACTATCATAAAACAGATTTGCAAGTGCAATAATGCCTGTTGCACTGGAAAGGGTTGTACCTGCAGAGCCAGAAATACTATCTTTGGAGAACTTCGGATCACACACATACGACACTCGCTTTGCACCCACCTGTCCTGTAAATACAGGGGCAGAGTCAAGAAGCTGAATCGCACGTCCAATACAGTGTCCAAATTTGCGTTTACGTGTCAGACCATCGACAATGGCCTCAAGACGCAGATGGGGGTTCGTGCCAGGAATTTCGGAAAATATCTTGCCATACGCACGCGTCTCATCATATTCGCGCCCACCTGTTTCCATTCCATTTCGTTTCCGTGTATTCCGATACAGACCTTCCATTGCATTTGTTCTGCGTGCACGTATAGCGTTCATAACTTTGCCAAGAATATGATTAAATATAGATGGTATCGTTGTCTCACTGCCAGACTGTCCATACGTAACTCTCCATTGGTCAGACCGCAAATCTCTTGGAGGTGCGCATACCATAGATAAAAGAGATTGCCCTATGATATCGGATAACTCAATTTCATCATCGCCTTCACCTCTACGTTTAAGTTCTAGGTTATTTTCAAATTTAATCTTAACACGACTGTTATCAAGCCGTTCTGCAGTAAGGTTCAATGTAAATGATTTACATTTGATTGTTGCAGTGGCATCCCCTGTTAATATGAATTTGCAGTCCGGAATATCACGACCAAACCCTGTATCAACCCGAATACTATATGTCGGTTTTTCATCTGCATCTGCATCTGCAAAGGAGAATCTGGGTTTGTGAAGAATTGATTCTAACGGCAAAAACAATTTGAGTGCCTTGCGCTCCTCTGATGTAAATACGTCACCGCCCTTCTGTAAATATGTCGGAGGCTTTGGAATTGATATTGATATGGGTCTGCGACGTGTATTCCGCAAGGGTCCTGATGTCTGATACAGGGTTGAACCTGGCAATGGAAGCACACCACTTGTTGATTTCATCAGACCAACTGCTCCAACTTCCTGTGTATAATTCGCATCATCCACGAGTGTGAGTGCAAGTGCACCATAAATCTGGAAGATACGTACATAGAAATATGCGAGATGGAGGCAGGCAGTCTGTTGCCGACGGCGCTCGGGCTCAGGAGGATTCGTCAAATCATCGGCTTTGCGAAACATAATGGATCCTGATTTGTCAAGTGTTGGAAAGATACGGAATTCGTAGAATTTGCTATAGAGTTCATTTGCGATAAAGAGCACATATCGTTTGCACCTCTCGGGGCTTGATAGCGAATAAAAATCACGGAGCTGGATATTATTTATCATAAAATCAAAAATAATGTCAACAATATCACGTGTTTTTGTAGTGCTTTTTAATAATACGTCTCGTGATATTGAGACGGGTAATGATTTCGATTGCCCACCGCCCATAGTGTACCCCTATTGGATAGTACATATCTTTTATTTACCAGTGCCAGCCCCTCCTACAGGGACACCAACAGCGACAGCAACAAGCGGACTCTTTCCAAAACACTCTTCCAGTTCCTCTGCGTGTTGTTCAAGACGGCGCAGACACTTTTGCAGAGTGGCAAGTGAAATTTCACACACCTCTGCAATTCGTTGCAAAGGGATTTCCAGAACTTCACTCCGTTTGAAGATGAATGCAATACATCCCGCCGCCAGTGACGGAGGCATATTTTCCTGTCCCAGCCCAGCATCCGTCGCCTTCTCCGCAAGTTTCATACAAATCAGTCGCATCGTATCCATCTGTGTGCGGGAGAGAGGCAGTTTACTGAGTGGAAGCTCAATGTACTCAGTTGCCCGTGTACTTGCATTCTGAACCTTCGCCTTTGTAATAGTAATCTCACCCCTTTGCCGAGCCTGTGCGAGAAGTTCCTGCATCTGTTTCAGTGCTTTCGTGAAGATTGCAGAGGAGATACCGAAATAGTCAGCAATCTCTTTCGGTTTGCGCGGAGACCCTGTTTGTTTGAGAACGAGATACATACATCCCGCAAGCATCGCATCACGGGATAGGCCTTGGCGTCCTCCAATCTCTTGAAGAGTGATGTACATAGAGCGCACCTGTTCAATGACAGACTGATTGATACCGTGATTGAGACCGATTAGATTGATACGTTCGTGTGCTTGAATGATAGAGCGCTCCTTGTAAGGCACTGTATTCCAGGAATGATATTTCCGCACCTTGTACATCGATTTCGTGCCTTTATTACCGAGAATGACAGTACCGAGGGATGCCTGGGGTAGAAGGGGATCCTGTGGAGCACCGACACGGGTTGGGTCTGCACCGCGATCATCATTCGCAAAGTAGCGGTATTCTGCGCTATTGTCAAAGGTTCGCATAATAATATATCCGCACGACATACACGTCAGTGAATCTGACTCGTCAAAGTTGTCGCGTGTTTCGCAATTTGGACATATATCCAGATCCAGATCGGAGAATTTATCTGCAGATGAGCCTTCCTCATCCGGCCATTCTGTGAATCTGGTCATAGTGGGTAAGGGTAGACGGTCAGATAGAGATGTTTCCGCGCGATATGACACGGAAGGAAATAATGCCTCCATTCTGTTTGCTACCCTATTCATTGGGGTGGAGTTGATATTCAATTTTTGAACACAGTTGCACAAATTGAAAACCAACCCTCTGAATAGGGGCCAACGCAATGTCTGCAAATGTACCACAACAGGGAAATGAATCTCGCGCATCTATATTACCATCGGTTGCACCATCAGGAATAGGATTTCTCGGAAGTTCATATTCACCCGCCGATGCTCTACAAACTCCTGCACAGATCGGTGTTCGCGTGGGAAACAGTATGTCTGATGTAGTGAATGCAGTCAAAGGTGTCGCATTTTACACAGATATGATTGGATTTGGTCAAAGTTCATCGGCACTGACATCGGGTATGCCACTTGCACCGCTCGGTGTTAACTATTTCTTGAAAACGGGTCAAACATGTTCAAATGGTGCCGATATGTACACGTATTTTGAGGGTATTCCTCGTGGTGATGTTCTTGGCACTCGCGTACAGGGTGCAATGAAAGAGATGGGTCTCCCTCAGCTCCGTGGTCTTGCGCCAGGAATGATGGAAGATGCCAAATCCGCTCTGAATCCTGCGCCAATGCTACGTGCTCTCTTTGGATCAGGATATCCACAGTGTCGTCTAGAAAAGCGTCAGGTAGGTGATCTCTACGGTAAAATTCGCGATCCTGCAACGGGTGAACCGTGGATTGATGATCCTGACAGTGCAAGACCAGGTTCGGATGGATTACTGTATCAGGAGAAGTGGGTTCAGGACAGGGACTCTGCTGGAAATCCCATCTCCCTCTCACGTGAACAATGGGCAAAAGCACCAAAAACACATAATCCAGATGGAACCTCAAAACTGAAGAAGGAGGGATTTGTGGGGACAATGACACATCCTGCCACGCTGGGTGCAGTTGCAGTACTGGGTCTGATTGCGTATGGTGTATTGACTGTGCGTAGACGGTGATGTCGCCAATTTCAATGTTATTATATTTATATAAATTCTCAAATAGTTCATATAAATATATCCGACCATATCCGCCTACGCCTTAATCAGCTGATAGGTCATAATCGCAGCCAGGCCACCCAGCATCTGTGCGCCAATATATGCAAGTAGATCAACGACTGTCAGACTGCCCTGAATGAACATGGCAAGACTTACCGCCGGATTGAGGAACGCACTGGAAATACCTCCAACAAGGATAATCACAAGTGCAAGAGCCCCGCCTGACACAATTGCATTGCCACCTGATGCAATCACGGCAAGAACGAAAAAGTATGTGCCAAGGAGTTCAGCAGTATAGGCGGGAATACCAGGAATCATATCTACAAATTATATAGTTATTTTTCAGTTGGGGATCTCTTTTCTTTGCTATTAACCTTTTTAGTAGTAGCACCCTTTTTTCCATTTCGCGACCGCTTTCGTGTATTTGAAGAGGTTGATGCACTATTGTTATTGGATGAACTATTATTATTTCTAGCCATTAATTCCCAGTGACGTTCTAATAATCTAGCATCATCGCGTGTATCTACTGCGAGATAGGGTGGTAGAGTCGAATACCGCTGTAGTGCACCAGGTGTATTGCCAGGATATATATAGTGGAGTACTGTTTTGTGTCCATTAATATTTGCACATACTGTATCTAATTCACGTTGTTTTGTATATGGCACACGTGAAATGAAATCAAAATAAATGTTATATTTCCATTCAAATGGAACACGATGCAATGACTTTGTACCATTCCTGTCCGTTCTCACTATATAACCGCCATCGTGTTCAATATAATGTTTGTTTTGCAATGGTTCAATATATGCGCGCTTAAACCTCAATGATTCATATACATCTTCTGCAATTAGATACTCACTTCTTCCATCATTGGGTGGCGCACACTCTTCAATAACTTCTCGAGTCATTGCATGTTTAATATTATCTTTAAATACAATGCTCATGCGATTTGCAATTTCAGAAATCTGGTTTGGAACTTGATTGTTAGCTTCTGATGCATTTCTCATAGGTTCGAGTGTATGTTTTGTATGTGTGAAATCACCTAGAATGCGTTCCCATATATCAAGATCTTTAGGGGAATGAATTCCAAGATCTGCAAACGATAGAGATCCCTGTACAGGTTTACCTACAGGGTTCACTAAACGAACTTTAAAACGAATACTTCTTTTGAATCCGAGTGGATCACCGCGCTGTGGCATACGCGAAATCATAAAATCGGCAAAATCGTAAAAATATGGTTTAATAGTATAATGTGTTTTCGGAAATCCTGGTCTTGTTTTATATATTGTATTAACAGGAGTTGTCTCAACCATATCAAACATTCGCTCGGCATTTGGAATACATCCTTCATTTAGCATGCGTATCGAGTAAATGCCAAACGTGCGTCGACGAATGGGACGCAAACCAAGAAGTTTTGCACTAGAGTCACGTTCATTGACGTTGTCCTCTGCATTACTCATATAGTAATAACCTATTTTGAATTACTAAAATATTATTTATATTACTTTAATAATATTTTGTAATAAATACTCAACTCACTATTCAATTACGCTGAATGAAGTTTTCCAGACCCGCACTGCACGAGCACGCCGGAACTGGAAGAATTACAATAGGACCAGGTAGACGCTGAATAGGTGTAATTATACCAACATTTAGGTCACCTAGCTTGGACGCATCGTAGACGCCAGACTGAGGGTTTGTGCTCGGGTAGCCATTTCCCACCTGACGATTAAAAAAATAGGCCTGGCTCTGCGCCGCCTTCAGCTGTGTTAGATACGAAGCATCCTGTGTACGAGTTGTCATTGCTATCTGACCATCCGATTTTATTTACCCGCAGGCTGTACAATCTGATTGACAGGTCGCCCAATCGGTGCATCGCGAAGCAGTTTCTGCGTTGTAATAATACGCGAGCTGATACACATTGACTCCAGCTCCTGTAGCAGAAGTTTGGACGCATAAGGAATCTGAATATGCGCAAACCGCGTGGTATTCCCACACCCACGACAGCACCACACACCCTCTACTGGATTGGCAATTGCCAGTAGACCACAGTCGCGACACGTATAACACGAGAATGCATCGGAACATTTCATTAGGCGCTCCTGCGTAAACTCCGTCATACCATGGCCCACGACGCAGTCACGCTCCATTTCGCCGAAACGCAGACCACCCTCACGCGCACGACCCTCTGCTGGCTGACGCGTGAGCATCACCAGTGGACCCGATGCACGGCTGTGCAGTTTGTCCGCAGAGCAGTGGCGCAGACGCTGGTAATAGCACGGGCCAATGAAGATACTCGTCTCCATCATACGACCCGTGTAGCCATTATACAGAATCTCATTGCCATAGGGCTCCATCCCGTAGTTGTCGCGGAGAATTGCAGCCAGACCATCCACAGTCGTCGCATTGAACGGCGTACCGTCGCCGAGTGCCCCTGCACAACAGCCAATCTTACTCATCAGAGTCTCCATCAGCTGTGCAATCGTCATTCGTGAGGGAATGCAGTGAGGATTAATGATAATATCAGGTACAATGCCAGACGCAGTCTGAGGCATATCCTCAGGATTGAGGATCATACCCATCGTACCTTTCTGGCCGTGACGCGACGAGAACTTATCGCCGATCTCAGGAATTCGGTCCTGGCGCATACGAATCTTGGCGAAGGAATACCCCTCACCATTGCGGTTCCTGTAAATCCTGTCCACATACCCACTCTCATTATTACGAGGCGTCTTGCTCACATCCCTGTACCGTTTTGCACCGACTGGAACAACTTTGCCCGTAGGAATACGCAGTGGAACAACCTTGCCGATGAGAATATCATCGGGTGTTACATATGTGTTCTCAGGTACAAACCCATCTTCACCGAGTTTGTCGTAGTTCGAATTCTTGATGTGCTTCGTCTCCAGAGTGCTTGGTTTACAGAAGCGCTCTTCTTCGCCTGACGACTGATTCTTACGCTCCTCATCCTTGTACGTGCGGTAGAAGATACTGCGGAAACGCCCGCGGTCAAGCGCACCGCGATTAATCATATTCGAATCCTCCTGATTATAACCCGTGTAGGTCATAATAGCAACGACAATGTTCGCGCCTGCAGGCAATGACTGTGCGCCATAGAATTTACTCATAAATGGCGAGACCATTGGAATCTCAGGATAGCACAACAGATGTGCCAGAGCATCGAATCGCTCCTGGAAATTCTTCGCGTACAGACCCATTGCCTGTTTCGCCATTGACGCCTGGTACGCATTACGAGGCGACTGATTATGATCAGGGAAGGGAATCATACTTGCAATCGTGCCGAACATAATCGACGGATGAATCTCACTGTGCGTCGTCGACGGATCAGAGAGAGCCTGGCGATAATCCATTGCAATATAGGCACTCTCGGTCTCACCTGCATCCAGATACTCGACGAGATGCTTGCCTGATGGCGACGTCCAAAGGAGGAGTTGATTCCAGTCTGTCACTTCCTGTACAGATGCGCGTAGAATGCCCGATTTATCCGATGCAATCTCACGTAGACACGGGGCATAGAGCACAGGGCGAATGACACGCCCAGCCTCCGTGGAAATCCACAGCTCCTTCACGGCACTCTTCCACATAATCGCAGTGTGAATATGGAGTACGCCACACCGCTTCGCATCTTTCAGCGACTCCACGGTGGAAATCGTATCGCCAGGGGGGAGAACACCAATCCACGAGCCATTCAGAAACACACGTACCCACGCGTGTTTCTCTTCCATCGATGCATCGCGGAGTGAGCGAAGCGTACCAATGCGCTGAATATGGGCGAAGACAGTGATAGGCGAGCTGAAGATACTCACGTGCGTCGTGGAGGCCATATTCTTAATCACACCTACACCGTGACCCTCTGGCGTCTCACAGGGGCAGATATAACCCCATTGCGTATTATGAAGCTTACGTGGTGCAATCAGTTTGCCAGTCTTCTCAATCGGCGTAGAGATACGACGTAGATGGGAAATGGCCGAGCCGAAATTGAGGCGATTCAGTACTTGAGATACGCCAATCTTGCTCGGACCACCAATCTTACCGTTGCCGAAATTGCCCGTTGCCAGTGAGGACTTCAGGCAGATATCGAGAATGGTTGATTTGATAATCTTGTTGATATTGTTGATGTTAATGATCTCGCTCCAGTTCCCCGTCGCTTTCCACGACCCGTTATGGATCTCCTTACTGAGACTCGCCTTCATATCTTTAACCATACGATTGTTGTAGGTCTTGCGAAACAAATCAGCGAGAAGGAAGCCAGGGATATCTACACGCTTGTTGGGATACGAATCACGATCATCGGGTGGCAGACGCTTTGAGTGGACCCATAGAACCTTGCGTGTCATATGCGCAAGGAAGCACGCCTTCTCATATGCAACATCGGCCCCGCCAATGTGAGGGAAGAGCTCCTCTGCAACAATATCGGCGACAATGGCTGGCTTCTGCGTCTTGACAGACCAGGTATTAATGTATTGACTGAGCCACTCAATGGCCTCAGTCTTCGTCTGAATACCCTCTGCCTCGCGAATAGTCTCCTCGATGATATTATCAAAGATGGGGTCACCGTCAGAGCCGAGAATGAGTTCGTAGATGGACTTGTCGCTGGTCATACCGAGCGCGCGGAAGAGGATCCAGAGTGGGATATCCGTCTTAATACGTGGCACAGTTGCCTTGAGCATCGTTACAAGATTGTTCTTGGGATGATAGACAATTTTGACCGCGTTGGACTTGGGTACCTGGTCATTGTCTGGACCAATGCACTTAATTTCCACAACCTCTGCATCGCGCGCATTACCGCGGCCATTACGAAACACAAACGGACGATTCTCTGACATCCGCTCCATACTGATGAGCGCACGCTCACCGCCCTGGATGATAAAGTATCCGCCAAGATCTTCTGGGCACTCGCCGAGTTCGTTGGGAGCAATATGGCGCTGGTCGTGGAGAAGACAGTACTTTGAGCCAACCATAACAGGGATCTTGCCGAGATGTACGTTGGGGAAGACACGGACACGAGACTCGCGAATACCGTTGCGCGTATTGTCAACAAAGGTGGTCGTTACTTTCACATCAACATTGAGAGGGGATGCGTAGGTCAGATTGCGGAGACGTGCATCGTTTGGCATCATTGGGTGAATGGCGCCGTTGTTCTCAAAGATAGTGGGCTTGCGAATAGAGATGCGCTCAAACTCAAGCGTAATCTCATACTCGTGATTGACGGGGGCACGTGGCTGAGGAGTGTATGCGCTGGTAGTTGTAGCATTTGCACCAGCGTTTGCAACAGCAGTAGAGCCAGTACCAGTACCAGCACCAGTACCAGTATTTGCGCCTGCGCCTGCGCCACCATCTGCAGGAAGACCCATCAGTGCATTGGCAGCCGACGTACTCAGACCCATCGCCGTGGCAAGAGCTGAGCGAGGACCCGCAAGTGGAATCTCAGGAGAACCCTTAACCGAAATTGGATTTGCCATATGAATAATCTCTGGAATGTCTGTCTCCATGAATTGGTTAAACGACTCAATCTGATGGGCGAGAATCTGCCGACCATCTGATTGATTGAAGTACGTGTCCAGGATATGGCGATAGCTGGGAAGAGCCAGCTCAGGTGCACTTGACATATTGATTGGAGATTGTTGCCAAGTAGTATACATCTGTGCTGATGCCATTCCTTACCTAGTCAAATTTTCACAGGGTTTAGGCTGGTGGAGGGACAAGCCCCCCCCATGCCCCCTTTATGTGAGGTGCTATCTGTATTCTCAAATAAAATAATATAGATATAATCATCTCCCCACCCCGATTATACAATCTGCATAATAACCCTCTCACCTGTCCCCAACCGAACAATTACGCGCAAAAACCCTGTTAATGGAATCGCCTGTCCAAATGCCTTGCGTCCAATCCGCGCAGCAAAGTCCGCACATGCGTGAATACTCGGTTTTGCAATTCCCAGCCGACTGTGGCACAAATGTGTCAGAATACGTGACCATCCTGACCCATCTAAATCAGCATCTATCGCACGCGTAATATCCATCGTTCTCATCTCGGCATTCCACGATTCCTGAATTGGCAGATAGAGTAATCTGTCAATCAGGTCAGCTTGGCTTTTCAGTGCACCAGCAACCTCGATCACTTTCGCATCCACGCCACTTCCATACTGTTCGCGTACGGCAGGATGAAATGATTCGCGGAATTTACCGCGATTAGACCACGATGGTGTCGTATTTTTAAGATAGGGGATTCCAGACTCCTCTGCATAGCTATAAATTAGATCTTTCGTGACACCGAGCCAAGGACGACAGATTCGCACACCTTCTTCTACGTGTTCCGTCTCCATTTTTGCAAGATTCTCTAAATGGGTACCGTGTGCAAAGTTTGTCCAGATATTTTCAACAATGTCGTCTTGGATATGACCGAGAAGCACACGACCTTTTTTAGCCACAGCACGATATACTGCAAATCGTAGCCAGCGCGTCATTGATTCATAGAATTCCCGCTCTGTATCTGAACGACGAAGCCATTCAACTGGATATACCCAGAATGGCACTCCTAAACGCCGACAGTATTCTGCAAGAAAGCTCGCTTCCTGTGTGGCAACATCGCGATTGCCATAGATAATATGAACGGCCTGCACAGGGATATTCGCACGCACAGCAACGGCAAGCATAACCATACTATCCACTCCACCACTCAGGCTAATTGTGAGAGGTTTCTCCTCTCCATCCTCCACCATCTCCATCAAGGGCATAAGAAGTTCAGAAGGTGGAGAGGTAGGGGACCAAGAGGATGCACAATAGGCTTCAGGGTAAGCGTCGCAGATCAGAGACGGGTTGTACTCTCGTTGAAGACACGACGGATACAACGGATTCACAAGGCCCGTTTGTACCACGTCCTGTATGTAGGCCTTCTTATACGTATCATTATAGAACTTCGTTAGAGTTGTATATAGAGTCATTGATGGGTTGGCGCGTGCATCCAACCACGAATGAATCTGGTGAATCACGCGCATATGCATACCCATATGTTTCATTGGCATCAAGGCGAAATACAACTCGGTTTCCGAGAGGTCGGCAAGACAAGAACTATGCGCATCAAGAAGACGTACTGCCTCCATTCTAGAACGCTGTACGGCATCTTCGGTGACCTGTGTGGAGGGAATACGCGAGAAATGGCGCATAAACTGGTCGTGGAAAATGATCTGACTTAGAAAGTCCTGTTGTCCAAGATTGGTAGGGGGTGGCCAAAATTGCGAGGCAATGGCTGTATCGGCCTCTGCCTGGCGTTTGCCGATTGCAATCCACCACTCAGGGTGCGATTTCCAAAATGCGAGAATTGACATTGCGCGGGTAACCATCCACAATCCAGTCGCAAAGTGTCAAATTTGCGCAGGTTCCTCGTCATATAATAAAACCTACAATAGAATAGGTACGCTGGTCTGTATAATGAATCCTGCACTTGAAACTAGAGAATTTAAAATTACTGGCGGTGCAGAACTGTTTCGCAAAACAAGAGGTCAGCGCAAAGGCCAGGGACAGGGACAGGGCAGTCGCAAACAGACAAAGCAACAGGGTGGCCAAGTGAATGTTCAGAAACAGAATCAGCAACAACAGTCTGGTGGTTCCGCCGATGCAATTGTCGGTGCAGGAGTCAATATTGTCAATGGCAGGTCGGTTATGACAGCTGGCGCTCTACCCCTAGGAACACGTACTTTTGTATCAGGGTATGATGCACCTCTGCGCGCGGGTGCCCCAATTTCTGGCGCACCAGTTCTAGGTGCTCCTGTTATGCGTGGTGGGCAACAACAGCGCCAAGAACAGCAGGGTGGTCGCAAAGTCGAACTCACCAAACCTCAAGTGCAACACAGAAAAGTTCTCCTCAATCCTAAAAAATACAAAATCGCAGGTGAAACACATCAGCACCCGCGTACCAAGACGCGCAAAGTCCGCAAAATAACACTCGGTATGAAAACAATGCAAAAACGTCTGACCCGCGCAAAAAAGATCCATACGGACGTGAAAGAGATTCCCCTCGCAGATCTCCGCAAAGAGCTCATTAAACGTAAACTAATTCGTGAAACGAGCAAAGCGCCTGAATCTATTTTACGTCAAATCGCTGCCGATTCGCAGATTGTTGCGGGCAAGGGTCTTTAAGCCCTCCGTTCGCATCACAGTCTAAAGCCAATCCACTATTATATAATGTTAATACACTATCTCGCGAATGACCGCGAAACAATCTCTCTATGAAATCTACGCAGATCTCCAACGTTCGTATGTGGCCCAATTTGGTCCTCGTACGACTGTTTTCTTACAGGTGGGTTCGTTCTACGAACTATATGACACCCAGAATCCAACGACGGGTGCAACTGCGCTGAATATTCGCGAAATTACAGATTCCCTCGGATTCCAGATTGCAATTCACAAAGGCGAAGCTCCTGCAGGACACGATGGACTTGTGGCAGGATTTCCAGACTATGCTCTCCATAAATGGGCAGGTCGTCTCACATCTGCAGGCTGGACGGTTGTCGTCGTTGACCAAAAGAAAGATGCCCGTGGAAAAGTTGCATCGCGTACCCTTGCACGTGTCCTCTCCCCATCTACACACGTTGAGAATGCATCTGCTACAGAGATCCCCTATCTTACAATTATCTATATGAATGCAATGCGTGCCGCCCAACCGCCCACATTCGGTACTGCATCTCTAGATCTAACCACGGGTCTGACCATTACCTACGCAGATAAGACGGCAGGTCGCCCCGATTTCTGGACGGCTGATACCCTCGTACAAAAACTCTCCATCTTTCAACCGAAAGAGGTACTCGTCTACTGGCACTCCACTACGCAACAGCCCCCTCAGAATCTGCGCACTATTCTGGGTCTTCCTGATGCAACTACGTTCCATGTTCGTACATTGGAGTCTATCGGCGCATTCTCACGCGATGTTGCCAATGCAGAGTATCTTCGCAAAGCCTATTCTATTCGCAGTCTCCTCCCTCCTCGTGAGTACTTGGGTATTCGTACACAAACGGAAGAGGTTGCACTCCTCTATCTCCTCCAATTCATTGAGGAGCATATGCCATCTGTGAGTCAGCAACTCTCGCAGAATGAGGCCTGGGTCCCTGAAAAACAGCTCGTCTGTGGCAACCACGCTCTTGCACAACTCCAGATTCCTGACGTGGCAGCACTCTTCACAGGTGCACTCACACCGATGGGGAAACGTGGTATTACGCAACGTCTTCTACGCCCTATGACAGATCCTGCTGATATTGAACGTAACTTGTGCGAAATTGATGAGATTACTGTCACATGGTCCACTGACCTCCTCTCCACACTCCAGGCTCAGCTCCGTTTCTGCTACGATATTCCTCGTCTCCATCGCAAGATGCGTATGGGAACTCTCGCAATTGCGGAATATGCCCAACTGTATCAGACGTACGTTGCAACGGAAACGATTCTACAGACCCTCTCTATTGAACTTGCTGACTCCAAACTTCTACCTGATTTCACACTCGTAGAATGGCGCGACTTTCTCGCACAGTATACGTCCCACATTGATCCAGAGAAAGTGTTCCGCGCTATGGATTCACAGGATATATCACCATTTGATGCCACAAAGTATCCAGACTGCGCTATAATTGAATCGCGTATTCAGACTATTCTACAAGATATGACAGCCGTCTGCCAACGTCTCGCACAGGTTGCAAATCTTCCCACGGATGCACTACGTCTGGAATCACGTGAAAAGGGCGAATCCTATGGAATTCGCGCGTCTAGTGCACAGATTCGTGCGCTTCAACAACATTCGCGCTCTCTTCCCCAAGGAACCCACATTTCTGCGCTCAAATCGGGTGGTTGGGTGGATACACCAGAGCTTGCAACTCTGAATCAGCGTCTTCTCTCAGCCCGCGCAGAGCTTGCACAGACTGTTCAGCAGATTCATCTGAATGTATGCCAAGACTTGACTACAACCTGCGGAACACTGTGTCAAGCCACCGAACAGTGGCTAAGCCATATTGACACGTCACTCGCAATTGCACAGACGTGCAGGCAACGCGGATTCCAACGCCCAACGATTCTCAAAACGGCAGAGTCGTCCAGTGTGGACATCGCGGGTCTGCGCCATCCTCTTGTTGAATCCACGGGTTCACGCACCAGCTATGTACAACATTCTGTATCTCTGGGAAAAGACCCAACCTCTCGTGGTTATCTGATTTATGGGATGAATGCGAGTGGTAAATCCACTCTGATGAAAGCGACAGGTGTTGCAGTCATTCTCGCACAGGCAGGATGCTATGTTCCAGCGACCAAAATGGAACTCGCACCATTTCGTGCTGTGTATACGCGGATTCTGAATCACGATAATCTATTCGCAGGTCTCTCCTCGTTTGCAGTGGAAATGTCGGAACTACGTGATATTCTCTCTGCTGCCGACCACAAAACGCTCGTACTTGGCGATGAACTCTGTGCGGGAACGGAATCAGTCTCTGCAGAGGCACTTGTGGCATCTGGAATTCAATGGCTCTCCAATCAGTCCGCTAAATTTATGTTTGCAACGCATCTGCACCATCTCTCTACGCTTCTTGCACCAAAACTGGACACACTTGGTCTCAAGATTTTTCATCTTCACGTGGATTATGACCCAGTTACTAAAAAACTCGTGTATGACAGGTCACTGCGCCCAGGGTCGGGTACATCACTCTATGGCCTAGAGGTGGCACGTGCAATGGACTTGCCTCTTGAATTTATTGAAATGGCACTGGAAAATCGTAGGCAAATTACAGGATCCGCGACACAGGAACAGGCACTTCCATCAACGTGGAATACGTCAGTTGTGCGGAAATCCTGTGAAATGTGCCAATCTCAAATCACCACGAATCTGGAGGTTCATCATATTACTCCACGTGCACTAGCGAATAGGGATGGGATTCTGCCGAATGGAATGCATATGAATACTGCGTCTAATCTGATTGTACTCTGTGACACGTGCCACGATAAACATCACGCAGGGAATCTGGTAATTACACCGCTCGTGCAAACGTCGGATGGTCCTGAACGTATTCCTCTTGCGCCCTCTTCTCTTTCTCTCTCGTCCTCATCCCCACCGTCCTCTGTAACACACACGGCATCTACACGGTCTTCCAAATGGTCTGAGGAGCAACTGGATCAGATTCGGGCATTCCTGCGCCAATACAAAACGATGACATTAAAAGTAATTCAGTTCCAATTGAAACAGCAGTATGATATTGATATTAGTGTACAGATGCTAGGAAAGATGCGCCGTGAGCTCTAAGGCTTCCAAATCGTCACATTCCAATTCTGCTCTTCCCAATCGACCTGCACACGTGACTGAGGAAATACGCACCGAAACAGCACAAGGAACTCATCCAGAGTTGCACGATCGTAGATGAAATAGTAACGATCTACAGGCTTATTCCCCGATTTCCACGGAACAATATTATCGCCAATCAGGAATGAACGAGGGTATCGTGCAACACCGCTACTTGCAGATTCAATCTCAAAACTCCAGACTGTGAATAACATTGCGCCACCAGGCGCGAGTGCAGAATAGAGCCCACAAAGAGCATCGTGACGTGCTTCATCCGATTGAATATGATGAAGCACGGCAATACATAGAATCCTGTCATATACGCCCTCAATGGGCGATTCAACACGCTGTTGATACACATTCAGTCCACGGCTTTTGCAGATTGCAACGAACTCTTCGCATTCATCGCATCCGACAGATTGAAATCCGAGTTGATTTGCATATAACATATTGCGACCATTTCCGCATCCTGCATCCAGTAGCGAACCGATGGGTGCATCTGTAAGAAAGCGTTCCACACAGGGCCAGGGCTTTACCCGAGTCGTAGAGAATTCACTTGCAATTGCAGAGTACATTGTGTGCCCTCTGCAAATAGAAGTTTCAAATATCAATTTTTACAGCAACAAACCTCTCTTTTACGCAGACGCAGGAATACGACCCTCGAGCTCTGTAATCTTCGCACGTAGAGCACCAACATCACTAATCTGTTGACGTAGAGAAGCCAGATCACTTACCTGTTGGCGTAGTGGCGCAAGTTCAGACACCTGTTGACGTAGAGAGGCCAGATCCCCCACCTGCTGACGTAGCGTCGCAAATTCAGCAACCTGTTGGCGTAGACCGCTGATTTCAGCATTCTGGGCAGTGATTAAATTCCGGAGTTCAGTGAGACCATTGTTTAGCTTCGTAATTTCCGTGCGGAGGGGATTGCCGGTCTGGTAGTTTAGGCCAGCGCTGTACAGTACTGAGGTCATTTCTGTCACCATTGCGGAGAAGATTATACACAATACAAACGCACGCGGGGGTAGCTTACACTACCCCCGTACCCTTCATACCTATTCGTATATATCCAAAGGTAAAGTAAATTTATATCACATACTCCTTATTGAACGCACACCCTCTTTGTAGGCGTAAATTTGACGTAGAATTGCTTCCTCTGTACACGATAGACGGATCAAATGATTATTCCTGTACGCTGTATGAATTGCGGTGTATGCCTTGGCGACAAGTGGCGCTACTATCAGCGTCGTCTGAAGGAACTACGCCCAGCCCAGGGTGGTAATACCATTTATATGGACGGCACTAGCGTTCCGGATACTGCTGAACGCCGAATCTTCGAGGAGCTTGGTCTCAAGCGCTACTGCTGTCGCAAACATCTGCTGACTCACGTAGACCTGATTGAGAAGTCAAAGTAGACCCCAGTATAATATACATACACCCATAGTCCCAACAAATTCTATTTTGTCAAAATAGGTGTCGTCAATGGAGTTGTTTCTTCCATCACTTTTACTCTTTTTAATTGCAATCATTGCGGTGGCTTTTTTTCTTCCACGTATGTCCCCGCTTATTATTGTACTCTTATCTGCTGGTCTGCTCGGTGTAGGTGTATATCATCATTTTAATCTGTTCTGGGACGATTACAAGCAAAGTACGTGGCAGGAACAGTTACGTGTATTTGCACCCGGTATAATGCTGATACTCGTTGTTCTCTATGTTCTATATGCACTCTTAACTGTCTTTACAGGCGGACAGGTTCCAGTCCCGTCAATGCCATCTGTAGAGCTACCCTCTGCGGAAACTGCAACAAATGTTGTAACCGAAACAATCAATAATGCTCTGCAGGCGGTGATGCCGAACAATACACGGAAAAACAATAATGCGGGTGCAAATAACACAGCAGGACAGGCAAATCGCAGAAATAATAATGGCGGCGAAAACGGAAACAGAGGAAATGAGAATAATAGAAATAAGAACAAGGCAGAGAATAATGTAACGAGAAGTTTCCTCGCAACCATTTAGTAGAGAGGCCTGATGCCTAAAAAACATACACGCAAACAACAAAAACACAAGAAACAGCACGGTACGGCAAACGTGCTCACTGTTCCCGAACTACGCCGCGCCTTTGAACATATTGACACATTTGCAAAAGGCCTTCTCCACTCATCAAAGTCGATGGACGCAAAGATTGCCGAATTTTGCGAAGAGTGGAAACGCACATTCTACCGCGAAATTAAACACGATTCTGCAAAAGTGTATCTGGAGACGCTACAGGAGGAGACTGCAACAACGCGCCGTGGCAAAAAGACGCGCCGTCTCCGTGGTGGTGCTGCGCCTCTCGCAGGCGCCCCTCTGGATTATACGACACGCCCTGGTGTCTATATTCAGCCTGCAGGTCTAAATCAGTTTTCCTATGCCCAAGTCCCTGCGTATGTTGCAAGTGGATTCTGGAATCCTGAGCAATCACATCAATACGACCCTGTCCCTGGACAGACGCGCTACGTGACACATACACCTCCAGGAATGGGCTCCAATCTTGTGAGAGGTGGTGGCAACAAACAGCGGAAAACAGCACGCCGTCTCCGTGGCGGATCCGCTCCGCTAGGACAGGCGTTTATGGACACCCTCTCACAGGTTGCATCACGTATTGCACCTGCTGTATCTCCTCCGAGCGTAATTAATGACGCGGTGACGGCGTTTCGCGGTCAGCAACTCGGTCAGTCCCCTGATCCGTCACAGACGCGTCTCGCGTATCAAATGGCACCCTATTCACGGCCCATACCGAATCTCGCCGTGTCACCGATCAATGTGAATCTGAAACAGGATATTGCGGTTAATTAAAAAATATATAAACTATCTATAATTCTATCCCGCACACTCTATACACCTCGCCACACAGATGGCATTGTCATATCTGTCACTGTCTGAAGAGATTTCTCCTCTTCACCAATTGGTGGAAGACAATATGATATTACCAGAATCAGTTGCACACTCCGTGTTTCATCATTTACCTCCAAATGATGAAAGATGTCCGCACCTGGAAATTCATCGTGTAGTTTCGCGCGCAGTTCCTGAATAACTGGATCCGCGGTGATCAGATACGTGAGAAACAGCTCTTCATTCAGTGGCAGATCCATAGTCAGTCCGCGCAGATTCCCTGTCTCATTGAGAAACCACAGTTTGTACGGTTCGTTTGCCTTTTTGCTTGCAAAGAGGGGAGATACGTCAAGACTATACGTGACACTGTGTTCGTTCACATCTGGATGCTTACGCACAGCCTCGACAAGTTCACTTCGCATAGATTCAAATGCATTGGATGGAACACGAAGAGACTGTTCGTACATCTCTTTCATCTTGTCATTGAACTCCTGATTGTCATAACCAATATGGGCCCTGCGCATTTCATCAAGTTCACGTACGAAGGAATTCATCTTTTGTTGGGTGCCTGTTGCAAGTGCGTAGAAATGATGTCAAATTTTGCAGGGGTCTCTCTACGGCAGATACATAGTTTGTCTAATGATATTGTAGAGAATGGCAGAAATACCCATCGCTCCTGGTGAGAGAGAAAATTTCATAAGGAACGTGTCAGACAGGCTACGTGCCAGCAATGATGCTTTAAAGTACGAGATACTTAATAATTTAATTGAGTATGGTATTAACATTGAATATATTACTGATGAGGACTTAATTGAAATTGAGCAGTTTTTTCATACAATTTTCAGTACACGTAACTCAGACCTGAACAATAGCAAAAATATGCTCAGTAATAATAATGCGAAACAATTAATAAATATATATGATAAGTTAAAAAAAAAGGCTGATAACAAAAGAAGGGCTGCAGAAAATGCTGCTATTAAACGCGCTAGTGAGGTTGTAAGGCTGGCGGCGGCTGCTGCCAAACTCCCTAGACGCAAAGGCGGTGCCAGACGCACACGCAAACACCGCGGTAGAAAGATGAGAAAAACAAGACATACCCGTCGTTAAACTCCAGTCCCCTGCATATAGTAATTACAATGGAACCAATTCTATACTAATTTCTATTTCACAACATTACTTGATCCGTGAAAAAAGAGCCTAATAGCAAAACACATCTAGAAATAGATGAACAACCAGGGTGCAAATTCATTACTGGGGGATACGGCTCAGGCGATGAGTCGTAGTCTGATTGAGCGGTATTTCCGCACCTCTGCGTACCCATATACACGGCACCATATTAACTCATATGACCAATTTCTGCAGAAGGATTTGATCTCCATTATTCAGTCGCATAATCCTATTATCATTCTGAAAGACCCCATTACAACGCTGAAAAACACGTACGCCTACAAGGTTGAGATTTACGTCGGCGGTGAAACGGGTACTGAACTTGAAATAGGTACTCCGACAGTCAGTCTACAAAATACAGAGGAAGTGCGTCTCCTCTTCCCCAACGAGGCACGTCTACGCAATCTCACATACGCCTCCACGGTGTACGCGAACATTCTCGTAAAAATCACATATACGTATCTGGACGCTGACAATGGTAATATGCCCGTTTCAAAACAGCTTGACCTCCCCAGCGACGCATTTCAGAAATTCCCTCTCTTCCGCATTCCCATTATGCTCCACAGTAAGTACTGTGTACTCAATAATAAACCGAAAGAATTTCTCCGCCAGGCGGGCGAATGCCCCTATGACCATGGCGGGTATTTCATCATCGGCGGTTCTGAGAAAGTCCTGGTTACGCGCCAAGAACAGGCCTTTAACACACTTTACATTACACCTCAGAAGTCCGACCCCAAAATCAAAATCTTCTCGTCCATCACGTGTCTGAATCCAAAGACGCGTATGGTGAAACGCGCCACGATTTCGTATACTCGCCGTGAGAATACAATCCAAGTTGGCCTTCCATTTGTTCGCAAACCGATCCCCCTCTTCGTTCTGTTCCGTGCACTCGGTTTCCAAACGGACAAAGAGATTCTACAGATGATGTATCCTGATTTTGAGACACCTGAGGCGAAACTGATGCTTCCCAAGCTCCACGAATCAGTTGTGGACTCCTATCCATTCACAAATACGTTCACTGCAATTCAGTATATTAAGACTCTGACGAAAGGCTATGGTGAGGCGCACGTTGTAGATATTCTTCGCAATCAGCTCTTCATTCATATGCCGAACGACCCAACCTCTCAAGCCCTCTTCCTCGCAGACTGTGTGCGTAAAATTCTCCGCGTCCACGAGGGATTTGACACGGGTACGGATCGCGACGATACACGTAATCAGCGCTGTCTAACGAGCGGTTTCCTCATTCAGATGCTATTCAGCAATGCGTACAATCAGTGGAAGAAATCGTTCACACTAACCATTGCGCGCGAGTATGAAGCCAATCGCAATGTCCTGTACAGCAGAGAAAACTTCGTACGTATTTTTGACCAGTCCAATGTTGCCCGTATTTTCGCACAGGGTATGATCACTGAATCCATTATGCGCGGATTCAAGGGTAAATGGGACGCAGGTCTGGGCGAAGAGAAAGCAGGTGTACTCCAGGCTCTCTCACGCCTCTCGTACTGTGATTTCATCTCCCACTGCCGTCGTGTCATTCTGGATTTTGACACAGGTATGAAACTCACGGGTCCACGCAAACTTCACCCCAGTCAGTATGGCTACTTCTGTACCAATGAGACGCCTGGTGGTGCATCTATCGGTATTGCGAAGAATCTAAATGTACTGACTGGCATTTCCACGTCATCGGAACTCCCTGCGTTTATGACATGGCTACGTACAAAGGGTCGCGTATACTCTGCAGAGGACCTGACAGTTGACCAGTGTGCCACATTCGTTCCTGTCTATATGAACAATGGCCTCTATGGTTTCACCGCGAAACCTCAACTCCTGACGGCAGTTCTGAAAACGATGAAACGTTGCGGATGTTTGCCATACTCTGTAAGTATTTCTTTCTCTATTCGCGACCGCAAAGTCTATATATTTATGGATGAAGGTCGTCCACTCCGCCCACTCGTCTGGCTCGCAGAGGGTGCACTGGTACCGCGCGAGAAACTCTTTGGACTGAAGACGTGGCGTGATCTGGTTATGGGTACACTACCTGCAAGACGTGAGAAGGACCTGGATGCCACCGATTTCTTTGACCCATTTGCTGACCAGCCAGCGAAACCACTGGAAGAGTATGTATCTGCACTTCTTCCATACACGGGTGCAATTGAGTACGTGGATCCCTATGAACATAATGAGACGTATATTGCAAATTTCCCAGAGTATATTCTACCAGAGACGACGCATATTGAGGTTCATCCATCCACAATTATGTCTATTATGACGTCACTCATTCCCTTTTCCCACCACAATCAGTCCCCACGTAACCAGCTCTCTTGCTCTCAGTCCAAACAGGGTGTTTCCTATTATGCGAGCAATTGGCAGAACAGATTTGACAATATTGCACACGTCCTCTGCTATGGCGAGGCACCACTTGTGCGCACAATGTATATGAACTATCTGGGTGAAGGTCGTATGCCATATGGTATGAATATTATTCTCGCAATTGCGTGCTGGACAGGTTACAATCAGGAGGACGGCATTGTCTTCAACTACGATGCGTTCCAGCGTGGCCTTTTTAGAACAATTGCGTACCGTTCGTATGAACTCTTTGAGGAAGACGATGAAATGTCAAAGGCGCGTACGCGTATCGGCAACCCTGTGAATATTGCGAGCTGGAAGGATCTGAAACCAGGCCTTGATTATACAAAACTGGATGAACGTGGTATTATTCGTGTGGGCGAATACTGTGATGAGAACACAGTGCTCGTTGGCGCATATATGACAACGGAACAGGGTAATATAACGGATGCATCTCTAACACCACAGGTCTGGACGACAGGGCGTGTGGAGAAAATTGCGATTACTGTGAGCAATCTGGGCCACAAACTCGTTAAACTTCGGCTCGTCCAGGACAGAATTCCAGAACTGGGTGACAAATTCTCCAATCGTCACGGTCAGAAGGGTACAATCGGTGCAATGCTTCGTGGTCACGATATGCCTCGCACATCCTCGGGTATTGTACCTGATATGATTATGAATCCACACGCCATTCCCAGTCGTATGACGATCGCGCAGAATCTCGAGCAACTGCTGGGCAAGTCTGCGTCTGCACTGGGTGCTGTGGGCGATGGTACAGCGTTTATGAATGACGGATCGCCTGAAGGGCAGATTGGCTCTACTTTGGAAAAGATGGGCTTTGAGCGCTATGGCAATGAGATTATGTATAATGGTGCAACGGGTGAGCAGATTCCTGCATCGATTTTTATTGGCCCTGTGTATGGTATGCGTCTAAAACATATGGTGGAAGACAAATGGCAGGCACGCGGAAAAGGTCGTAAGGAACAGCGGACACATCAGCCGACGGGTGGTCGTGGTAACCAGGGTGGTCTGAAAATCGGTGAGATGGACCGCGATGCGATTATTGCGCACAGTATGACTGGATTCTTCCGCGAATCGTATATGGATCGGTCTGATGGTTTCACAATGCCGATTTGCACGTCGTGTGGTACACAACCCATCTACAATCCTCGTATGGGCATTGCATTCTGCCCTCTCTGCTCGGGCCCTGCACGGTTTGTGGGAGACAGGGAGCAGAATCTGGAGCTTCTACCACCGACACAGCGTCAAAAAGGGCGCATTGTGAATGTAGAGATTCCCTATGCCACAAAAGTTCTACAACAGGAGCTGGAATCATATACGAATATTGGTATGCGGTTTATCACAACTGCAGATACACGCGCACTCAAGCAGTTTGAAATGTCTGCGACGGGCACGGAGATTCTCCGCGAACTACCTGGTCTCATTCTACCCGAAATTAATGCACCTGAACTAATTGAGGAGAAACCTGCGCAAACTGTAACTGTTGAACAACTCGCTGCAATGGGTGCAGACGTGGGTGCACTGGGACGTGAGTATGCAACGGCTGTTGTGGGATCTGCATCTGATGAAGATGCAATTTTTGATGAAAGTGTTGGTACTGGTGCTAGAACAGGTATGCCTATGGGTTTACTTGAGGGCGAATACGATCCTGCTATGGAAGAGCGTGCACTCATTGCAAATGCTATGGCACGTCAGCGCACGGTTATGGTGAACCAAAACGCTCTTCTGGCACAGCGTCTGGCACAGGGTGACGAGGAGTACAATGAAAATACGGGGGCATATGGTATGCCAGCTCCTGGTGGTGATGTATATGCAAATATGCCTCCGTTAGATGCGGAAGATGGTAGAAATGAGATTATTATGCCTGGAATGGGTGTACAGGCACGTCCAGCCCCTGAACCATTTGGTGCTACAAATGGACCACCTGCTATGCAGATGAGCTCAGCCCTTCCTGGCGCACCAAATACTCTTATTGTTGACACATCACCCGATGCAATGGCTGCAGAGAATCTGCCTGTACCAGGACAGCGCACAAATAGAGTAAGTGGTGGTGCAATGGGAATGGGTATTCAATCACGCACTCTACGAATGGGGGGTGGCGGTGCATATCATCAACAACAGCAACAGCAACCACAACAACAGCAAAACCACTATTCAGGTGGACAAATGAAAGTAACTGTGCAAAAACTGGAGTAACTCCCTTGATGCCTAACCCGCTAAAATTTGATGATGTAGCGAGTATAAACAGGATTTCACAGGAACCAATAGGCATATAGAATGAACTTTGAATATGTTGATAGCATCTATCGCAGTCGCCTAACACTACTCAATATTCTACAGGAACGCGGATTTGATGTAGATAAGTATCGTAAGTTCTCCCCGGCTGAAATCTTTGTTGCAAAAGACGCCTATGCGGGTCTGAGTTTCACGGTCAACAAGCGCGACGACCCAGAGTACCGTTGTGAGGTGATGTACTCGAATCTGACACGTCAGAAGCTGGAAGCTCTTCTCTTGAATCTGGAGCCAGAGGCTCCACATCCAAATGAATATATCTTTATGATCACGGACACTGTTACAGATGTTCACCATCAGCTTGCCCTAAAAGCATATATGATGAATAATAAACTCCGTGTAAGTTTCTTCAGTGTACACAATCTGGTCTTTGATCCTCGTCAACACATGCTTGTGCCTCACCAGGAACTCGTGCCTGAGTCGGAACACGCACGAATTATGGAGCATTGGAATATTACGTCAAAGACGCAGATGCCAATGATTCGTTATCATGTTGACCCAATTGTACGTATTCTGGGCGGAGTTCCTGGTGATATTATGCGCATTATTCGCCCCAGTCCATCGGCAGGTACGTACGAGTTCTACCGTGTCATTTCCCCATAAAGCCACCCGCAACAGCAACCCGTCGTTCCCATCTACGACTCACTTTCGGTGTAGCAGTTGTAATAAAAATACACGTATTGCATATTCCACATTGATAAAAATCAGTAACAGGCGCCTCAGGTGGCCTATATTTTGTAAATTGGCCTGTGCGTAGTTTGCACGATGGGCAGTAAATAGTTTCTGTAAAAACTTCAACTGCATTGCAACGTTCGCACGAATTTTTTTGATGTTCTGAACTCCAGACTATATGCGAATGCATACAACCACACGTTGATGCCATATCTATTGTTGCATATCTACTTCTGAAAGTCTATAAGCACGCGCACAACTGTTCATTGTCTCCTCCTCTGCAGATGCACCAGGCGCTCCAGACTCATTTCAGACAACTCACCCAGTATTTTCACAAGTGCTCGTGGATCAAATGGACTCTGTTGTACAAACCACCGATCGTGCATATGGTCGGAAAGAAGGGATAGAGCCAACGATGCCCCACGTAGCTCTTCCACCGTCATTCCCTCAAAGAGTCCATTGCCACGTCCAAGAAGTGCATAGAGTTGTTCATCTCCATAGGGATACCAATCTGGTTGGCTAGATTGTCCTGATACATCTGTAGTCATTGCTACACAGCCTTTGAATATATCTTTAGATTATCAATAACAACACCCGTATAATTATGGATAAAAGAGTTCTCGTGAATATGGAGGGAGTCCACGCAATGGCATCCGATGATGTGTCATCGAACCAAATTATTTTACATCCAATGACCCAACCACCCACTCCACCCAATGATAAAACACCCTGGATTACAATTACGGTGGCTGGCGCAACTGCAGGTGTCGTGGTGGCTGCCATAACATATGCAACAACCTCTACCACCACATCGGCAATGGCATCTGCAACTGGATTTACGATTGATATGGTTGGTGAACTTCTCAGTGCAGGTGTAACATATGTAATGGGCTATGTTGCAGGTTATACTGTGAAATTCGCATCCAAAACCGCAGCGAAAACGGCAGAAGAGACGATGAAACATTCTGGAATGATCACGGCAGCAGTTCTCTCCTCAGCAGCAGGCGCTGTGACAGCCCTATCTATAACAATTGGAACACGTATGGTTGAATACAGTATACAGTATGGTGGTAAAATGACACAAGAGCTTGCTGTACAGTTGTCAGAGGCCTATCTACGATTCAGAGCATCACGGTCTTCCTTTGAAACAACGGGAAATACATACGAATTACTGGATGATGAATGGGTGATGATTGCACCATCTCCTGTCTTACGTGGAATAGAAGATGACATTCATTCATTTACTACACCTGCACATAGGCCATTTTCATCAGAGTCCAATGTTGTAATGGAGATTGAACCGCTTTCGCTCGATGAGAAACAATAACACATTTACAATCTACATTCGTAATAGGGTACTGCTTGGAATGTCAGATGTATGGCCACAAATGAAACAACAATTTCAACGGAGATATGATGAATTAACTGTAAAAGGCACACAACTCCAGAAGGATATGGATGATTTAAACAGATTTACGTACAGCTATATTGCATCAGGAGGTGTATCACTCAATCCAGCGAATGATGTGAATCACACACAGGCTCTCGCGGCCGCGGAACGTATTAAAAAGTACAAGGCCGATATGGCAGCCCTGGTCAATGATGTCAATCAGAAAATTAAGGACATTTCAGTATCTACGGATATTGGTACAAAACTCACAGAGAACGGTCGCCTACAACAGGAAATAACAGAACTTGAGAAGGAGGCAAAAGACTACGAGGATGATGCAAAAACGGCAGAACTACGTGAAAGTCTGCTCCGGTCCAAGGAAAGTGATATTACACGTCACCAAGTCGTCTTTTTGGGAAGACCTCTCCGCCCGTCAAGTATTCCTTATCTCTGGGCGCTCTCAGTGCTATTCATTGGTGCAAGTATTCTGATGTTTCAGACGATGACACCTCCGCTACAGCCTCTCTTTACAACGCTGTTTGGCACATCGACTGGAATGGGTGATGGCGTAGGTGGAGGATTCCTATCCGATGTTCGTGTCTGGCGCACACTTGTTGGTGCATTTACAGTTGTAATTGTATTCCTCTCGCTCCGTGTTGCGAATGTAATCTAATAGCACGTATCCCCTCTCAATAAATCTATTTTTAATGTAGGTTAGGGTAAATGTCCTTTTGTCCAGATACAAATACCGTATTTACAACGGATAGTTTATTACAAACATATGGTTCCACAACACAGCAGAGTATTCTACCTCTAGATGGATTTACACAGACGGATCGTGATACGAACGGCATTCTGAAACCTGACGTGATCAAACAGTATGTGACATCACTGCTCGCACAGGGAAAAGTCCCGAAAGCCCCTGCTGTCACAGAAGAGTCTCGTGCTGTTGAAGAGTATATGGCAAAAGATAATCGTTTTATTACTGCCGTGAAGGAGGAATACTGTTTTTACAATAGCAGATACAAGTACGCGCTGAGACAGCTGATTACCAAGTTGCAGGAGGGATACATATCCTCTGACGCTGCCAAAAAGATGGTTGTAGAGGATTATCTAAATAAGTCACGCGCGCTCAATATGAAACTCAATGATATCACACAGATTGCCAATGAGATCACACGTGTCCGTCTACAGTCTACGCAAAATCAGAACACGGACATTAATACAATGAACAGTGACCTCCAGTCGCGCTCAGCATTGCTCTCTGAGCAGAATAAGGTACTGTCATCGGAACAGGCTACGGCAACATTATATAAACAGATGGAGAAATATACACGGGAACGTGCAAGTGCAACAAATAATATGCTGGGGCTGTACAGCGTAATGAATATTGTTATGATTGGCACACTATTCTATATGTATAGATCGATGTCTGCATAATTATACCATTTATTCATGCATCCAATATTACTATACTCTACTAAATATCCCAATCTAGTAGAGTAAAGTATGGGCAATACGGAATCTATCGCTGCACTGACCAGTTCTTTGCAGGATGCGGAACTGACAACGGCTCTAACGGAAATGCAAAACAACCCTGCTGCCTTACAGACCTATCTTCAAAGAGCACAAGAAAACCTATACAACAATGTAACACAACAAAAAGATGACACATTTCAGAAGGTATACGGAGATTTGGAGCGTGCATCCACGACGGAACGCGCCGTCTATCACTATTACAAGCGCAATAGTGATTTAAATACACTGCAGAAGAGCGTGTTTGACAATCAAAAAAGCTCAGCAGATGCAGTGATCCATGACCGTGATCTTGCGAAACGCCAGTATGAGATTAATCAGTGGACAGCCTCCAATAAGAAGGAGACGCTGTTCGTGTATAGCCAGATGTTTATCGTCCTGTGCACATTTGTAATTCTAGGATATTTGTGGATGAAAGGAATTCTTGGCACATCGGTTGTTATGATTCTAGGACTGATTGTGCTATTGATTGTGATATTTACCATTGTGAATCGCTCACAGTACACTGACTTCTTGCGTGACAAGCGGTACTGGAATCGTCGCCTGTTCCCTGTCTATAGACCTATACCGACGCCGAACATCTGTCCTACAACGACAGCAACTGCAACAACGACAGCAACAGCACCCGCGACAGGACAGGCAACTCGCTAATCAAAGACTATAGTAGGTATGAGCTCACAGGATAAGGCTACAATATGTAAATCAAACCCAACACGCATTAATTCTATAATAACGAACGCAGCAGAGTGTGCAAATGAAACAGAACACCAGCGTCGCCAAACATTTGCAACCGATACGGGTAAACAAAAAGATGATATTGAAAATCTCAAAAGTGTCTACACAAATGCACTTGCATCTGCGGATTCCATATTTGGTTCAGGAAGTACTACAACATTTGCAACAGAGATCGACACGCGTAACAAAGAACTAAAACAGAAAGTTGCGGAACTCACAACGAAAATAAACAGATCCAAAGCGTCAATTGAACGTGCAGACCGTGATTTCGTAGATTCGAAGGAACAACAGCCTGAAACGGTGCCAATTCGGACAGCCCACGTAATTGATGACTACACGCTGATTATAATGTTTATCTCTTATCTATTCCTTGCACTAACCATACTCTACTGGTACGTGCAACAGAATGATTTCTCTACAAAGGCACTTCTCACAGGAATTGCAGTAGGCATTGTCGTGTCAGGCATCCTTGCTATGCTACTATGGGCATATCTGTAAATTACAATAAAAATAATAATATTTGCAATCTTCTCATTTAATCTATTCAGATAGTTTGAATGAGAATGTGTATTAATTACTCAATTTACTTACCGCGACGTAGATTGATAGCACATCCCGCCCCACCTACAGCAACAGCGCCAGCACCAGCGCCCCCAACAGCACCAGCGCCAGCGCCCCCAACAGCGCCAGGCTCATCACCCTCTGCCCGCAGAGATGCCTGCTGTTGTTGCTGTTCCCGCTCCCACTCCTCCAAATCTTCATCCGAGTCAAAGGTTGTAATACGACGATACGTCTTCTTATCGGCAGGCATACCAAACTCATCATCCAGACGCTTCTGTAGATCTACCATACTGAGTTTCTTACCACCACCCGCAGACCCAACCTGCTCGTACCAATACTTGTACGCACGGAACAGTTCCTTGAGCGTCGCCTCAGTACCAGGACACGCCCGAATACGAGCCTGCTTGAACTTACCAAACGAGTCAAACAACGCACGATAGTTCTCAGACTCCTGCTTCACAATAGCAGGGATCGGCTCAATGCCGTGCTCCAGATACTCGGTTTCATAGATATATACCAGTCGCGCCATAAATGCAACACGCCAGCGTTTCAGTTTCGTATCAAGATGGTTGTCGCGTGGGTACACGTTCTTCACAGGATCAATATCACGTCCCTCCTCGGACTCAGGATCCACGAACTTACTCTCAAATGGCACCGCCATCACACGACGCCACGTACCACGATCCATCGCGTGAATCGCAGGGAACTTGTTACACAACATGAACATTTTGCCCGTGATCTGGAACTTGCTCTGATCCTCAAACAGGCCACGCGCCTCAACGACATCCTCACCCGTGAACTGCTTCATCCGCGACGTATTCAGAGGCTCACCATCATCAGGCTCAGCCATATAGATGAAACGGCGATTCCGCACAGCCATAATGTCAGGATTCGCAGCACCCGACTCAGGGCGCTTCCGCGTCAGCACAGTACTCTGTAGCGACGTCGCATAGTCGCCAAGCGTCATTGCCATCAGATCAACAAGCTTAGACTTACCATTACCACCAACACCAATCCAGGTATCATACCTCTGCTCACGATTCGTACCCTCTAGACACGATGCGAGCTTGCGCCACATATAGGCACGGAGTTCAGGGCGCGGGAACACCTTCGACATGAAATCATCAATCTCGTCCTGAATGGGATCCAGTTCATCATATGGAATATACGGGATTGCATCACACTGCTTCGGAATCCACTTACCCGCCTGGTACGTAATGTGATCATCGGGGCGACCATCACGAAACTGGCAGAAGAACTTGACAGACCCATCAGGCATTGTACGCTCTGCGTGGAGATTGAGAACACCATTCGAGAAGCCAATGAGATAAGGATCCGAATTCAGCTTATTCTGAAACTCCTCCTCATAGAAGAGCCCCACACACTCTTTCATAACTCCATCTTTGAAGCCAACAGTATAGAGTTTCGTCTCAATATCGTGGAACTTTTTAATATGCTTGTCCAGGAAATCGGACTCCGTTTCATTGGCACAGGTGTGCTTCTTACTCTTAATGACTGACTTCGTGCGGTCAAAGACATCGGCCACCTCCATACTCATCTTGTTACGGAGTTTGAGACCCTGATCCAGTTTGCGCCACGAATGCTCATTGAATTCATACCAATCCGTCTTCTTTGAATCCACGGCTGCACGATACGTGTCATTGTACATACGTTGCATCAGGCGCGCAATATGAGTGTGCGTCGCTTCAACTTCACGCTGTACATACTGGATTAGATTATCATCTTCAATCCGCTTAAACTCAGCAAGATTGTCCTCCTTTGCCCAGCGAATTAGACTGCGCATCGTGAATGTGTTGCCGTGATAAGGGCGTGACCATTCGCGACGAAGACTGTTGATGTTATTGCCAGTGAACTTGGGAGACTTCGCACTCCAGTCCAGCCAGACATTGAACATATCCTCAGAATCGTCAATGGCACGCAGGCACCAACCGACATTCATCCATCCTGTGCGGTCATCTGCGCGTTCTGCAGAGAGACAGCGTTCCACGAGGGTTTTGGCGTAGGTAATATCATCTGGCGTACTTCCTGCAGGAATGAGCGACGTAATGAGGCTGTTGAGGCGGTCAATCTTCTCATCACCCGCCCCACCTGAAGGACCGCCAGCACCACCGCGTGCAACAGGAGTGCGACAAATCCCACTAATACGATTCACTTCGCTGGCCATTGACTCGCGGACAACAATATCCATATCACGAATTCCATAGCGGACACTCAGTAGTTCCAGAACCTGCCGAGGATTGTAATCAAGTGTATCTTCATCTGCATACTCGTGAGTAACGGTATTATAGGTATATACCGTTTGTAGGCTGTATGCAGGAATATTTGGCTTTGACTCGCCATAGAGGAACCAGCCAGCACTCTTTGCAACGGCCTCATCGTAGACAAGCTTATCAGGATTAATGAACCCAGTCCCGTCAAATGCACTATGGACTGCGTCATTTACGAGAAGGTATTGGCGCAGAATCTGCTGATGTTCGCTGGAGAGGACAATATCAGGACACTGGATATGGACACCGTCCTTCACGCTCGTACCCTCCTTACGCCTGTCCTCATAGGGTGACGGGCGAAGAGAGATAAAGAAGCGGGCGCGATTAATACCGTGATGAGATAGGTCAAAGAATTCGGTAAGAGCCGTGACATACGCGCGAACAAATGCCTTAATATGATTCATCGTGAAGCGTCGCTCAATGGCAGATGCACTGCTGTACTTGAAATCAAGGTCAATCAGCAGGGGAGATAGACCATCTGGGCGACGCTGTTCGACGAGATTATTGGGGCGCCGACGATCAATAAAGAGATACTGGTTGAGGAGTTGCAAGAACTCTGGATAATTCTCATCACGAATCATCCAGCGTCCCTTTACCGCGCCCATGCCGGTTACAGAGCAGGGCTCGCCACGTCCGACTTCATACTTGCGGAGGAATACGCCGAGAGGGCAGTCAAGTGCGGACATTGCTGTCTCGATATGTTGCATAGCTTGGATCACGGCTACCTTACATCCGGAAAAATCCCTCAATTTTTTGTTCACACCTGTAATATAATATTATACTAACTGATAGTAGCTGACCAAATGGGATATAGACCCGAGATTATCGCGCTCAAATTCATTGACATTTTTCTGTTGAGTGGCTACTACTTTGTAACTGCCCTTGCATTATCTGCAGGAATTGACGCATTTATCGGCAAGTTTGACCGCAAACAGGATGAGGAGAAATCAACACTCCGACTGCTGGGAGAGGCAATTGCATACGTGTTTGTGTTACTGATACTGTTCTACATTACGCGTAATATTGTTGAACGCATACCATTTCCGCTGGAGGGCTGGTTCGGATTTCAGCACTCGCGTGTAAAAGAGCGGACAGGTGACGTCGTATTTGTGTTTGTTCTCTTCTACTTCCAGAACTATTTTACAGAGAAGATGGACTTCTTACACGAGCGTATTCTGAGCCATTTTCAGGGATAAATTTGACACTGCTGTCCTCCATCCTTCGTGTCCAGCGCATCATCAACCTAAACTTTAGGTACACAACTAAGTAGCAAAATGAAGTTCTGTCCCTGTGGAAATCTTCTCAGCAACAAGACGACAGAAGGCGGCGAGGAGGGTGGCGAGACTACGGCAGATAAACTCCTTCTCGTCTGTCGCACGTGCGGATATCAAGAGGAGGATACGAAGGGCGGTCTTGTCCTTGAAATTAATCTGGAGGAGCGCACATCTGAGGGTTACAAGATTCTACTGAATGAATTTACGAAACAGGATCCCACTCTGCCTCACGTAAATACAATTAAGTGCCCAAGTGGAACGTGTCCATCCAATGCAGGCGGTGCAGAGCGCGACGTGATTTACCTGAAATATGATGCTGAGAATCTGAAATTCCTGTACATCTGCAATCTATGCGATGCCCAGTGGAAGAGTAAAAGTAATTAGATGACACGTATTTATAATACTCTATTTTATTAGAGTATAATGGCAAAAAGCGTTAAAAACAGACGTAAAAGTGGAGTAGTACGTAAATTTACTATGAAACGCATAGGAAAATTAACTCATAAAGCAATTAAACTTGTTGATAGATATGACCCCGCTGGAGACCCTATTAAAAATTTAAACATTCTTGCTCGTGCAGCTGAAGATATTGATATGTATCTGGGCGAAACTAATTCTGATAGATTATCTGATTTTCAATCATATATGCATCCGATAGTTGAGCGTCTTCACGGTGAGATTACACTGGTATTAGACCAAATTAAACTTGCAAAACAGGTTGCGCACGGCGCGAAGGCTGCAAATGAGAATGATGATTTATTACGTATGTTTGGAATGATGGGATTAGGTAAATAAAATACCAACAATATTTTTGCAAAAAAATTGACACAATTTCCCCACAGCCAAGAGGGTATACACAGCCCAACGTAACTCCAAGATGAATTCTGTACCTAATGCCTGGTTCTGCCCCATCACGCTACAGTTGATGCGCGACCCTGTTATTGCAACGGACGGACACACCTATGAGCGCGAAGCCATTGAGAATTGGCTCGCGCTGAACAGGACTTCGCCCGTGACTCGCGCACTTATCACGTCCCAGACGTTGACTCCCAATATTGCACTTCGCAACACAATTGAGGAGTATCTTGTATCTAATGCCCCAGCATCTGCATCCTCCGCATCATCCCCTCCATCCAGTCACAAGTTCAACCCAGTTCCCATCCAACTCACTACCCGTCTCCACCCATCCACGGACGGCACGCATCAACTCCATCTCCACATTAATCCTCCTGCCACAGGTGAGCGCCAACCCGTCGTTCTACTCGCAGTGATTGACAATTCAGGATCTATGAATGAGACGGCAGATGTGCACGATGGTTCCGAGGCTCGTGGATTTACGCGGATGGATCTCGTCAAACACGCAATTCGCACGATGTCAGGTCTTCTCTCAGACAATGATTATCTCGGCATTGTAACGTTCAGTACTTCTGCACGCACTGTTCTCGCCCCCACCGCAATGACGGCAAGTGGCAAGACATCAGTAGAGTCCGCTCTCCAACTCATTCATCCTGATGCACAGACGAATATTTGGGACGGCATTCGTCTCGCAGCCCAACTTGCCAATGCACCCGAGTTTGCAGACTGCAATATTGTGGGTATGCTACTCACGGATGGCTTCCCGAATGTGAATCCTCCTCGCGGGATTATGCCAACGCTGAACTCCAGTCTCAAAATGACGAACCCGTGGACGTTCCACACCTTCGGATTCGGCTACAATCTTGACAGTGAACTGCTCGCCCAAATTGCCTCTTGGGGGAAGGGTATCTTCGGATTCATCCCAGACTGCACGATGGTTGGAACGGTCTTCATCAATATTCTGGCAAATACACTCGCAACGGCAGTGCCCGCTGGCAAGTACCGACTCCTCTATCGCCTAGATGACGATGCAAGCATCGACTATACTGTAGATGTGGGACCTATCATTCTCGGCCAGGCGCGTGACATTGTCATTCCCAATCTACCGACCGATAGCGTGAGCGTGAGCGTGAACGTGGTTGGGACGGATGCATTTGTACCAGTCCCTGTCACGATGTATCCGATTGACGAGTATCCAAAGACGTACACAGACTATCTAAACACAATTGCAACTGCGATTCGTCTCGGCAAGGATGGAAATACGATGGCAGCAACGGAGGCACTGGCAACCTTTGAGCAGTCCCGTCCACGCACTGATTCGCGCACTGCCGCGCTACTCCGCGATCTCCGTTCGGACGTGGAGAGTGAGGGCCAAATTGGTATGGCACCGCGCTATTTCCAGCGCTGGGGTGAGCATTATATGCGCTCCTATCTGACAGCACAGCGCAATCAACTGTCAATGAACTTCAAGGATCCTGGTCTGCAGATTTATGGTGGCGAGCTGTTCCGCGAACTGCAGGCAAAGGGCGATGAAATCTTCTGCAGTCTGCCACCACCGAATCCGTCAGCACAGCGATTTGCGGCGGCAACAATCTCTGCAACGGCTACACCAGTGAGTATGAGTGTCTTCCACAATGCGAGTGCAGGGTGCTTCAACGGTTCAACCCGCATTCGTATGATGAACAGCACGTATAAGCAGATCAATGAGATTGAAAAGGACGATATTGTATGGACGCCGAGTGGTCCTACAACGGTTGTCGCAGTGGTTGTGTGTAATACGCACGCAACCTCACAGCCGATGACGCAGATGGGTCCACTCTGTATTACGCCGTGGCACCCTGTGCGTATTGAGGACGAATGGTTCTTCCCTGCCGATATTGCAGGGTACACGTCACGACTGGTGACGACTGTGTATAATCTGGTCCTAACTACTGGCCATATTGTGAATGCAGAGGGTGTAGAGTGCGTGACTCTAGGGCATGGGTTTACGGAGCCGAAAGTTGCTCACCCGTTCTTTGGCACGGATGCAGTTCTGGAGTGTCTGCGGAATCAGACGGGCTGGGAGCGTGGTCGGCCTGAATTCCAGAATCTGGTTGCAACCCGCGACCCAGCTACGAACATTATTAATGGATGGATTGATATGGTCTAAATAATAAAATTACAAACCATATAAATACAAAAATCTTAACCCAACCCCTATTTATTTTTTACGCCCAGTGCGTCGTAAGAATGTAAGGAAGAGCGTACGTCGCAAGCACACCTGACACAACTGTTGCGAATGCAGGAGCCTGAGCCAGCATAGACGCAATTCCAAAAGAGCCGAGCATCATCGCGCTGTCTGCGAGAATAACTTTCACACCACCGCGATCGGCATATGTTTTAAACACATCAATCATTGCATTGTGTCCCTGTGGAATGGGCAGAATCACACCGAAGTAGAAAAGCAGATCGTGAATAACCTGTACTACAATAAGCAGACCTGCGAACACTGCAGGATTCCATCCGTATTCGTCACGCAGATACGTCTGATACACATATTGACCGATGAAAAATCCGAGAACAATGACTAATACATCTGCGAGAACGGCACCGAGTCCAAACTTGTCGTACCACACATTAATGGTGGAGCCCCAGAATCCAGGGAAGAAACGTACGAGGAAAATGACAATTAGATCTACGATGAGAACTGCGACGAGAATCTGCGGAAAATAGGAATAATCGGAGATGTCCATATTATATACTATATATACACTAATTATTAGAGTGAAACAGATCCACGACACAGTTCCATAACAACGCGGTGAATAATATCACGTGCCTCAAGTACACCTTCCCAACCATTCGTAATTTCGAAATACTCATTCCCATCGGGTCCAGCACCCCATTTCCGCCGACACTCCTCCAGAATTTTTGCCTCAGCATGACCAACGAGTTCAGGTGCAACCTGTTCAACAAGAAACACCTCTGACCCGCGTGTATATTCTGTGAGACGCCGAATACGTGTATCAATCTCCTGCACAGTTTTCCCAATTTTGTAGACATGACGATCAAGCAATTTGAATTCACGTGTACGAATCATATAAATATATCCGATTTTTGGCTCATCTGTGCCATCAAGACGAGCAATCTTTTGAATTGCACGACGTTTCTGACCTTGGAATGGCGTCAGAGAGATTGTGCGTACAACTTGCTCACCCCCCTCTACAATCTGATTACCACTGCTATCGGACATAGTACTGGTAATGATTATGAATCGCAACTTTAGATTAGTTAGATACATCACTAGGTTCTTAAAGGTTATAAGAATTTTTTTACTTTGCTGGAAGAACCTAGTGAGGTATTGATTAGAAAAAGACGACAGGCATAACTCACTAGGTTCTTTGAGTGTTAAAAAGTTTCGCAATGAAATTTTTTATATCTGATTGATTTGCTGGAAGAACCTAGTGAGGTATTACATAGATATGCCTCACAGGGTTCTTTTGAATCACGCTGTCGTGTTACCGACGTTGCAACCCAACCATACGTGTCTGCTGGAAGAACCCTGTGAGGCATATTGATAATTAGCAGTGAGATGTTTTGATCATCCGACCTTTCGGTTATGAGCCGACTGCGCTAACCTCTGCGCCACACTGCTTGTGAGGGTGTGTATTCGCCACCCTGATACACACCTCTCTCGCGGTCTTTAGGCTCCGTTATACCGAGAAGGGTGAAAGTTGCACCCCATCCCACGCCACCCGCACCGCATCATACCGTTCCACATCGAGAACCGCTCGCACACCATCCAGTGACGTCTTCACACTCAGATTCCCATTCTGCAGAACCTCCAGAATCGCAGGCGACCAGCCACTTAGCATAACAACGCCCTCCTCCTCCGCTTTCGCATGGAACTCCTTGAACGCAGCCCGCAGATTCCAAATGATAATACGTGGAGCAACATACCCGTGATTTGCAAAGGACGCGCGAATCATTTCCACGTGAGTCTGCCACCCATCCTTCGTCTTGGACACAGACCCGCTCCCAACCGCTACATCAAATCCCATATCCGTCAGAACGAGCAGATCCCGTGGTGCATTTTCAGGCGGTATCTCATTCTCAATCAGAGTGTTCAGAATGAGTGAGCACGCAGCCTGGAAATTCGTAGACGTACCCCACGGTGCACACGACGCTGTTGCAACCTTCTCTGCAAGTGACGTCATACCCGCAAAGTCCACCCACGCAGGCGTAGAGTCAAAGGTAATCACGCGGTCACGGAACTCCTCGTCCGCAAGTTCACTGATCAGAATACCGAGTGCAATAGACACTTCCATAGGAATACCGTTCATACTTCCACTGAAATCGCAGAGAGGCACAATCCCACGTAGCCCACCCTTCTTCTGAATCTCCTCGCGAATTGAACGCCACTGTCCTTCAAGAATGGCCTTCTCTTCTGCCGTCGTAGACCCAGCGCGAATTTCGTGCACCAGCTCGTGAGGCATAACTACATTTGCGCCTTTCACTTTCGCCTCGCCCCTTGCAACCTTCTGTCCAAATGCGACAAAGTTCTCACGACACGCCATACGATCCGCATTCTCAGGATGCCGAATCCCCTCCAGCCTCAATCCACCACCGCGTGACAGCTTGCCTTTCGTAAAATACCGCTTTCCACCCACAACCCGCACAGACCCGCGCGTATATGTGTGCAGAGGTACGAGATTCATCATAGCACGTTTCTTCCGCGCCATACAGCGACCAGGGACATGTGCAGGTGTAATCGTTGCCCACTCACCACGTGTCATCGTGGCTTCCACCGTGTTCAGACGACGATTTAGCGCGGAGCAAGTCTTACGATACGCACGCCGTTTATCTGCGAGTTCGGCAATATCTGGAAATAGCAGTTCCGCGTAATGCAGGGAGAGAAAGTCATCTGCGCCACCCTCACGTGGCATCCATTTTCCGAGAAGAGAGACTTTCCCACTCTCTGTATCCAGCGCAACCAAATCCTTGCGAAACTGTTCCGCAATCTGCGCATCAATGTCCCCACGAATACGTGCCCGCCATTCCGTGTTTTTCCCATATGTGTCGGTACCCGCCATTGTCCAAAGGCGCATCATATCCCGCCAGCACCCATACTCAGGAACAAGACGGATCATTGCACTCATCACTGCAGGAGGATAATACATTGCCAGTGTCAGGAACATATGGAAAAACAGGTCACGTTCACCCTTTCCTCCGCGAATATCACGCGTCTGGAATGCCATCGTAAACAGGTCACGGCCGAGACGCGCACACGCTTCTGCATCCGCGAGCATATCGTGTAGACTCTCGCACATAGACGCGTGACCATCGCGAACAAGCATTGTGAACAAAGGGACAATCGCATTGCCTACACCTTCCCCTGTATAGACATCTGCGCCATTTACACCTTGTGTATGTGTCATTACAACATTTTGTGACGAGACTGTTGCCATGACGAATTGTTACATAATAAATCCTATCATTCTTTAAACCATCCCCACCCTCATCCCCACCCCTCATCCCCACCCCTCATCCAATCATTTGCAACAAATCACTAAAAATCCGCTCAGGATTCGTCTTGAACCGTTTCACAAGTGGATTTCCTGTGAGACGATAAATCCACGTCAGCCGATCCTGGGGATCCAATTGTTCCATTGGCGCACGAAGATACTCTGTCATTTTGCATCCTTCCACATTCAACCACTGATCAAACATTCTCTCCAAATCAACAGGCAACTTCCTGTAGGTGTAATAATACATAAATGCCATAAACATATACATATCACGTCCTTCCTTGGGACACGGGTCTTCAGGCACATATCCACGACCTGCCCCCGCCCGCAAATTGCCACCTCCACGACCACCACCAATTCCAACGCAACTGAATCCAAAATCAATGAAACTTACATCAAATCGAGACAGGAATGTGATTGGCATACCTCTAACAACGGCAGTTTTATCACGTGGCTCGTGTTCGTGAAGAATAATATTACTGGGTTTCAGATCGCGATGATTCATACCTATGTCATTTTCCAAATGCCATAGCATTGAACTAACCTGAATAATGCACTCAATAATCAAATTCACGAGTTGAAATCCAATCCGCGTTTCAATCAGCTCCTGCAGAGTTTTACCATACATACGCTCCATCGTAAAACACACAGTACCATCACGCAAACGCAGAACATCATATACTGGCGCGGCACCTCTATGAAATCCCCCACGAAGGAGACTCTCATAGACAACCCTCTGTATCAGCGCCTCACTGAGCAGAGACGCACCAGACTCCTTTGGCTGTTTTAATACAACCGCATCAGCTCTTCCATCAACCTCACGAAGAGCACCTTTGATATAACCGTACTTTCCTTGGTCAATAATCATTAAATCATATACGCGTCGATTCGGTAAAGATAGAATACAATTGGAAATGTCCTCGCTGACATGACAAGGAACTGCAACTGTGCGCAACCATTCTTCATCGGCGATACACCCTCGCCCTGTCAAACCGACAATACCAAATTCACTCAAATCTATGACACTATGGCACCGTTCCTGATCAAAATCACCATTTGATCTAATTTTACACATACTTATTCACAGGCCACCTACTCTTACGGGCGAAATTAGACTAGCAAGCAGGGATACGCTATTTCTATAGTAAGTAAAATTAAAATTCAAGTATATAAATATATAATGCCCAATTACCCTGTGGATTTGGTATTTAAGAACGCATATAGTGTGCATTTACCTCCAAACACATTTTCAATGGAAGATAATATTGTTATTCAACCATCAACTCTTCAATTTGAAGGCGATATTAAGGCAACATCACCAGAACAGCCTTTGGGACGCAAATTTATACAGGGTGGAAAATTAGAGGTGGCTGTGACGGTTCTATTTACGCATGATCACTATCAAAAGGTGTTTCCAATTGGTAGCAAAGTAATAATGTTTAAATATGAGGACCATTCTCCACAATATGTACGTTTGCTAACAAATCCTCAAGGAGAGCCTATTCCCGCGGATCCGCCTGCACAAATACAGGTAGGTGGACGCTACTGTCGTAATCGCCGCCATCGTTCAAACCGTCGTAGACAGTTGAGCCGTCGTCGCAGAAATACACGCCGTCAACGCAGACATTAATTATCTGCAGGGATGGGCAAATTAGGATCTATTCAAATAACTTGAAAAGTAAATTATAATAAATTTAAATTTATTATAATATATATTATTTTGCCCATCCCATCTTATGTGCGAAAGGAAATCGCACCCACACTTGCTGATAAATCACGGAATGCAGGAGGCGCACCCATCTGATCCTGTGTCAATGTACTCAACATATACGCACTCAGCTCATTGGGATGTTCGTGTGCAGTCGGCGGCAACGTATTACCAAAATACGCAACCCAGTCTGCAGGGGCAGTCTTTCTCCACAGACGTGTGACAACATTATAAAACCATATAGAACATTCACCGAGACGCGGTTGTGTAGGTGATTGAAAGATTGGCAGAGGAATCCACGTATCTCTCCAGCAATAGGGTCCATCGACCATCGTATCAGGATTTATACGCATATACTTGCGCAACTCGGCAGGAATCTGATCTGCCGACGCTGGCCTGAACTGCCACACCGTTTTATACAGTCGTCTCCATAATGCAGGATATTTCCGCTGATGGATATGCCACATCTCGTGAAGAAATGTTTCCAAAGAAGGAAGTGTAGCCTGTTGTGGAAAACAAATAAGTTGGTCAGGACGTGTATGAGGAAATCCAGTGTCCGCAGATGGCATAAGAAAAATAATATTCACAGAGTCGATGTCACGCTGTAAACGATAAGGCATATGCCGTCTGTATTCGTCAAAGAGTGTGCGAATTGCATTTGTATCCGTGTCAGATAGTTTCGCAAGTGTATAGGATGTGCCGATACGTGCGTGTGCATTGGATGGAGATGCTAAACACGTTTCAACGTATCTATCCTTCTGTTCTGCATAGTTTAGTGCCTCGGATGCACGTCCATTACATAAAATATATACATTCATTCACTCTCACTTGTCATATGTTGGGAAAATACATAGGCGCTAAATACACACCCTATTACTTCTTCTTCGGCTTCTTATCATCTGCAGGCTCCTTCTTGCGCTTCTTCTCGCGCTCCTTCTCTTTAATGACACTGACCAGATACGAATCCATCACAAAGTTGGAGACAGCAGGCTCTACAGCTACAGGTTTTTTACCACCAAGTGATGCAACTGGTTTGCGAATGCGAACACTTGTACTTGTGCCTGCGCCTGATCCAGAGCCACCCGCAGGAACAACAGTTCCGTCCATTGCCACGGTTGCACCAAAGAAGCGTTGCACGAAGAGACGTTTATCGTGAACACCGCACCGTTGCAGGGATTCGCCAAACAGGAGATCGGCAGCCCGCGCCTCACGCCACGCAATACGTTTATCACGTTCGGAAGGACAATCTGTAAGAAGTCGCGCATCAAATCCTGGCATCTCATCCAGCAGAATGCCAAACATCTGTGAAACAGGATTCTGGATCTGATGCTCAATATAGAATCGGAAGTCAGGATGGAGTCCACGCTCTTGTACATATCCAGGCGTTTCAATACGATCACCCTGCAATCTCGCCTCTTCCTGCCCAGGCTTCGGTCGGATATAGACAAATCCAATACGATCACCTGATGCGGGAGCATTTCCTGGATCACGAGCAGCAATTCGGTCTGCAAGTGCCTTGTGTGCAATTCGCGTTGGATCTGCATATTCTGAGCGCAGCGATTTCGTGACGGTCAGTTGACCCATACTCACACTCCCTGCCACCAGCTCTGCACAGAGTTCTTTGACAAGCCGTGTCGCACCAATAACATCTCGCTCCAACAGCAGTTTCTTCATTGCACCGCCGAAGATTGTTTTGACAATGGGCGCATTATCACGGCGTTTCAGCGCAATACCCATATACTTGTGCACATAGTCGTCGGCATTATTCTCAAACATCAGACCTGCATATCGCTTCTTACTGAACATTAGCATTGGATCGAAGATTTTGTCAAACTCAAAGTCGTGAGGGGCTTTCAGTGCCTGCGTGACAAGATGCCCAGCCTCTGCGGTCAAATCAATCGTAGCCTGGCGCGCTTCACGACCCTTCAGGCGATCACCCGTCTCTGCATTCCGTGGATTGAATTCTACGAATAAACTGTCCGTATCTCCATACATTACAGTACCTTCGCACGAAATCTCACCAGGTGCACGAGTCCCGACTGCCCCCCCTCCCGACCGCTCAGACCCTTTTCCATAAAACCGCTCAATGATTGCTTTTGCAAACAAGATCTGCTTACGTCCATATGCAGTCACTGACGCTGCCAAATGTTGTAGACGCACCTTGAACGTACCAGACCCCAACTGACCATAGAGTGAATTGCCAGTCAACTTGTACGCCAACTGCTCCGCATCGAGTAGAGCCACACGCTCAGGATCCGTTTCACGTTCTGCCTCCTTGCGCTTCGCCTTACGTGCTGCGAGCAAACCGCGAATAATCTCGGGCAGAGTGGACTTGGCTCCATCCAAAGGCTGTGCGTACCGACAAATCCGTCGCCCAACCTTGATTTTGACAGGGTGTTTCCGCGTATCTGCAGGGTCAGGACGCCAGATATCAAACTCAATATCGGTATATCCATACCCCTCACGTCCATCATACTCATCCGATCCCTCCACAACACATACCAGATTCCCGTCATACGTAAAGTCCTTCACCCAGACAAGTGAATCATGTGAGATGTTCTCACTCTCAATCGTGGATGGATACAGTGATGCAAAGTCCGCAACACCGATTGGCGATGCCGAGTAGAATCCAGGCTCAGGATCCAGTACAATCGCACCCTCATAACTATCCTCTTCGACACCCTCTCCCTTCTGCTTCGGTGCAGGAAGTACAGGAATCAGCGTACCGCGCTCACGACACGCCCTGAAGATCAGACTCTCTGCCTTAATGCCCTGACCACGCACGAAGATATAGCTCACAGGCACAGAACAGACATTTGCCATCGACATTGCATTATTGAATACCTCCAGCTTCTTGTACAGTTCCAGAACCAGATCGCAATCCTGAATACAATAACGACCGACCGTTGCGCGATCATCGGCGGAACCGCGATGCAGACGGAAGATATCCTGGGGCGAAACGTCATCCTTCACGACGACCCACTTCTGTGCATCTGCCAGCTCTCGCACAACATCAGGATCCGTTGGACAGGCTACCCGCAGAGCACCGCCACTCACATCAAGGACGACCAGTTTGCCCGTGACTGACTCACCAATACCGTCCAGGAGACAAATGGCGCGCCCAGGACGAATATCCTTGATAGCGCCCCCAACCTCAAGGAACAGGTCACCAGCACTCTCATCAATCCGATAACTTTTCAGCTTACCAGACATATAATTCTTCGTAACTTCATCGAGCTTGTAACTGGGAAGAACAGCGAGACGACGAATATAATGATAGAGATCCACTTGCAGACGTCCCTGAGTCGTCCACGTATAGAGGAAATTGTCGCCGAGTGCGGAACTACTTAGGAACTTCTCCTCCAGTTTGACCCCAGACCCTGTATCATTGAGGCGATTGAGGCCGTGAACGGCAGAACTCTCTGTAATGCAACCGAGTTCCTCAGCGCGTTCCCAGAGATATTTCTCGTCAAAACCAAATACGTTGTAGCCGAGCAGAATATCAGGATTAATCTCAACAATCCACGCGAAGAATGCGTTGATCATTGATGCCTCGGTCGCAGATTCGTGGACAGTGATGCCCTCGCAGGGACTGCACGACGGCCAGACGAAGAGATGGCGGTCAAATGTTTTACAATCACGACTGAGTGTGACACCGATTTGAATGACGGGATCGCCACTGGGTTGCAGATAAGAACTGAGATACACCTGTGCGAAATTGTTCGCAGTCCCCTCGGTTACACCGGTTGCTACAAGATCTACAACGGCCTCTGCAAACTCGGGACTATCCATCTTGGTGCGGAGAGCTTTTGCGCCACGAGGACCTTTTGCAACATACGTTGCAATACCGTCCGTAACTAGTCCCTCAATTGCACTACGCATCGCGCCAATTGTATTTCCGCCAGCACTCATTCCAATCGCAATTGCCTTGCCGACCTTCTTCCAGTTGCCATTACTCTTTGCAATTGGGAAATCGCCAGTCAAGGAATAGCACTCAATATCCCAGGATGCGATAAGGAAGGGTGCAAGAGCACGGGGTGGAGCGGAACAGGGCTCCACACAGTCGTACATACAGGACACAGTCAGTCCTCCATTCTCACCCTCTTCGACGGAGTCCATTCCATCTTCGATTGTAACCCAGCCACAGGGTTGAATGTTCTGTACGTGAATGAAACGGAGCATAGGGTCAATGTTTGCCTCAAAGACTTCAGGTGCATCCGTTGGTTTAAATGGCGCACCGAGAGGGCGCTTGACAGCGGGACGTGATGACTTATCAAGGAATAGGGCTCGCGCTTCCCGCCACATTGCGTGAGAGGGAAAATCCATATATAGGAATGGAAACTTCATACGAGCACTGAATGTAAAGAATGACTCGTGACTCTCGCGACGCATAACAACATCTCCGAGAGGGATGCGATTGGACGCCATATAGGTACGAATCGCCTCCACGGCATCATTTGTGCGCGTAGGAGGCAGACGGAGATAGAACCAGGGACGAAATCCGACAACATCGACACGGACGGATGTTCCCTCTGCGGTCTCTCCGAAGAGATGGATTACATATTCACGCTTAGGACCATTTGATCCTCCGCCAACTACACGACGGCGACGGCGAGTCTGTACCTCGCCATCTGAGTCATCACTTCCTGACTCATACACGACCTCTCGTGCCTCTTCGGTTTCGCGCTCAATGCGCTGGTCTCGTGCGTACAAATCCAACAGGTGGAACGTAAGATTGGAGCTCATAATGAGGGTGCACCTGTCATTATGACCTCCAAGAATTTCAAATTTTTACCACAGCAGTATATAGATATTACAATGCCAGCTCTACTTCAAGATGCGTATAGCGGTGTGTCTCCAGCAGTGCTTTCAACGTGGCCTGGTGGTGTGGGTGCGTTAAATGTGCCGATTCCTCTGCGTGGCGGTTACCGCAGTCGCAAACACAGGCGTCGGCCAACACGTAAAGCGTCACGTAAGGTGCAACGCAAATCCCGTCGCCTCACACGTCGTAAATAACATTCTCAATCAAATTCTGCCACACACCCGTGGAATGGCAGTAATCCATAAACCATTTCTTGCACGCATTGGACATTTCCTGCCACCGCTCTTCTGAGATAGATGCACAGAGGGCAGGAATCTCCTCCGCATGCTCGACAGAAAGATAGTGTATATCCTTCTGTGGAGGCACAGGATACGACGAAATATTCACACCAGGCGTAATAATTGGCACAGTTCCCACAGACATTAGCTCCACTTCGCGATGACATTTATTTCCGTATCCGCGGAGAGACAGGCCAAACCGCGCTTCACCCAACTGTTCCAAATACTCTTTCGGCGTAAATGCATGCTTTGTTCCGCGCGTACATACATAACGTTCTACATACGAGCCCCAGTCCTGCGTCGTCCGATGCGCAGCCTGTACAGAATTCTCAATATTTCCAATAAACAGGCTCATAATGGACCTCTCCCCATAACCTTTCGAGCCCAGTCCGCGTGCAATCAGCGTTTCCAGAATCATAGGGCGTCGTGCCCAATAAATCCACGGACGCACATTGATTCCGTGCGTAGCGAGCTGAACTCCCTCGACAGACATATCATTGTTGCCAAGATAGACAAGATGCGCCTGTTGTGCATCCTGATCAAACCATTGGAGTGTATCACGATCGTAGAGAAGCACGGTCGGTTCCAGAAACACGTTACGCACAAGAGCAGAGTGTTCAACAATCAGGTCGCTCCGATGCCGTGCCTGCAGAAGCACCGCAAGCTCACGAAAACTGTCATTGGGATGTGCCCAGATTCCAGTCTGTGGTTGTTTAGGAATCAGAATCTTCCAGCCTTTATTCATAACGCGGTGAATACAGGCCAGTTCCCTGTAACGTTTCCTAGCATTCAGATGTTTCAGTACATATAGAATAAATTCGTTGTTATCTAGATATGCACATTTCATATCTGTAGTACGAATGCCTGCATGGTTATTATATGCGCGAGGGATAACAGCGGGGTTTGCACCTTCTGCATGCTGGCGATTCGTCCAATGAATATGACCAGTGTCTGACGTATATGCAGTATGTCCTGCACCCATATCCAGCATAATAGGATCACATACAATCATACGCGGATCAAGATAGAGTGTATCTGGATACATATCTAGCGCATTTGCAATTGAACCATTCACACCTTCATTTGCAACCCATGTAATTGCAAGACGGGGTGCAGGTACAAACTTGCAGATTGCATCTTTAATCGCATCGTCTGTGCCACAAAATACGGGCGCATTGGGATGATGAATAGAAAGTGTTAGAAGCATTCCATATAGTTCGTGAATTTGGTCGGCATTTGCAAACGTGCAGAAACTTGCAGGCAATGATAGTGCCATTTTGCTATATATAGAGATATGTATGTTTAAGTTAAATACAACGCAGGGATGGGCAAATAGGATCTATTCAAATAACTTGAAAAGTAGATTATAATAAATTTATATTTCAAGTTGTCCCTTAGTTATTTGAAAATGGTTCATAAGGGGTTCAAGGGGTGGGTTTGCCCACCCCTGCATACAACCCTCAATATTTACCTACGTCTGCGCTGTGTTTTCTTGCTCTTCTTGCTCTTGCCCTTGTCCTTGCGCCCCTTCATTGTGCTGGCAGCGAGGGCGAGTAGAACTCCCGCAGGTGCAAGCTGATACGCAGAGCTTCCAAACGCAGCGAGTAGACCACCGCCGCCCTGTCTTCTGGCAACCTCCTGAGAATTGCTAGAGTTTGCAATTATATCATTCTCCATGTCCGAAACGGTCGGTGGCTCAACAGATGCAGGTACACCTGTAATGTCCTGTTCATCTTCCAGAGATGCAACGCGTGCAGATGCATTGCGCATACTTCCTATCGAATTGGCAACACCTGCACTGACAGATGCAACACCTGCAGATGGTGCAATGCTGTTTTTAGAAACACGGAGTGATGGCAGTGGTTTACCCTCAATCATAGACGCATTTGCACGAGAATTATTCTTGGACTTGGACCGCGTATTGTTCATCGACACATTTGCAATGGGATCCTCTGACTCTTTAGCCAGAGTTCCAGCCTTTTCCATCAGTGAATTCATTGTGCCCTGGTCTTTCACGGCTGCAACATTCTGAATCATATTGCCCTTCTTGTCAACGAGAATGACAGACGGGTATCCCTCAACAGACATCGGCTTCGCATTCATATTCAGCTTATTCTTAATGATATCTGTGACCTGTGGAAACATAACATCATTTACTTTCACAGTCTGCGCCGTGCGATTCGGAGACTTCTCCGCATTTTCAAAAATGGGTTTGAAATCTTTGCAATGTCCGCACCAATCTGCATAGACGAGCACAATTGTGACAGGTCCCTTACGGATACGTGTCAGGAGCTCACCGAGACCACTTGGGCTACGAATATCAATGGGAGGCAGAACACGACCCACTGTCGTATTGCGGTGGCGCAGATACTGTCCCCTTCTTTTTATGGCAGGCTTACGATGAGCCTTACGAGTGGACCGACGTGCCATTTGATTTGTCTAATTATACACAAGATATTTAGTTAGGGGTAGCTTTGCTACCCCTATAACCCCATATAACCCCTTATCAACCATCCTTACATAACAGATGGAACATCTAAAATAGAAAAAATTAAGGTCTAATTTCCCTTTCCATTATTTAGAGGTGCCTACTTGGAATGAGTACTCCAATGATATTTTTTCTGTTTCTAATTTTTGCACTCATCGTCCTGTATGTATCTGGACGTTACTATTTACGCGAATCCTTCACAGTTCCGCAGATGTCTGAATCATCTCGTGCCTATGCGACAACCCCCATCCAAAAGTTGGACGATTACGAATACGACGTTGTCTTTGCAAACGAAGGGTCTCGTTCTGCATCAAAACGGGAGATAAGTGATGCGATGTCCCGGTATCCACTGAGTTGGACAGCACGTCCCCCAAGTGACGAGGAGTTCCAGAACTACCGTGAGGCCTTTATCGACGCATCGGAGCGCAATATGACAGACGCCCCTGCTGCATCAATGCAAATCCAGGAGAAGTATGCAACTGTTTCAGGAGACAATATGATTCCCCCAGATACGACGGCACAAGAGATGGAGGAGCGTGCCATTCTGGCAATGTACAATCCTGAAGAGCCCGTGAAACTGAAGGAGTATGAGATTCAGCCGACACTGGAGCGTGTGAAGGAACTAGTCACAAAAGTGTATGACAAGCGCGGTCTCATTGCGGATGTGGAGCGCAGTAAACAGGGCCAGAACGTGTTTGAAATTGTGGATGCGCGCCCAAAAGATGAAAAGATTGTCTGGGAGGATGAACAGCCGACGGCAGTTGAACGCGCCCAGCTACGTGGAGAGCAACAAATCACCGTGCCGACGACGGTGAATGATGTTGCTGCGGGACTTGACCCATTCTTTGAGCCCCGAATGGCGGTGCGTATGGATCGCAACGATTACACGCGCTGGACTCCTGGTCTCGAACGCCAGTTTGCGCCAACCTATGGGCAAAAGTCATGGTTTTAAATAAATTTATATAATTTATTTACCACATCTGTTTTCATTACTAGCATCGCTAATTTTACAATAAAATTCATGCAATTTTATTGTAAAATACTGGTATTGCTGCTACAGTTTTGCTAACCATTTTCTCCGAGGCTCTACAGATCTGTGAAAATTTTTTCTAACCATAGAGTACGAAACAAATGGCTCTAACATTCACTCAGACGACCTTACCATCTGCGGAGTATAAGGCTCTTGCTACCTCTTCATCAGGCCAGTACGTTGTTCTAGCAGGGTACGGTGGCAATGATATACGTGTAAGCTCTGATTATGGTGTTACATGGACAGCTGCTGGCCTGCCTGGTTGGGGATATACACGCGCAGCTGTTTCATCAAACGGCGCTAAGATGTATGTATCTGCATTTGGCTCTTCGCCTGGTGGCATATATAAGAGCACAGATTATGGTGTAACATGGGCGCTTGTCACCATTTCTGCAAGTGAGACCAATAACTGGTTCGATATCTGCTGCACTTCCGATGGTAACACAGTGTATCTAGCTGGATACAATGAGGAAATCCTAAAAAGTACAGATAGTGGTGCAACATTTTCAGTTCTAGCTGGATCAGGTAACAAAAAGTGGCGCTGTATTGCATGCTCATCGAACGGCAATGTTGTGCTTGCGGCGGCTGAACCAGATGATACATACTATCTAAGTACAGATGGTGGTGCAACATTCACTACCCCTGAGTCTTTCTATTCGCGTACTTTCAGGGCATGTGCTGTATCCGCGGATGGTACAAAGCTGGTTGTGATAGGAACTTATGCGATTCGTTTCAGTTCAGATACGGGTGCGACATGGGCAGAACTTACAACTCCTGGACCTGGTACATGGCACGATGTTGCCATGTCTTCTGATGGTACAAAGATGGCAGTTGTTAATGATGATACTGATGCTGGTCGTGGCTCTTATATTACATCTGATTCTGGAGCTTCATGGACAGCTCTAGATATACCTAGAATTAACTGGAGATCGGTTGCAGGCTCATCTACTTTTGACTTTTTAATTGCCGGTTCTTCTGGTACATCTATCTATCTAACTGCTGCGCCTGGTGGCGGTGGTGGCGGTGGTGGTGGTGGCGGTGGTGGCGGTGGCGCGACTGCCCCCAACAACACGACTGTAGATGCCTCCTACAACGTAACGATTGCTGATCACCATGCCCCTGTAGTTGTCAACCTACGCGCCCTAGTAGACGCCAGCGCGTCTGTTGCGGTGTTCGGTCCTTCTGCGGAGACGATTAGCAACGTAGTATGGTGCACAAACACCCTGGACGTGTCTGCTCTGTATGTGGATAGCGAGCATTCGCTCCTCGAGTTCTGGGAGCCTGCTGATGCTCGCGGTACGCTGAAGGCGCAGATTGCGGGTACTCGTGACGCTCAGGCTCGCGCCCAGCACTTTGCGGTCTCTCTAGCATCTGTCATCCAGGGCGAGATGGATGCCTCTGCGGCCAACCCCTTCCAGGCCTACGCCTCTCGCTCGTACGATAAGTACACAAGCTTCGGCGAGCTCGCGCTCGCCTACGCTGCCGAGGGTATGTTTGGTCACCCCTCCGCCACCGCGGCGATCACCAACGACGTCGAGATCGTCGATGGCTTCAATAATGATGCGTCCAAGGTAACTGCTATCACGTCCGCAGCCGCCCCTGCGCAAGGTAATCAGGCCCTAGCGCAACGCCTAGCTGCCGCCCTGCATGCCTCCTCTGAAGCGGTTGCGACAGCCATCGCGGAGGTTGTGCTGGGTCAGGATGCGAGCCGCGCGACGAATGAGGACAACAGCGAGCGCCTGGTTGACCAGAAGGCGGCTCTGCGTTTCTACGCGGGTGACGTAGTCTACGTAGCGATCAAGCTGACAAGCTTCCGCGCGGCCATCGGTTCGGCTGTTGGCACAATTGCGCAGAACTACAATACGGAGATCCCTACCCCCGTGGACGAGACCTACTACCTGCGTATCACGCTGGCGTAAACATACTAATTACATTGATTAGTTTACTATAATATTATTATTAATATCTTGACATATTCATAATAATCAGCTTAAACTTACAGCTACTATTTCATTTAGCAAATGTATATTGTAGATGTTCGAGAGCGTGAGCTTATCCGTCTTCTTGGAACTCCTCAGACACAGGCTCTTCCCATTGCAGATATTTGGATCGGGGTAGAAGAGGCTACAGAAGCATCAGGTGGTGCTGGCACTGGCAACGCGGTCGCAATACCTACACTCGCAAAAGGTGCCATTCTCATTGAGCGCAAAACCATTCGCGACTTGGAGGCATCTATTCTTGACGGCAGGTATCGTGAACAAAAGGCACGTCTCATGACATTTTGCCAAGAACAGGGTGCGCTCCCAATGTATGTTCTTGAAGGTTCCTATTTCAGTACATCAGGGCGTCTCAGTCCACAAGCACTAATGAAGATTGTTGCACGTCTGCAATGCAAATACAAGATTGCAGTCATTCACACCCAGTCTGTTGCAGAAACATCGCAACTGATTGAGGCACTGCACGCACAACAACAGGATGACCCAACGCAATTTGCAACGGACGGTGGAGACCCGTCTGCCAGAACTTCGGTGGAGACGATTCACGTTCAGAAAAAGGTGAATGCAGGCCAGCCGAAACATTTTGCCACGGCATCTCTCGCACAATGCCCAGGTGTTTCTGCGAAAATGGCGGATGTTTTGACGACACATTTCACATCGTGGGATCAGATTATGTCTGCATCTCAAGAGGCGATTGAGGCAATTGTACAGCCAAATGGACGACGTGTGGGACCTGCTGTGGCTGCACGTCTATATGAACTGTTGCACACGGGATGGTAAATAATCACATGCTCCATAAATCAGCAAACGCACTTGTGTTACTTGGTTTACTAGGTCCACCTGCTCCACCCATAGCTCCTACACTCGGTGGTTGCATCTGTCCTCCACCTCCACCTCCAGCTCTAGGTGGCGGTTCCGTCATCTGTTTCAAAAATGTTGCAGGTGGTGTATATTCCCCAGCAGATGGAAGTTGCCCCACACTCGGTGCATCTGTATCGCGTCCAGTCACAATTTCATTCCGAAATTCCACCCGTTTTCTCCCAGCCGCCACACCGCCACTTTTCGGTTTCGGCGGCGCATTTCCCGCAGCCCCCCGCTGTTTTCCAACTAAGCGCCGACTGAAAATCGCTTTCCGTTCCTCTTCATCCCGTCTCTTCTGATCCGTCTCCAACATTGCCTGCATAATTGGGCTCTGTTCCAGCAAATACGATTTTTCGTGCATTGACCAATTAATATTTAGCAAATTCGGATACGTATAGCGAACCTCAAACCCATTCATTCGCAATTGATAGACAATATAGACAACACAGTCTTCCAAATCAATTCGTGGCAGACCGAGAATAAATGGAGGAATCGTGTACAGAATGGACGATGGTGAATTTGCAATCTGACTCGTCACACGAATCTTATGATAAATTATGTGTAATATTTTATTATATGACTGCAATCTAGCACTATCACGGGTTTGCCGTTTTGTGTAGAGGTCGCTCACGTTTAATTGTGGCGTTGACAGGTCCTGATCCTGCATTAATCAATGTGCAGAAACTCTTTGCGCTATTCTACACACTTTTGTAATCCCACCACCTTCTAAGAGTCCCAGAATGATACCCAAACGTATATATTTATCAGGTGGCGGTGTCAATGTAATTGCACATATGGGTGCACTCAAAGAACTACAGAAACGTGGATATCTGGCCTCCGTTCGCGAATGGCTCGGTGTTTCAGCAGGTGCCCTCCTATCCCTTTGTTTTGTGATAGGGTACACACTGGAGGAGATTGAGGATTTCTATCTGCGCTTTGACTTTACAAACCTCGTTGATATTGATTCGGCACCGGGGTGGATCATAAACTACGGTCTTGATACGGGAAATAAACTACGAAAACTTGTGGAAGCCTGTCTGCACGTGAAAGGTCTGAGTGAGACAATTACATTTGAAGAATTATCAAATCATCGTGGCCTCTCCTTTCGCATTTTCGTAACAGATTTGCATCGTGCAGAACTTATAGAATGCTCCAACCGGCTCACTCCAAGTCGTAGTGTAGTGGAAGCAGTGACAGCGTCAATGTCACTTCCCTATTATTTTCAGCCCGTGGTTGATAGTGTGACAGGACATTTTCTGATTGACGGTGGGACAATGAGTAATTACCCGCTCTATATGTTATCACAAGAGGAGCTGGCAGAGACGCTTGGAATTTATTTACGGACAGTGCCGTCTGCGATAGAAGAGTTTGAGATTCAGGATCTCGCATTCAGACCTGTACAGATTTTATTGTCAATGCGCGCACGGTTTGAAACACGGCAATATATGTCACAAACCATTTTGGTTGAATTGGGACATAAAAGTGCAATTGATTTTGGAATTGATAATGATATGAAATTGGATATGATTCGTATGGGACGAGAGGCAACTGTCGCATTTTTCAAGCAACGGGCATCCACGCTACAACGGAGATATTCTGTTGGGTAAATAGATAGAATGAAACATACACGGAGCAGACGTCGGCAGACGCAGAAACAGCGACAGGGACAACGACGCAGGAAAACAATGCGTGGGGGAAATACACCACCTGCAACACCTGGAAAACCAAGACAAAATATGCCTGCTACCACACCTGCGCCAAGCACAAATCATAAAAATTCAAAGCCAGATACGACGCCTAAGCACTCTCCAGGAAGCTCATAACGCCATTGTACGTGCGCTCACCCTCATACTCTAGGCGCGTACCATCCTTGAACAGCAGAATAGTAGGGAATCCGCGCACATTCAGGGGCTCCACTTCAGACTTGTTCGCCTTCTCGTCGAGCATACGAATTGTTACGGAAGAGCCGTCCTTCAGTTTCATAGGCGAGGCAGAAACGAGCTTCTCAAACTCGGGAAGAGCACGCTTGCAATGTCCGCACCACTCGGCTTTGACAATTACGAGTTCATTACCACCGCTCTGGAAACCCTCACGGCTCGCACGTGCATAGATGCGCAGAACCAGAATTGCGATGAGTAGGATACCGAATGCAACGATTAGTCTATTTCTCATTTGAATCTACATAGGGCCCGTATTTAAATCCTAGAACCAATGTAAAGCAAAAACACGTTAACCATACAATGGTAGTATCACTTTTCTATGGTAAACCGGACGTATCCGAAGACTATTCTCGCATTATTGCAACTGCAGATCTGACTGCAAAAGAACGTGCAAATGCATATTCCCTCTATCTGCACTGCACTGTCGGAAAAGGCCTATCCCAGACCGATGCAATTCAATATGTGATGATGATACTTATGAAACATAGGTATAATCATCTGGAATATGACGCTGTTACTGAAAAACGCTTGAATAGTATATTCACATGGATGGATAAATAAGGTATTTTAATTTAAATGTATTTATACTAATTTCATATTTGATTTTCCATTTATTATATAAAAATGGTTAGAAAGGGGGCACGGGGGTAGTAAAACTACCCCCGCATTATTCGTTGGGCAATAACATTAGCGCAAGCATTGTCGTGAAAAATAGGGCACCCATACCGAACAGGCCGAATACAGTGGGTACGCCGTCGCCAGATGCAAACCACCCTCCAACGAAGGAGTGAATGAGACGAATTGTCTCAGGATTTGCAAAAATTAGAAATACGAGAGTGCTGTAAAATGAATATTTAATTTTCAGTAAAAGACGATTGACTGAAAATGTCGGAGCAGGTGGAGATGGTTTTGTCTCTACCATTGAATATCTAATGTTCTCTATATAAATTATATACAACTTTTACTCAGGGCTTAGGCATAGGTGTAGGCACAGACGTAGGCACAGACGTAGGTTTAGACGTAGGCACAGACGTGGGCATAGATGTAGGCGTTTCTGCCACTGGAGTCTGTTCTGCAGTCATTTGTACAAGATCCTTTTTAAATGCGATAAACCCTGCAAGCATAAATGTCCCCATTCCTATAGGTTTGCTACTTTCAACCCTTGTAATATCGGGCAAGACATTGCTAACTTTTAGATTACCAGGGACAGGAACAGCAATGGGTGTCATAGATTCATTAGATACTTTGAATAAATGAAACGGCACAGTATGCACCAGTCCTCCTGATACAATATATAGCGTATTTTCTTCATCTGTAAAAAAGGCCTTTGCAATACTCAGAATTTGCTGTTTTGTCTCCTCTGCAAGAGGTGTTTTTGGTTCAGCTTTTGGTTCAGCTTTTTTAGCCACCTCTTTTTTAGGGTCAGCGGTTATAGGTTTAGATACTGTTGCTGCCTTTCTGGCTTTTTCTGCTTCAGCAGTGGCCGATGATACCTTTGCCTGTGCAAGAACTGCCCCTAATGCTGGAGGAATGCCATCACCACCCACCTGCGCCTGACCAAATCGCATCTGTGCAACTGTCCGTGGAATGGGTAGGTTTTCAGGTAAATAGACATATTGTATTTCTTCTCCCACTTTCATATCACGAAGTGATGCACCAAATGGACCATACTTTTCATCTAATTTCCGAACAAGCTCCATAAGTTGAGGGGACACACCTGTGTATTTATATACACCTTTCGCTATGTTTACACCAGGCAACGCAAATATTTTCAACATTTTCATAATTGGGTCAAACGGTTTTGGCCGAATACCTTTCATTGATTTACTAATTTCTGAAAATAGATGATTATACATCTTTCGAAATGTTTCATAGAGTGGGTCAATTGCCGTCACCAACCGTCCACCAAGCTCCTCGCCTTTCGCCTTTCTGCCCTTGTCAATACACGCACCATCACCTCTCAAACAATCCTTGAGAGCCTTCAGACGTTCTTCATCGACTGCGCCTTCAATCGCCATCAGACCCATCAGCTTTTTAACGTAACTGGACAGCAGAGACTCATTCGTCAAAGGTGTGATAATTTCATTGGATACACCTGTCGCAAGATCAGATGATTGTAGGAATTTAGGCATCGAAATACGCTCAAAATAATTCAGCGGATCCAGTGCGCGAATATCATCTGCTTTCGCGCCGTTTTGCACCAGTGCCAGAATATTTGTTAACTGCGATGGTGTTTTCGCACCATTCAGACCTGCAACCAAATTTATCATCGTAGTGTACAGTGTCTGATCAAGTGCACGTAACTTTGACGGATTTGCAAGATAATATGCAATTATCAGAATACGTTGGAACAGGGTTGCACGCATAGCCTTTTTCTTTTCAGCAATCTCAGGTGTATTTGTAGGGGATGCAACTGATTCAATAATTTCATTCAGAACTACACCAGACGCCGTGGGTGTAAGTACCATGCCTGATGTCTTCCCTGTTGCACCCGTGCGTTCAATCTCACCTTTAATAGCCAATAGCGAGCGCCGTTTCTGATCTACCGTTGCACCTTGAAGTGTTGTCAGATTCTGTGAATTTCTCAATTTAGTAATACGTGCATTCAATGCATCCACAATGCGCTTTTTTTCATCGACCGTGAGCTGTGTAATACGTTCTGCACGAGCATCTTTCGTCATTCCACTTGCAAAGACGTCTTTGAATAGATCCAATGTCACCGCGTCATTTACACCATACAGGTCACGAAATACAGTAAGTGGCTGATGATTGATTGCTCCGCCCAGATCAGGAGTCAGTATAAATTTTTCAAGTCCGATTGTAATTGCACTCGATGCCATCACTCCTCTATAACAACTTGCTGAAAAAGATATTCAATTATTTGCACAGGAGCCTAAACCCATCACGCGACATTATATGTAGATAAAATCCCAAATGTCCTCCCTAGCCGTGCAAGTACAACCCATCTCCGCAACTGCATCTCAGAATGCAGTTGTGAAGGTGTTTAATCCGTGGAATGCAAAGAATCGGGAGATTACACAATCGGATGCGATGAATATTCTGCGCCGTTATGGGTGGCGCGGGAGGATTAACAATTTCAAGCTGTTTCAACAGGCGTGTGTGCACAAATCGTATGTAGACCGCCCAGAGGAATGGCAGGAGGCGGGCGAGGCAACCCTCATCACGGAACGTCCTGCGGACTGCTTACCTCTGCGGGAAGAGGACTATGAGCGTATTGAGTTCTTGGGCGATCGTGTGATTGGTCTGATTGTTTCCACATATTTGATGAAACGGTATGGTGATCAGGGCGAGGGGTTCCTGACTCGTCTTCTCTCGGGTGTTGTGAATAATAAGCAACTGGGGAAACTCGCGAAAAAAATCGGACTGGGACAATGGATTATTCTAAGTCGTCATATGGAAGAATCGTGTGATGGTCGGAATAATCTGCGTATTCTGGGCTCAGTGTTTGAGGCGTGGATGGGTGCAATGTATCTGCAGGAGGAAGAGGATGGCCGTGGGATTACTGCGTGTCGCGACTTTCTACTCCGAATTGTTGAGTCTCATATTGATTTTATTCAGCTGATTAATGAAGATACAAACTACAAGGATCAGCTACTGCGTCTATTTCAGTCGCGGTATCACGTACCTCCGCGCTACAAGGAGGTTGAAGTTGAGGGTCCACCACACGACCGTATTTTCACGATGGGTGTTCTTGATCCGACGGATAATGTGGTTGCGACGGCGACGGCGCGCAATAAGAAAGTGGCGGAACAGGAGGCGAGCAGGCTGGCGCTGGAGGTGTTGATGGGGAGGGAGTAGCGGGATATGTTATAGATTTGGATCATTTGCACCAGATGCACCATTTGGCATCTGACTGTTTAATGCTTTTTTAACTTCTGCTGTACGTATCATATTATTCACCGCAGCACTTGCGTTTGTGTTTACATTATTATAATTGTTGTTTTTCGCAGAGCTGAAATCCATAATATCCTCTAATATAGCATCACGTAATGTTCCATATGATATTTGTTTTTCAGCAATTAAAAGCTGATATATTTCTCTTAATCTTTTTGATTGATCTATACCTATTTGTGGTAGTGGTTTATTTGTCGAACTAAATTGAACAAAATCATTATAAATGATATCGTTTATCGCTTCTAAATCAAGTAAGTGTAACTCGCCATTTTTATATTTTATTAAACGAGGCACTCTTAATTTATCAATAAATGACGGTGGAGGCTTATTAGTAAATTTATATTTACTAAAAATATTTTCAATTATTCTTTCATATACTGGCTCTAATCTCTCATAATATACCTGATTTATATTTTTAATTTCCCCAGAATTTATTTCTTCGGCTTTTTCTTTTAACCCCTTTACGATTTCATCTACGATATATATGGATCTGGCTTTTTCATTCGTATTTAATAATGCATTTGCACTAGTTCTGAATTCATATATCTCATGTGCTGGATTGATGTCATTCTTGCGTTTTAAATAGGCGTCTTCATATGTATTAGTCCAAACGCCACCCCGCTGACGCCTTTGCTGACGTCTCTGCGTCTTCCGCCTGCGTTGCACACGCCGTCTTGTCTGTCTTTTAGCCATTATGATTCTACATATACCTCAGAATATCCGACCTACCTATCTCCAATCCCCAGAATATATCCCACGCCTACAACAGAGGCAATGGACGCGAGCAAAATAACACAACTTCGCCAACAGCAGGCGAACACGTATATAAACCGGGCGCAGCAGTCCGTAGACGCGAGTCTAATTACCTGGCAACGCCAAATCCAATCATCACGTTATCTCCCACAGACAACTACGGCTTCCCCACCAGAAAACACAGCCAATCTCGGTGGTTGCAAAACGTGCGGTGCGATGGCAACAACCAATATTGCCCAGAATACGCAGGTCGCATACCCGAACCCCTTCTTCTCCGCGAAGGGCTCTGGATCCGTTGTACCCACAAGTGACGTGATACTTTACAAACGCGCTGGTGACCAGTACTGTAGTACAACAAATGTGGACGGTGCAACAACACTCCAACAGCAGTTTATTGAGCTCCCGAGATGCTACTGTACTACGGCGAACAATCCGTATTTACCAATTCCTCAACCATATATTGCACTCACACAGCCACCGCCGTGCATATCTTGTTCTCAGTACCGCATAATGGTTGGCGGCCAGGAGGTGGTCAGCACACGTCTCCCCCCTGCGTGCCCCAGATGCACGTAATCAAATACAGTCAGGGCTGTTTAATGTATTCATAATGAAATGCATACATTAAACACCTGTCCGCGACTAAGTTACTATATGAATCCTATAGTCTATAATAGATGGCATCAGTAGCACCTAAAAAACTAGGGTTTAAGCCCAAAGTTCCGAAAGGGAACGCAACGGTTGCTCCAACTCCGCCTGAATTACTGAAAGCTCATGCAAAGCCTGTGTCCACGGATACATTGGAAGCGATGCCTAGCATTACAAGAGCACCACTCGGTGGAGCAGGAGGCCCATCACCTGCTACAGCGACAGCAACTCCCGCCTCTGCAAAGAAGCCCGCAAAACCAAGAGCTCTATCCACAAAGACTCCTACACCAGCGAAAACAATTCCGACACCGAAACACATCGCGATTGACGCAAAACCACATACAGACCGTCTTACAACATATTTAGAGACTGTAGCATATCCAGACCCTGATTTAGCGGAAGATGCCAATGAAAGAACTATAGACAAGTCTATGAAAAAAATGGACAAAATGATTCGCCGTCGTGCAGGTGTAGAGGAGGCGGTTGAGGAAGACGAGCTTCTCCAAGGATATCGCAAAGCCCAGGATACACACGAAACGAAAAACCACTATCTCCTTGACACATCCGTGTTTATGCCTGCAACCCGCCGTGCATTCTACCCATTCATTCAATCAACCTACGCCTCCATTTTCGGCCTACCTCCCCGCGACCCTGATGCAGAGGTTGATCCTCTCGCCTGTCAAAAACTAATGGACGCAGGAAAACAGGCGGTGGAAACATTCTTATACCAGCGGTTCGTAAAAGAGTATATGCGTCAAGCATCCCCTTACCGCGGTATTCTTGTGTATCACGGACTCGGCAGTGGTAAGACCTGCTCCTCCATCGCTGCCACAGAAGCTCTCTACGGCGTGGCAAACAAGAAGATTATCGTTATGACACCCTTTTCTCTTCGTGCAAACTTTATTCGCGAAATCACATTCTGTGGATTCAGACATTTCAGCACGAATAATCACTGGGTGCCGTTTGAGGCTGAACTCTACGTCAAACGTGACGAAATGCGTTTCCCAACCCATCTCCGTCTGTACGCTGAATCGGTACTGTCTCTGAGTATTCCATACATTGACGCTCTCCTTGCACGTCGCGTACCCACACCCACAATCTGGATTCCTGATTTCACAAAAGCACCGAATTACGATGAGCTGACATCCACTCAGCGTGATCAAATCCGCAACCAGATCAATGAATCTATCAACAATCGTATGATGTTCGTGAACTACAACGGTGTCCGTGCTGAGGTTCTGAAACGCTGGGCGTGTGAGGCAATGGAAACGGGCAAGACAATCTTTGATGATGCGGTTATTGTTATTGATGAGATTCACAATCTGATTCGTCTGATGCAAGGTGCGATTGACCCATTCTTGAAAACACGCGCAGGACGCAAACGGAAAATCGAGGCAGAGCCCGTGGAGCCAGGGACGTGGAAACCGAAACTCTGCGAACGCACAGAAAATTACAATCGCGCCTTCCTCTTCTATCGTCTGCTCTGTGGCGCAAAAAACGCAAAAATTATTGGTCTATCAGGCACACCCATTATCAACTTCCCAGAGGAGCTGGGCATTCTCTCCAATGTTCTCGGTGGATACATTGATAGTTTCAGTGTCATTATCTCAGGACTCACGGATGCAACACGGAAGAAGATTGTTGCAATTATGGATCGCGACCCACGCACGGATTTAGTCCACGTCAAGGGCACATCTGGTGCAGGTACAGAGATTGTTGCATCTATTTTCCAGGAAGGATATGTCAAAGTTCTGAATGAGGCTGGGGAATTTCAGGGTGTCAAGTACGATGCGACGGCACAGGAATCGATTCAGGATATTTATGCACGTATTAAGGCAAAAATCACAGCTGAAATGCCAACAGTCAAGCTTCCTGCAGATGCAACCTATATGTCATATTCGCGTCTGCCTCCTGATGATGAGACATTCCGTGGAACATTTATTAGTCAAGCAACAAACGGTGTTACGAATGAGATTTTACTAAAGAAGCGTCTGACAGGTCTGATTTCGTACTACAAGGGATCCAAGGAAGAGTTTATGCCGAAAGTGATTGAGGACACGCTGGAACGTTGTCCAATGAGCGAGTATATGTTAGAAAAGTATATTGAGGCGCGTAATGCGGAGATTAAAAAGGAGATGCAAAAGGAAAAGGGTGAGCCGACAGACCTGTTTTCACTTGTTGAGATGTTTTCAAAATCGAAGAATCCGTCGAGCTATCGGTTCCGTTCTCGTGCAATCTGCAATTTTGTATTCCCGAAATCAATTCCACGTCCATTCCCTGAAGATGCAGATAAGATTGATATGGAAACGAAGCCTATTGAAGAGTTGAATATGGGTGACCAGGTTGTGGGCGATGGTGCGGGTTCTGTTGCAGATCAGATTGAGTTAGATGCGCAACTGGAGGCGGATCGTCGTGAAGCGGAGATGGCTGCGGTAGATGATGCAGTACAGGCAGAAGTTGCTCCTGAACCTGAACCGGTTGGTGGGGCTGGTGCTGCGGCGGCGGTGGCAACAGCAACCGCAACTGTAGCGACGGCTGCACTAGAAGCAGGTGAAGATCTTGCGTCTGCTACACTTGACGCAGGTAAAAGTATTGTTAATGCTGTAGCAGGTGCGGTAGAAAGCATTCTACCTGATGCCCCAGCACCTGCTCCTGAACCTGCTCCAGCACCTGCCCCAGCACCTGAACCTGCACCTGCACCTGCCCCTGCTCCTGAACCTGAACCTGCCCCTGCTCCTGAACCTGAACCTGCCCCTGCCCCTGCACCAGCTCCTGCAAATCCAGGTGAAGTACAACAGTTTGGAGGTGATGGTAATAGCAATAGCAATAGCAACTCTTCCCCCGAAAGTGTTGAGGCAACAATCGCCCAAACCGCAAAACCAGTTGCAGAACGTCCTCTTACATACGAGGAACTGATTGTACGTGCAATGACCCAACTCCGTGCAAACAGACTCAACTATCTCCGCATTGATGCTGATTCACCAGAAAAGCGCCTCGCATACTACTCCCCTAAATTGGACTCAATTCTCCGCAGAATTGCAACATCACCTGGCCCAGCCCTCGTGTACAGTCAGTTCAAGACAGTGGAAGGTCTCGGTGTGCTCGGTATTTCACTGGAGGCCAATGGATATGAAGAGCTCCGTTTATCAGGACGCGCAGATGTTCTCTCTGAGATGAGTCTCTCTCCAGAATCTATCGTATCTATTAAAAAAGGCCCTCGCGGTGCAAACAGATACATTACATTCTCAGGAGAAGGATCCAAGGAACAGCGCGCCGTCACACTCGCCATTTTCAACGGCAATTTCGCAGCACTTCCACGCAACATTGCAACCGTTTTTGCAGAATATGACGCAACAGTTGAAGATAAGACACAGACGTACGCGGCCCTGGCCAATCGCCACGCTGAAATCTGCAAAGTGATTGGAATCACAGGTGCAGGTGCAGAGGGTATTTCTCTAAAATGTGTGCGCCAAGTCCATATTATGGAGCCATACTGGAATATGGTACGTCTTGACCAAGTGAAAGGTCGCGCTATTCGTATCTGTTCTCACGCGGATCTTCCACCTGAAGAAAGAAATGTGAGCATTTACACGTATGTCTCCGTATTTTCAGCGGAGCAAATTACAAGCACGACAGCAACAGGCGCACTCCGTGTAGATCACACAATTCTTCTGCGCGACAACAATATGACGAGCGATGAAAATGTCTACCAAGTAAGCAATCGCAAACAGCGCATTAATGAGGCTCTCCTGAAAGTGATGAAGGAGGCTGCGGTGGACTGTCGCATGAATAGTGCAGATAATGAATCTGATATTTCCTGTTTTGTTACAGATACGACAAATCCTAAAACACCAATGTTCTTCCCTGACCTGGCAATAGATAGAACAGAAACGGCGGCAACTCTGGCGGCGGCGCCTGCGCCTACAGCAGGAGAGGCGTCGGCCATTTCAGCGGCAGCCCTCGCCCCAGGAGGCAAACCTGTCAAATCAACTATGCTTGCACAGACGATCACTCTGAGCAAAGCGGGTGGTGAAAAAATAACATACATTCTGCGTCAAAAAGCGCCAGATAAAGTGAATGAATATTACCTGCTCCCTCTAAACAGTTATCAGCTTGTACGTCCAATTGCTATTGGTGAGATTAAACAATCTCCAATTGATGGTAAATTTATGGGTCGTAAGATGTATGGGGAAGGGGAGACTGTAGAGCTTGATGCATAATCAGGGGTGATGCGGTCACCCCCGTACCCCCTCCTTAACCATTTTCATATAACAAATGGAAAAACTAAAATATATTTCATATGTATATTATTTATTTATCCATATGTATAAGAATCGCCCTAGCAACATAGACTGCCTTATAAGCAGATATGTAGTGCCATAGGGTGTGGCCTATTGTATAGGGTACGAGAGATATTGAGTCAAGCCACAGTACCAGATAATTGAGAAGGCAGATTGTAAGATTAAACATACATACATCGAGCCACACTTCGGTTGAACAGAATAGGTAGGAATATACGCAGTCATATGAACCCCATATAACTGCAAGTCCATAATCAATTTGGCCAAGTGTATCAAATCCGTGACCTACCTTGTGCCAAAGATAGGATGCAATAGTTGATGATATGATAATAGCAACATAGTATGCATTGTGTGCATAGTATATAGCTAGAAGATGGAAGAGTGTGCTTCGTGTGAGTGATGACATTTGGTCGCACTCACGAATACCTCTACGCAATTGTATCAAATTTCCCAGCTACGCTAAACGCCAATTATTCATCGCATCCCGTTGTAGCATAGAACCGCGAATTTCGGTGTTAAATACGTGCCACCACGCCAGATCCCATTGTAGGCTACCACCGCTTTGTGTACCCAACACAATCTCTGTCTGTTCAGGCGCATTTGTAATGGTCGCCCCGCGATTTGTAATATTCAGACCACGGCTCTGATGTCTGTGCCAGTCCTCCGTGGACGCCAGAACACTATCTAATTCATTAAATACAATGGATATGCTCGTCGCAGGCACACCAATCTGCTGAATGACTCCCATATACCAGCGCCCCGTTGACAACCGCACACCTGTCTGCTGTGTCTGCTGTGTCCCTCCAACATTTGTCATATAATTGACAGCACACGTACCTGTTGTAGATGGTGTCAGATACACCTGCACAACCTGTCCGCCACCTGTCATACGCATACTGAGAAGAGTATCATTGACAGGCGCAGTTTGCAGACGGAACACAAATGTCATCGCCGTCCACGCCGTCATACTGAGGTTCTTTAAAGCCAAGAATGACTGTCCTCCTGCAATTCTCAAAAATCCATTTTTACCTGGCGCGCGTAGCTTATCATCCGCCTTCGCATTGATCTGCACATTGTTCCTGCCATTTCCAAATTTATTGAAAGCGAAGAATTCAGGCATGCGTAAATCTCCAAAATCACCCTGTGGTGTATTCTCAAATTGCAGAATCGGCCCACTCACTTCACGTGTCAGATACAGTCTGCGAATCGGTTCATATGCAACAGCACCCGCTCCTGAACAGACTGAGCCAACGAGAGAAAATGTATGATGACCACCACCCTTGTCGTGCCAATACACCTTCACAATATTGGACTGCGCAGGAGTCATTGACCAGCATGTCTTATTCGCATATTCTCTCGCGCCCTGAATGAAATTCGCAGCAAATGTGTCGGTATTATCAATACTATTCGGTCCATTCACATCAATCGGTTTATTCAGTGTCATAATTACACCGTCATCTGTAATAAACTTGAATTTCATAGATGTTGGTTCGAGTACACGAATATCAGTTAGACCTACAAACTGCACGTGCGACTGCCGTTCAAACGCCTGTGGAATCGGCCCCGCATCCCACGAATATGTTGGAAAATAGCGATCAAGTGTCACATTCAGCAGAACATTTGTGCGAGTATCAAACCAGAACATTTCCACACCTGGAGCGGCAGGTGGGCGATTTCCCAGCTGTTCAGGCCGAATTCCACGTAACCGCTCTAATGCCTGTGACTGTTGTCTATATCCGCTCTGAGTCGCCACACCAATATCCACAAATCCATCCACTGTACCTGTTGCAGCCGCCCGCAGACCTGTAATAAATGTCTTGACCGCTTTCCAATTTGGTAATGCATTATACGTAGAGACCATTGTCTGTTCAGTGGGATACAGTGTGCCTGCAGGATTACCCGACTCCCTCAAAAACAGTTTGCGCACACAATCCAGCGAATAGGGTGGTAATGTACCATCGGCAAGTTCGGAGCAGAAATCAAACTGGTCAATCGCACCGCGTTGCAGACAGAGATCACGCGACGCTGCACCGATCGCAGACGTCGCAGGCTGTGAGCTCGCATTGGAAGCCAGTCTGCGTACGTGTTCACTGAGCGCATCACGCACCGTTGGACCAGGTTGTGCGAAGAGTGCAACATCCAGTGGCGGATTCATATGACGATTGTAGAGTGTCAAGCTTGGTAACACTCTCGCACTCGCCATATAATCCCCAGGACGTGCACCAGAATCAAGTGCAGCAGCGAGCGCGCCTTTATCCATACATCCACCTTCACGCAGAATACGTTCCACACAGTCTACAGGTAGTTTACCTTGTATAGGGGTGCACGTTTCATCTTGGAGCATTGGGGCACCTACAGCAGTAGGAGCAGGGCACTGACTCGCCTGCCTAATAATCGCATTCTGCGAGCAATTCGTCAGATTTCCCTCAGGATAGAGGGGCTGTCCGTTTGCGCCAATAGGAATACCCTGCCCCACTTCCGTGCAAAATCCGCAAATCTGATTGAACTGCGCAGAGTTCACATCCGCACATTTACGGAGTGCCTTGCACGTATCAATGAGAACCTGCTTCTTTGCCTGACGCAGATCCCAGAACCATTGTGCGTGTGGTTTGGATGGCTGTGTAAATAGGAACGGACCACGTGCAGTACCGAGCGCACCCACACTTGTCTGCGGAACTGCACTACCCGCAGGAGGCGGTGTATACGCCCAACCGCAACCAATTGAACCTTTCGTAGACCCTGACGCGGCGATGAGTCCGTCCAGAGATCCCGTTGCACACGTATCGGCTTGCTGACGCATAGATGCAGGCACCGTGTTTTGCACAAATAGACGGTTCACCTCGGGCAGAACATCGGTTGCCCTACCTGTTGTCGGATCCACAGTTCGCATAACTTCATTCACGCTTTGCGGAACCGGAGCCGTATTTGCCGATGGAATTGCATTGGGAATGAGTGTATTGTATCGGTAAGTCTGGCTCTCCACGAAATTGTAATGGGCATTTCCAGCATTAAATCCTTCCGTTTGCTGGCTTTGTAATTCTGCCAATCGTCTGAACATTCTATGTCAGAGGCAACCCTAATTCACAGTGGTATTAAAATTGTACAAATCAAACTTGCATCTGCAACTATCTGAAATATTTCAAATATATCAGATAATACATATATTCGCAACCCCTATATTCACACAATATCCTTCTGGTTCCAGATATTCTTCGGTATATTAAACGGCTTAATCACGCCCTCCTGTACAGAGCTACGCGCAGGTTTCGGTCCAAAACACGTGACACCTGCTTTCTTGTAATCTGGTGTCCATGTCGCAACCATGGGTCTATCTGCACATCCTGGTATAGTTTGTTCAGCATTAATGGGATAGACAGCCCGATCCTGGTCAGAGACCCATCCAGTAAAGCACCAATTGGCACCTGCACGCCATGCACCTTCCACTTCAGCCCGTGTTGCAACACGCCCTCCATATTTCGTACACACCCCTGCACCCTCTTCACGCGAATGATCATATCCAGGACCAACGATATAGACTTCTGCCTCGCTTTGACGGAGCGTATCACCATAGCAATCACGAATCGCCTCTGTACGCTGTTCATTTGTAAGAGCGTTGTTATTTGCAGTTCTGTGCACCCCATCGTACATCTGTTTAATGGCACTGATGGTACCTTTTGCACGAGCTTTTGCCGCTGCCTCAGGTTTCGCAGGATTGAGCCGACCACTTGGCGTACAGTATTGTCCATCTGCACCTGCATACTGTGTTCCAAGTGAATATGTTGCACCCACTGTGCCACCTGTGCCCTGATTACGATAGAGATACTGCATACAATCGTCACTGACAGGTCCCGTGCCACGAATCGCAACTTCACAAGGTGACGTAATTGGCACACCTGTTGCAAACATGGACGCACTATTCCACTCTTCTACCGTCAGACTGCGCCCATCTATTCCACGCCCTGTGGCAGCCCGCACATTCATATCGTACAGATACTGTCCAATATCGGTGAGTGACCGTGGCACAGCACCATTAAACATGATAGCTCTCGCCTTCTCCTGTGTAGACGGATATCCAGTACCCTGTAACGTTCCACCCATACTGACAAAGAGCTGTTGCAGACAGGGCAGTCCATAGTTGCCTGGTCCACTTCCTTTCGAGAAGCAAGGATCAGATTCAAGGAAGGAAGCACTGTCAGGTTTTGTAACAAATGGCCCATTCGGGCATAAAAGTGCATCCTCTTCATTCACAGTCAGCAATGTAAATGGCATAGCCATCGTAAGATTCATCATATTCTTACCGACACCTGGGCGCATCACGGAGCAACTTGTAGTATTCACTTGGCGACTGCCCATTAGACGAGGACGCTGTTGTGTGACAGTGTCGGTCTGAATCAGACGTGCAATATCCAGAATGAATTCACCTGCTGTAGTCTGACCTGCAATGTATCCGCAGAAATAGAGATCCGCAGGGTCGCCAGTAATTTCTAGACGAACCTGTTCGCCTTCACGAATTGCAATATCCTGCATTACAACAGGTGTATCGCGTGTCACAGTAGGGCGCAGAATAGTGTTATTCGCAAGTGTGATTGCAACCGCAGTGGCATTTGTCACAAACACAAGTTTTGGTAGAATACGTGGTACTGCGGGGTCAATGCGATTGAATTCCCCAGATGTGTAGCACTGTGCACAGTTATTACTGCCGAGTGCTTTCTGTTGCTGACAGGCAAGTTGTTCACGGAGTGTATTACACTGTCCCTTATTCACTGTAAATAGGCGTTTTTGTGCAGTTCCAACTGTCGGTGTATACCGAATACGTTTATCAGGTGTTCCCATTGCACGTGCCTCGACTGTTTGTCGTTCACGATCTGTCCCAGAAATGTGCAGACCACCCATATGTGCCTCACCCTTGGAGTTGCGTCCCTCCATGTCATACGATATACCGCAATTCATCGCAAATGACGGATTGTCGAATGCACCACAATCGGTCGTCTTCACTTTCTCACACGTCTCCTGTGCAACACGAATGGATTCGGGTTGACTTGCAGGAATTTGATAGGCATTTGTTGTACCTGTTATACGAAATTCGCCAGGGAGACCACCCGTTACAGTTGGAGTTGCAGTGGCCTGCTGAACAGCGGTGGCATTGCTAGGCGATAGAGTGAGTTGCGGATTGGTAAGATTGATGAGTGCAGAGAAATCGTTGAATTTGCGCTGTCCCTCTTCGACCCCGCGCAGACCGGGAATGGAAGCATCAGTAAATCCTTCATTGTTACGACGTAACCATACAGCAAGTATGGCTAGGATGACTAAAAATAGAATTATTTGATAGCCCATTATAGCCTATCCCCTAATTATCGTGAATAATAAATGAAATAAATGCAATGAATACAAATACGACTATAGAAATATAGTTGAATTTATATGTAATTTTGCCCACCCCCTGATTACTTGACTGTCTTGCGACGAGTGCTTTTCCGTGTTGACTTCTGTTGAGGTCTACGTGTCTGCTTTTTCAGACCAAGGATGACACCACGACGACGCTGATTGAGTGCACGCAGTTTTGCAGTTTTATATTTTGTGTTTAGTAGACTTCTACGAGGAAACCGCCTGTATTCTGTAGGGACATATACCTTGTGTATAAATGACGGTTTTGCTAACTTAAATTTTGTTGGTCTAGTAGAATTTTTCCGACTGCTGTGGCGATAAAGTTTTCTTACACGCGGTGGTGGTGAATGTACCATACCATCTGGGCCTATTGCAGTGCCCCGTAGAGTAGCAACTAAATCATTCATACTATTGCTGTCGCTATCAGCATTCTTATTATTAGAACTACCTTCGCGATTCATATCCTATTCTTATCAGATATTATCTGCACGAATCTGTCCAACCGGGTCAAGCTCGCGAGTAATTACGCGGAATACGAGCTGTGTCTGGCGACTTACATTAATTAGACGGCGGGGCGTGAGCAAATTTTCACTCTGTGACGCAAGATCTGTATTGATATTGCTTCCAAACGGCAACAGTGCAGTAGACCCTGTCGATGGATCTCTGTAACGCGCATCAATCACAAGCACATTTGCCCAACCGACCGAATTATACCCATCTGTGTAATTTCCTGAAGCATCATATACACCTGTGCCAACAATGACTTGACCTTCATAGCGATTAATCCAATTACTAAAATCACGGATAGACCCACTTCCATCAAGTACACTTGATGGATACGTAAAGTTCGCGAGACGAATCGTATCACCCACCGAGAACTGGAAACGACTGAAGAATGGGCTCGTGAAAATGAAAAAATAATTGGGGTTTGTTCCTGTCGTAATATTAAAAATACTACCAGTAAGGCCTGCATTACCTGCGCCATAAATCGTAACAATATCCAGCACATCCTTCGTATTTGAAATGAGTCCACCATTCGGCTGATTCATGGTAATAGACAGTTTCTTCAGAGTCGCGAGTGGGGTCGGTTCATAAACACGCTGTGCCTTCATAAACTTCGGAATCATCGCTGTAAATCCGCGCGAGTCCAGTGGAATACGCGGTTCACTGTTCCACATCGCGTCATACTGCAGAACACCAAAGCTCTTATCAATTGTATTATTCGTACCATAGTTATTTCCCTCCAGTTCATCTACGAGAACAGACACATAGGGATACGATAGGATATTTAGCTGTAGGTTTGTATCAGACAGATCTGTATTTGTTGCACGAACCACCGTTTGCAGACCCTCTACAGGCAGAACAGCCTTCACAAGTTCAATGCGCGTAATATTATTAAACCGATTGTGTACTTGCTGATTCGCGCTCTGAATGTTGCCCGTGTTACCAGGGTCAAACATAACCGTGAATGAGTAGCGATTTTCGGTAGTATTGGAGAGCCAGTTGCGGTCAACGGAGTACAGCACCAGATTCTGTTCAATCTCCTTGTATGATACAACACGCTCTTCACGAATAATGACATCCTGTGATAAATTCGATTTATAGGCACTCGCAAGCTGAGGATATGTGATTGTGGGGTTAGAGTTACCTTGGCCCAGATCACGTGGCGAACCTGTAGGGTCAATGACAACATTGCTGGATAGCATCAGTTCACGACGATCAGGAGGTACAACGAGAGGCATATCCATTGGTTTCACTGCTGTCCTGCGCTCAAACAGGGCAAGTTCGGTTGCGCGACTGGCACCTGCATTCTGTTGACGGAAGTTGTCGTCAGCATTAATACGACGCTGTAGACCAGGATCAATCCGTTCCATTGCATCACGATTGGCGAGAGAAGCAACACGGAGTGCCTCAGCCTCACGCTGACGTTTCGCACGTTCAAAGAGATCCGCAGATGTGGGACCCTCTTCATCCAGAGGAATACGGAAATCGGGAACACTGGGAGGCAGTGCACGAACTTCCTGACGCTCTGTCTGAAGACGTTCAAACCGTTGCGCAGTATCCTGGAACATTGTATCATTCGCAACAGTCTGTACTGCAGTTGTCGGGGCGGCACGAACAACTTCTTGGCGCTGGAGGTAGCGCCCGAAATCATCACGTGTAATCCGCATAACTTCGCGATTTAGAATGGTAATTGGTTTGTCGCCCTGTGTGGTGTACACTTCCTGCAGATAATGATTGAGTGTTTTTGCAAGACGCTCTTCTTGACGGGCATTCAGAGGTGTGCTCAGACGCTGTTCAAATTCCTGTTCCAAGGTCGCCTGTAATGCATCACAATTACGTTTACTCATTAGCGCCATACGTACAGGGCTATCAGTATTCCCCGCACCACCTGTATTCGATTGACCCGGACGATACATTCCTGTAAGATGACTCTATTTGAACTGCGAGAGATAAGGTGACGCTGGCATCACGCACTCTTATTTCGTAAAAAACCGTTTTCGAAGTTGTAGCATAACCGAATCAGGGATAGCGTGTTTGCAGAATTTACCAAACGGAATACCATTCAACATACACACAATAAAATACATACTGTACATTCCGCATTCCGATGTACTATACTGAAACCGTCTCGCATTATACATTAATTTCAGGCGATTATCCTGTGAATACAAAAACCGCATAAACCGTGCAATATAGGGCGGAGTATCGTAGCCATAGGAATCGAAATAGGCGCACCACGGCTGACGTTTTGATCCAGCAGGAGCGTGTAGGTCGTGTATATCACAGTACAGTGCAACCCAGTGGCTACCACCCTTGTAGTGCGGATCCAGATTGAAAATTGCACCGAATGCACGTACGCCTTTTTCATATTCTTTGTGAATGTCAATGTTGCACATTTCCGGGTGCAAACAGACCTCTTTGCCTTTTTCGTATGGATTGCGGACAGAGAAATCAATTGGATATACACCGAGGAATTTGAACCAGGGACAGGCTTTAGGATACTGTTCCATCGCATCCTGTATGATGAAATTGTCAAGCCAGTCATCGGGATCCTTGTCCCACGTAGTTGGTCTGCGCGGACGCAAATATTCTGTACGGAGTTGATTCCGTTTTTGCACAGTCATACTTGTAGATTTATCAAGCATACAGTGTTCTTCGTCAGCCTTGCATTGTGATCCGACTTCACGACGAAGTTTGTTGTAAATGGGGGAGGGCAGACACATACGTCCCTTTTTCCCAGACGTACTCTTACCATTTGCACGTCGTGTCGCACTTGCAGGGTTGCACCGTTGAATATCATTTAATGATAATGCTCGTTTCCGAGAATGCTTACGCATTCGTACTATTTATAACGTGAGAAAATAGGGGGATGGCGTCATCGTATTCGTTTCAAGTATCCAATATTCTGTTACACGCGCTACGTATTCTTACAGTTATAGTCTTTGCAGTTGCTATGCTTGTATCACGTGATCAGCCAATTTCAGGTATTCCATCTGCAAATGCATCGACCAAAGGCTCGGTAAATTCAAATGTAAATAATGCGAATCCAAAATAGAGGATGTCATCTACAGCGACAACGGCTACGACGACGGCAACTGCCACAGCGACAAAAACAATGGCAAATGCAATTGGCGGACTTAGTCTGAAAAATGTACTACTATACGGATCACTCTTTGTCACACTTGCACTCCTGATTACAAATATCGTTATGCTATCTAATGCGGCAGGCAGTGCAGACTCGTGGAATGAGATTAAAAAGCAGATGTCGTCAATTACAGGTACTGCATTCACGTGTGGAATATTCCTTACACTTGCACTCTATCTGATTGTAAGCCAGTATCCTCAAATGCAGGTTACGATAATGTCAATAATGATGGGTCTGGCAATCACATTATCGTATGTTGCAATCTGCATTGCAGTAATTACGCGGTAGAGTCAACAAACCACATATACGGTATATTGTGCTGAATTCGTAGACGTGGCAGAGTATGTTGAATATGAACGTGGGGGACAGGGTTATAAATATTTGAAAGTAGCATAACTCCGTGAATATAAATGGGAAATCGGACAGTATCACCTGGGGACAGCATATTGACTGACATCCCCTCTCCGTCACGTGTGCGAATCATTGTCGCAGGATAGACAAATACGGAAAAAACATTACCATCCATCAATGGCTGAAACATTGTTTCAATATCGGCGTGTGAATAGTCGTATTGAAAGAATTGAAGACGATGGAGAAAGAGAGTTGATATAATGTACTGTTGAAGCGTGTTGAATTTCGTTACAAATTGCGAAGTATTTGTTGCATCAAACCGCAAACGCCCTGATGCACGATCATACTCGATAACACGAAGTGGTGGTGAGAGAATAATAAAATCATTAATATTGACGGTGGTATCATTATACAGTAGCTGTGAAATGGAGCGCCCTTTTGTATCCAGATGGAATGGATTCATATGGACACGTCCGATTTCAAGAGTTTGATATGGAATTGCAAGATTCATTCTATTAGGTGTAATTGCATAACGACACTTTAGACTCGGGTATTATCGCACGTAAAGGACATTATCACCAAGGGCTAAGCCACAGCCGAGCTGTGGCAACTCCACCCACCAAAATTTGACAAATCACCGCGCACAAGTCCGAATGCAGACAAGGACAATGAACACGATTGTACCCGCAGTTCAGCCCTATATTATCGCTCTCGAGGGCAATATTGGCGCAGGAAAGACGACATTTCTGCGCCATATTCGCCAATACTACAAGAATATTGTAGTGATTGATGAGCCCGTTGACACGTGGGAGGCAATTACGGACCCGTGTGGCAAGAACATTCTGCAGTACTTCTATGGCGATATGTCACGCTGGTCATATACGTTTCAGAATGCAGCCTTGCTGACGCGAATTCAGAATATTGAGAAGGCGATTGCGGAGAATCCTCACGCACACGTCTTCCTAATGGAACGTTCGTATTTGACAGATCGTAATGTGTTTGCGAAGATGCTCTATGAGGACGGCAAGATTTCGGACATTGAGATGAAACTGTATAAGATGTGGTATGACCATTTCACATCCCGCTATCCGATTCGAACCATTCTCTGGCTAAATACAGATGTTCCGACGTGTATGACACGTATTCGGATGCGGAATCGACGCGGTGAGGAGGATATTTCGGCAGACTACCTGGAGCGTCTGGATAAGGCACATCACGCTTGGCTCACAGATGATTCCGCGGATCACAATGTGATTACGATTCCAGACGGTGCAACTGTAGAGGAGAAGTGTATGCGTTATATTGAACCTATGTATCAGTCTGCGATGCTGTCACCATAAAAAGGGGGTTAAAGCCTATAGATTACATTATTATAAGATATTTTATTGTACCAAAATGAGCCAAACACTATCCTATGCCTGGCGTGGCCCCCGTGGCTCAGGAAAACGCACACAACTCCTCGCATTTCTGGAGGCTCGCGCAAAAGAGTTTGCAATTCCATTTGAAGTACAGACTGGCACCTGGTTTCTAGCAAAGCAAAATACGCCAGGCGATCCAGATGAAGATGACGACGGACCAACGGGCAAATCGATTCCCTATGAACACTCCAATATTCATCTCGGATTCGACGTTGCACGAATGAGTATGTCAGACAAGGTCTTCATCCAGTCCATTCTAACACGCTGGACAGGGCAACAGGACGTAACTCTGGCGCACACTGCATATAAGGCTCGTTATTTGGTTCTCTATCATTCGCACTATGTCACAGATGAAAGTACGCTCCAACTCCAAGAGGCATTGGAACAGTTCTCCAATTTTGCAATTCTTCTGACAACGGAGCTCCCTATCTGTACGCGTCTACGGGACTATTGTATTGAAATACCTACATCGGGTCCAGATCGGCTACTGCAATCGTACACTGCAGGAGCACGTCTTCCAACCGAGGATGTATGGTCCGTCTTTTTCGCGAAAACACTGGATGACTGGTCACAGAGTTGGACAGAGCAACGAATTTATGATGTACGTGCCTGGATTTATACGTGTCTCCAGCGCAATCTCAGATGGTCAGATGTATTTATGTATTGGATTGAAGCCGTCTATGCAACGAAATGGCTGACGTCGGATCAGCGCAAAGAATTGCTAAAAATTCTCTGGCGTGCAGAATCCAGTGGCGGATGGACGCTTGTGACATCGTATCGCATTCCCATTCTCTGGGAGCACGTTCATCTCCATTTTGCGAAAACCCTCTACGAAATGAAAGAGGCAAATCCTCCCACGCCCTAATAGGGAACAAATTCACAGCAACAATGACGCCATTTTTAGAAATATTTATTGACCGTGTAAAACACGAATACGCCACGCCTGCACCGCCCCACAGACCCTGTGAAATAACACGACCAGAACGTGATGCAATTGAGAGGGAATGTACAACACATAATAATATTGATACTGCAAATATGCGTCTTTTTATATACAAACGTGCATTTGTAGAGGGCAAAGCACCTGTTCTCTGTCGCAGGTCAGCACACGGCACACTCATTGTTGCATTAGAATCATCTGCACAAGAGGCAGATATACCGTGGGAAACCTGGTTTCGTATTCTCCGACTGTTTCACGCAAGAAAGCATATCACTGCTTTGATTCTTGCGCGAACAACGAAACGTATAGCTCCACGTCCAGGTCGCCCCATTGAACCTGTGCATATTAATGGAGGAAGTACATATTCGTGCAGTCCAGAGACAATCTGTGTGTATCGTGCAGAAGATGCAACACGTGTTCTGATACACGAACTCTTTCACGCAATGTGCAGTGATAATCACGCAGACGGTGTAGACTGGCTGGAGGCGAAGACAGAGGCGTGGGCAGAGGTGACATATTCGATTGTGCTATCAAAAGGTGATAGGGATACATCAGAACGGGCACTCAGCCGTCAAGCACACTGGATTGCTGTGCAGAATGATGGAATACGGACACGCCATATGCGAACACATAAATCATCTGAATTTCCGTGGAGATATACAATTGGAAAAGAGTTGGTATTTCACAGTATCACTCATCTTACTAGGCCAACTGTAACACATGAATGGAACGGTTCTCTGCGTCTAACACCGCCACCAACTGCGACACAGAAACGGGAGCACGGTGTCGCGTCATCATCGACGATGCTCTAATTTAATCTGTGTATATAGAAATGGCTGCGCAACCGCAAAAACCCCCTGCAGGGGGTGCAGGAGAAGATCCACATGCCTCTGCCGCATCAGGAATGAATAAAGAGGGTGAATTAACAAAAGAAGAATGGGATGAAAAAGTAACTGCCGATATTATTTCAAAACCTATATTTCTAATTGCAACACATGGGGTATATGATACTACTAAATTAAATTCAGACCCATCACCCGTTCCAAAAGGATGTATGGTTATTGAATTAACATCTTTTACAGACCTCTTAAATGCAAAGTGTGGTATAATAGGTTCACCATTACGTAGTCTATTAACATATCCAAATCAAACAGCTGAACTTATTACATCGCCTCCTGGAAGAGATTTCAGATTTCCTGATATTACACTTTTACATAATTCAGCAAAATATACAGATAACGATATGTATTATGAACGTATCTTACTTTTATCAGATGCTGATATTACAGAACAACAAAAAAACAATTTTTATATAGATAAGTTTTATCGTGATGAAGATGGTACTAATAAAACAGAAACACTTAGACCACTTATGGAAAGTATGGCCACGATTACACGTGAAAAGAAGTATATATATAGCAATCAACTGATTAATTATTTTATGGAAAATGATAATCATGCAAAAGCAGCAGGTGGCTGTGTATGTATTCTCGCTACGTGCGCAGATTTAATGAAAAGCACACCTTTAAATATAAATACATATTACAAATTACAGAAGCATTTTGCAGACCATCAATTTAAATATTCTGCACCAACACGCTTTCTATTTACACCGCTGTCTAGGTCTACACGTCGCAAAAAGACAGCCAATGGATTAGTAGTATTTGAGCCTGCTCCCACACTTGCAACTATAGAGCCAGAAGAGCATTTTCTACCAAACAATACCAATTCAGTAAACAAGCTTATATATGGCACAGTATTAGATGGGGAAAACAAATATACAGGTAAAACTATTCATAATTTAGCTACACAATTAGTTGGTACTTTAGAACCACCGTCGACATCGTCTCCACCCCCAGTCTATCCTCCAGCACCATCTATACTAAGTAATATTCCATCCAATATTGGATATACAGGGTTTATGGTAAGTGGTAAATCATATTATTTTACGAAAAGAACAATTGGAAAGAATGGGAAAGTTGGGATATCTCATGTTGTAAAATTTTCTCCTAAAGAGGCAAAACAAGTACTTGGTACATTACAACGCAAATATGCAAGCACGCGTAAACAACGCAAGCCTATAGCTAATGATGTGCAAATATTCTATAGGGGCAAATGGGTTCCTATTGAATTGAAAAAAGAAATAAATACACGTAAAAAAAGAAAATAAATATACGCAAACGAATATCTGTTAAAATTTGATTACCCCTCCACCCCTCCAGAGAGCTAGAAAATGGGTATTCAACGTCTCTTTCAGTTTCTCCGTCGTTATGAGCAATCAGTCTCTGTAACCTCGCATATACGAGGCAAACGCATTGCGATCGATATATTTACATATATACATCGATCGAAAGGTAAAAAAGAGGGGTTACTTCGTGAAATAGGTGCATTCATACAGTCATCATCGCACACATATATTGTATTTGATGGATCACCCTCAGAAGAACGCACGGAACTTCTATCAGGGTATGCAGACCATCGTCAGACCCTGGTGAAACAAATTGAGATAATTCAATCTGCAATCCCAGAGGTATCATCCTCACTCTCATTCTCTGACCGTGCGCATCTGAATGCATATGTGCGTACATTGGAACAACAGGCCTGGACGCCATCTCCACGTTACATTTGGGAAATCTATGATGCCCTACAGGCACTTGGTGCAGAATGTATTCTGGGTGAAAAGGGTATAGAGGCAGATCAGATACTTACTGATCTCGCGAGATCAGGAAAAGTAGATGTGGTAATTACAAATGATTCAGATGTTCTTGCAAATGGTGTACCTGCAATTCTACGACCGAATGGGCTGTATTATGACCGTGCGCAAATTCTGAATGGTCTCGGATTTGATGACCAAACCTGGCAACTATTTATTGAACTCTGTCGCAGTGAATCTATGCGATCTGGTCCAGAATCTGTATTTACCGCGATGAAAGTGTATGGCGGTGATAGACATCATATTCAACAGATGCTATCGAGCAATATGTAGTATCTCAAAAACACAAAAAGACAAAACTGCAAAAAAAGATAATAACAACTGAAAAAATATTTTGTTATTATCTTATTACTTTACTTATATTATTTAATTATTGTAATCAATTACCTGCAATTTACGCAGTGGCCACGGCGGCGGCGGCAATAGCAGACTTCTTCTCAGGCAGTACATACAGCTTGTACAGGTGGGCCTGTACGTTGCGGTAGCTGACCGTCTCGCCATCCTTCAGGCTGAACAGCTTGCGCATCGCCGCATCAGGGTGGATGGTGTGGCCCTGGCCCTTCTCGGCGTTCTTCAGGCCGTGAGCCTCTACATACGCAGAGAACGCCTTCGTCACATCCGCAGGCGCCATCTGGGTACCCGCAGTCTTGCCCAGGAAGGAGCACAGCTCGCTCTTCAGCGTCACAGGCGTCTTGAAGATGGTGGGGCGCTTGGCGCTCTCCGTGCCATCCGCAGAGCCCTCAGACTTGCGCTGGCGACGGCGGCGGCGGCCCGCCTCCTTCACCTCACGCGCAACACGCTTGCTCAGCTTCTGCAGAGCCTTCAGCGTGTTAGAGGCAGAGTCGCGCACCGCCAGCGTCTGGGCGATCAGCGTCTCAATATCCTGTTGTACCGTCGTCGTGGGGCCCGCGGCAACCTCTACCGCAGACGCCTCAGGGGCGACAGCAACAGGGGTGGCAACAGGCGCGGCAACGGGGGCAGGAGTAGCGGCAGCCTTCTTCGCCTTGGGCTCCTTCGCAGGGGCCACAACGGCAGGGGCAGCGGCGGCTACAGGGGCCTCAGGGGCGGCATCTTTCTTCGCAATTTTCTTGGAGGTCTTCACAGGGGCGGAGCTCATCGTCGTACTAGTACCGGTGGAAGTATTTGCCATTTTTAAACGCACTGGCCCTCATTACACAGCAGATTCGTGTCAAATTTTATCTAAAAATAACCAGTCGCACCTAAGGCGCCCGGACCGGGAGCTTTTTTTTTGAAATGGGTAATTAATTGCGGTAGATTGAACAAAAATATATAAAACTACTATCAAACTATCTCCTGACATATTCTTCGACCCAATCTGATCTCCTCACCAACCCCTGTCAATCTACGGCAGAACCCCTTCCGCGTGAAAAATTTTGCATATTTCTGCCAATATCCGAATTAAATATCTAAACCGCCCCCACTGCGCCAATCTCAAATCAAGATTAAATATAAAAATTGACGCACACCAAAAAATTTGACGCGCGCCCGACCCAACACTGAATGCCAGTAAAAGAATCCAAATGGCCTCTTCCGTGACTTACGTAACTGATTTCTCCACCGACAGCATCAACATCACTGCTCCAAAGGTGCTGGAGAGTGGTGCGAAGCAGTCCTATCTGAACTACAATGGCGGTCGTCTGGTTCTGCAATCTGCAACGAATCTGAGCGTACCATTTGGTCTGAGCGTGTATGACAAGTCGGGTCCAGCGGAGTACAGCATTGATGTATCTTACCGTGGTCACGAGTCCAACGCCGAGATCAAGCAGTTCTTTGATGCGATGCAGTCTCTCGACAACTTTATGATTGACCAGGGTGTACGCAACTCGCGTGCCTGGTTCAAGAGTGAGCTGAATCGCGAGGTTGTAAAGGCGTTCTACACTCCTTGTGTGAAGTTCGCGAAGGACAAGGACGGCAACCCTCAGCCTTACCCTCCTACGACGAAGCTGAAGCTCCGCAAGATCAATGGCGACTTCGAGGCCAAGTTCTACGACGTGAAGGGCAATCCCTACAAGGGCGTGCCTGTCGAGGATCTGCTGGTCAAGGGCGTGCAGGTGACTGTACTGATGGAGTGCGCGGGTGTATGGTTCGCGGGTAGCAAGTTCGGTCTGACGTGGCGTGCGAAGCAGGTGGTCATTCACCGCCTGCCTGAACGCCTGCCTGAGTTTGCTGCGTTCCGCCTGGGCAACACTGTATCTGAGGAGGCGGCCGTTGCGCCTGCTCCTCGTCGCACCGTGTCTGCTGCTGCGCCCGCCCCTGTAGATGAAGACGACGATGAGGAGGTAGATGATGAGGAGGCTCTGCGCCCTCCCCCTGCGAAGGCATCTGTTGTCTCTGCGGTGATGCCTTCCCGCTCTGCTCCTGCCCCTGAACCTGTTGCGGTAGGTGGTGCTGGCGCGGCAACGATCGATGATGAGGCAGAGGATATGGAGCCTGCGCCTGTACCGAAGAAGCCCATCATCAAGAAGAAGCCCGTTGTTGTAGGTCGCAAGTAAATAGTCAAACCATACAACTCATACAAACTATATTAAATCAAAACAATCAAAACAATCAAAACAATTAATATAATAGGATATGAAAATAATAAAATAATTATTTTCATATTTTTTTTTTTACAATTATTTATCTCTGGCGCAGATACAGGATAATCATTATAGTTCCATATACTAAAATCCCAGCAGTTATTACAATTTCTTCGCAGATAGATCTGCAACAATTATTGCGAAATCTGCGATCAATTATCTCATCCTCATCCATTCGTGCAACTTCTGTACCATACTGAATAATAGCCTGCAACTCTTGCCACTGTCCCTGTTCTTGATCCTGTTCCTGCTCCTCGCCACGCACTTCAGCACGAACTTCACGAACATCACAGATTAAACACAGACGATCTGTCCCTGTCTCTGTTATCCACCTCTCATAACACGACCGATGAAGATAATAATCACATCTGCATTCATAATTTTCAATCTGACTGCGAACAAGAGTTGCTTTGCGAAAACAGATAGGACATTCCTGTGAACTGAGACTCATTCTGTGAATCCTCTTACAGATGGGCACGAAAATACACACATCAAGGACGAGTTACGCGAATACCAATCACATTCACACACGGTCCATTTATCGCAGTAGGAACTGCAGGATTGTAAGGAATAATAAACCCTGTCGGAGGTGGAGCACACGGTACAGGTGGGCCAAGACGCTGATACTTTAAAAACCGCATATCGCCAACAGGCTGGGCACACGGCTGTACACTCATTCTCCGTTTTGCAAGTGCCAGATTGAGTTCAGTATCACATACAATCTGCTCGTTAATCTTTGATTGCAAGAGCGCACCCGATGACGTTCCACCCGCATACAGATTGGGCACAAATCCGCCAAGACATCTCTGCGACATATTCTGAGACGATGCAGTGGGTAGCATTGCATTCGCGTGGCATCGTAACACAACCCTCTCTTTCTGCGACGTCAATCCTGATGCCATATTCGCACCCTCTTTCCCACCACCTGCAAATCCAATAAGCCCTCTCACACAATCAATCACCTCTACATACAATACCACACAAATACTCGTTATCGTCCCTGCATCATTAGTAATAATAACGTAATATGCACCCTCATCATCTCCAGTTGAAGGTGAAAACGATAAACAGGCTCCCGTTGCTCCAGGAATTGCATCGCCAGACACATCACAGGATATCGTCTTGTACCATTGATATGTATTACCATACCCTGATGCAGATACACACATTGTAAATGAACCTCCGCCGATGATTGACCCACCTGTTGGCTGACTGTTAATAACAGGTGCACTGACAACTGTTAGCGAAACTTCATTACTCGTTACACTTCCATATTCATTTGAAACATCTACATAAAACTTTGCACCATTATTCGCAGGCACAGTGGGTGGTGTTATATATGTAGGTGCGGTTGCACCAGAAATATCAATTCCAGAACCATCATACCACTGATAATATAGAGGTCCTGTTCCTGATGCACCCACACTAAAGGTTGCAGACGACCCATCTACAACAATTTGGGGTTGTGGCTGCACAAGAATACGAGGTAAATCAATAACGGATACTATAATTCCATACGATGCATCTATAAACCCAGCCACTGATGGATTTTTGTATGTTATCATATAGACACCAGAATCGTCAAGAGATGCACTGACATCTGAATATGTCGCACTCGTTGCACCTGAAATATTAGTTACACCCTTTTTCCACTGATACTGAAGTGAGACGCCTATAATATTTGCAGTAATTGAAAATGCAGAACCAAGTGGAATATTCGTACCACTCAAATCACTAGGAACTGTCGTATAGTTTACAAATTCAGGAGTGTCAATTACAGATACGTTAGCATTAGCACTTCTAACAAAACCGAGACTATTTGACACATCAACAGCATATGCACCTCCATTTGCAAATGCAACACTAGGAATACTATACGTTGGACTGGTTGCACCCAAAATACCAGAGCCGTCCTTGTACCACTGATAATAGGTAATAGGCGATGAACTATATGCAATTACAAACAGTGTTAATGTTGATCCAGCATTCAATTGCTGTGACTCAGGCTGACGCAAAATTGTGGGAGGGATGATACATGACATCACTCGCAAACACCTATTTTATCATACACGTTTTAATAGGCATCTTTTTCCCACCACCTCTAGCAGAGGTATGCGGTGGATCTATCTTAGTCTCGTATCATTGTTCATTGTTATACTCTTATTTTTCATACTCGGAGCTAAAGCACAGCATATTCAAGAACCATTTGAAACAGCCCAACAACAGGCCCAACAACAGTCCCCACCATCAAACCAGATAGATACCCTCAAGTCCGACCAAGACTATCAGACATTTTACAACTGGCACAAACAATTCTGCGAAGTCTGGATAAAGGTGATCGATCAATCTATGAAAGTGGATCAGACAACACTATCACAGGCAGAATATATACAAAAGCTCCAGACATCACAAAACAAGACATTTGTTCAGTGCAACCCTGCAATCACACCAGACCCAGACCCTGTCACAATCGTAACACTTGTTCCAGATAAGCCCGACACGTACCTCGCAACACTCAATTATATGTCCACACGGATATCGACCATTCTCACCGAAACGGAGAATGCCTTGCGCGGAGAGGCGCCAACTGTGAAGACAGATGGATTTGAAAATCCCCCGCAACCTCAAACGTGTAGTGTCCCCTGTCCACCTGATGTTTTGGCTGCCCGTACACGTGCTCTGGAGGAAGTACGCGCAAAAGTCAAACGCTTCAACCCATCCATTCAGACACTTAAAGGACAACTTCGGATTGTTGAAACAGGTCTACGTGACCTAGAGGCCTACAAACAGCGTGCAGAGTCGGGAGAGATAGTAAAGGACATTAATATTCCATCTGAGTAGAGTAAGATATATGCAGTATGTCAGAACCTGTTGGGGATATATACAGGTTTAGTCCCAGTGAGAGTCCCGTCCCACATATAACGCGTTATAAAATAGTGAGTTTTGCCAACCATACGAGACAGACCAATATTCTCGATGTACATTATCGGTTCGCTACCGAACGTCCATCCGAATATGTTGCAATATTTGAAAAACTCGATGTGTCCACTGTGAAAATCACAGTTCTAACGACTGCCCCTACCCCTGCCCTGAATGTAGGCCTCGCCTTTCCAAGCCTTTCTTTCCGTATCCAAGGCGGTCCAAGATACCAACTACCCGCCACTACCCAATATCCAATGCAGATTTCCTACCCGCCCGCGTTTCTATCCGTTCCTGTACATGTGCTTCCACACATGCAAGCGCATCAGCCACTGCCCGCAACAATCCCTCGCAGAATTCTCCAAACCTGGCCCACAAACTTTGTAAGTCAAAGCATGGGTGTCGCAACCGAGGCGGTAATCCGCCTAAATCCAGAATACGAATATATATTTTATAATTCAGATGAAGCACTGGACTTCATTAAAACCAATTTTAATAGGTATGTCCAAAAGGCATACTCAATACTCTCAGTGAATGCAAGGGCAGATCTGTTCCGCTACTGTTTTCTGTACTTACACGGGGGAGTGTTTGTACCTATGAAATCAGTGCACCAGGTCCCTTTGTATTCGTATATGCCTACAACGACAGGTATAGTACTCATAGAGACTATACCTCCTAAGGATATACAAATGCCGATTTCAATCATGGCGTCTCCCCCACTCCATCCGTGTGTTGAATTCGTGATTCGTCAAATAACGTGGTTCGTGTTATCTAACACACAAGGCAAAATCCAAATGGATATATCAGGGCCCAGCAGGATAGGGCAAGCTATTTATCATTATATTGTACAACGTGGTTCACCAAACAGTCGAATTCTCTATTTTCTGGAATATGCACAAAAAAAGATAAGTATTGTGAATCGGATGCGTAGAACATTGTTATATGATTCTTACGAGACATATAATAATGACCTTCTATCAACGAATTTATTTAATGGATCTGATTCCGATTCTGACGTAGATGACGAATCACTTCCACAGACGACATCTAACGACGTCGCCGTGTTTTCCGCAGCTCTGCTTTTGCACGCCCCCCTCCCCTCTTCTTCATCTCATCCTCCTTCTCTCCCTTCTCCCCCTCCTTCTCTACCCTCTCCCCCCGAATTAGCTTCTGCAGACGCTCTTTTTTCGCAGTAGTAATGCGCTGGATTTTCTCACGAATGAGGCTGGCCAACCTCTTCTGATTTCCAGAGCATTCCAAGGATATAAACTCAAACGGAAACGTATCAGGTGAGTTCCGCGCGCGATACGATAGTTCAACAAGTTCCTGTGCCAGACATTCAAGTGCCCCCAGATCAATAAACCGGTATTTCAGTAAACTCAGTGTAAAATACAGTGTAATGAGAGTATCCAGCGTCGCAATACGCAGGCTAGTCCCATGTTTCAGAGGTACAGTGTAGTATGCGTGACACGCCGTCTGTTCAATCAGAACCAGAATTGGATAATCTCCGCGTGTCATTACAACCATATTTGGAATCAAGTCTCCGCCCATCGCATTCACACGATGTACTTTCACAGGCGTTTCATCACTACGAAGATGACGGAGTTCATACTTGAAATGTGTGGCGTCACGCTCCAGATCAGGCGTATACATATAAATAGGCCGTTTTGCATTCACAAGCCACTTCGCGCGTTTCTTTCCCGTGAAAGAGGCATTATAAAAACCGAGCAGATCTGCACCTGCAAAAATACGACCCTCTTCGACACAGTAATGAAGAATAGATGCAACTTCATCCGTATGGAGCTGATACTTACGAACACGACTCTTGCATCCCCTGGGTGAAACTGGTACATATTCGTTCAACAACAATAATCTCTCGTACACCTTCTCCCATCGCACAACCTCTCCACGTGGACGACTGAGTTCCAGATACATTAGCATTCGCAGAGTATTTGCATCAAGATAGGAGATACCATTGTTACGATATTCACGCTCTGATAAGAGTTTATAGAGACGGCTATCAATTGCAGTAATATCTGCAACAGGAATATAATTCACGTAAATTTTAATCGTACCTTCGTGCATACCCTCACGTGCACTAACCTCTTCAAATCCAGCCTTGTGTAAATCGCTACTCAGTTGCCGAATATCCTCATCTTGATTGGGTGTGAAAAAGTCGTAATCAGGAATGGTATATTCAGGGTCGTAGAACTGATGGCGTCTCGGAAGATGTGCATTAATTGCCTGACCCCCGTAGCATAGACGATGTTTCTTGCGCAAAAACAATTCAACAACATCAATTGCACGAATAATACTCTCGTCGTGCGCAACAGTGTAATCCACAATTTTCTCGGCTTTTGAGGCGGCATTCTGCATACGTTCCAACTGTTTGTGAAATTCGTGTTTTCTGAAAAGGGGTGATTCAATTCTATAACTGGACTCCTCCATACCTATCTATATACACGATTATCACTATAGATACAAAATACACAGGTCTTATTCTAATATTATTAGTATTATCAACAAATAATATTAGAAATAAATATGGCATCTCACTCACCCACTCTACACAACAGGTGCTCTGAGTATACCGCCGTTCGCATTGGCCTGTGGCGCCTGTTTCGCAGGCACCGCGACCGCAGGGCGCTTGTAACGTAACTCTTTCGGTTTCGGTACATAACTCCAAATCTTGAAACGATTGTCTGCAAACATATAATCATTACCAGAATCCCAAATATGAATTGGCACAGATGCAACACCCAGTTCCTGTGTTAGACGATCGTACTCCTTTTGTTCCACGGGTTCCACCGTGTTCTGTTTCATACACATTGTCCAGCGTATCTTATTCTCCTCCACCGTGTTACTAATCTGTCCTGGTGGAACAGAGAGCATACTGCTGACTGCCTCCAATCCACCAAATGTCCCGTTGGCAGCCCCAGTCGTTGCGCCGAGCGCCGACTGTTTATACGTGAGCCGTAGATTCACAATATAATCCAGATCCTCATTTGTCGGAATGGACTTTTTACGAATATCGTCGCTACGGAAGATACTTGTATCAGCATTGCAAAAGAAGAGGACACGGCCCTCGTAATCACGAAGGTTGTTTGTCAGAAGGAGACCCTCCTGTGCCTGACGTGCAAATGTACCGCCCGCTGCAATATTCTCGGCACGACGATCAATGAGTGGAGCGAGACCCTTTGCAATACGGGACATATACGTAATTAGACGCTGTGGTCCAGTTGCACTGCGTGGAGGAGTGCGCATAATATAGAGTACAACAATCAGCGGGTCATTCTTATTCTGTACTACATTGCTGAATGCAACATTTCGGAGTACAGTGCTTGCACGGAGAATAGAGGAATGCGCGTCAGAATTGCATTTTGGTTGTGTACTCTGCGGGGCACTGATGAGTTTTCCTTGCTGGTCGCGCATTACAAGTGTGGGGTAATATTCGTAGAGTTCACCTTTATCACCGCACGTCTCAATATAATCAATCTCAAATACAAATGCACGGCAACCTGCTTTGACTGCGTAGAGGATACTGTTATCTGGGTCAAAATATCCGTCCATATTGGGTCCGATGAAGCCAGTCATCCGCGCAGCAAGAACATTGAAATTGATGAATGACTGCTCGTCTTCGGGCACGGAGGGTAACATATTGTCAATGCCACGCCGTCTCCCTGAATTTGCATCAAACCGGTCTACGAGTAGTTTTACCTGATTTTTGTAAGCAGGGTCTGATTTGTATGCGTCAATGGCGCTACGAAATCCCTCAACACGATTACGAGTGTAGGATGAAATAAATATTCCTAAAATGACACTCAGACAGAGTGCTATTATACCTGCAATCCAACTGGGCATACTCTACTATTACATAGAACTTTGCATACACAGATAAGATAGCGCACAATACCCCCACAAAAATTGAAAACAACCTATCCTATACACAGGGTTGCACTACCGTAATGAGCATCTCATCCAAGAAGCATCTGTTCTTCGTTCGTCCTGATAATTTCCATTTCAAGGACGATCGCCAAAATATTCGTGTGTTCTATGCAATGACAGGCCAGGAACTTCTAGAGCAGATTCTGGAGTATTATAAGTTTGAGAATGTGGGAACGAGTGTTCGAATTGAGATCTGGTCGCATCAAATGGGAACAGGCTGTCCGCGTATTCGACTCGATACGATGACGGAGCTGACGGATAAATACGAAACTGCGTGGATTCGTATTCTGCCCATTCGGTCATCTCCAACTGAAATTGCTAAAAATCACTGGGATTAATCCATCCGTTTATTCGTAGGGATGGGTAAAATAGTGTCTATTCAAATAACTTGAAAAGTAGATTATAATAAATTTATATTTCAATTTATCCCTTCGCTATATGAAAATGGTTCAAACGGGGTTTAGGGTGGGTTTTTACCCACCCCTGTTTATTCACTACCCTCAAACGCATCGTCATATGTGCTTCGCAGACGACGAACAAACGTACGCAGAACCCGTTCCCACGTGTATCCAAGTACAACCTCTCGTGCAGTCTTTCCGTGATGAACACGCAGTTGTTCATCGATTACATATTTTTCAATAGCCCCCGCCACTGCACGATAATCAACAATACCCGCCTCTCCACCGATTGGATAATATCCCGTGGATAGATACGTCCGTGCATGGATAGGAACAATGAGACCATTCCTCTCATGTTCGCAGTACTCCCTGTGACCGATCACATCAGATAGAACTTGCGGTACACCTACGCCCATCTGTTCAAATGCACAGAGACCGAATCCTTCACCCTCTGCACACGATACGCCACAGTCAGCCATATTGTACATAATATTAATATGCTCATCGCTATGTGTAGCATTCGTGTTCGTTACGAGTAGACGCCCGCCGAATTGGTCAACGGATGCATTGCGGAGCGCAAGTTCACGTGCAAAAATATCAAAGAGGGCATACCCGCCACTGTTCCCAGCAGGATCTTGGCCCTGACCTGCACTACATACACACATCAGATAAATAGGCCTCTCAGGATGTTTCACAATCAGTTCCGTGAACGCCATTACGAGCAGATCAAGACGTTTGCGCGGTTGGTTACGATTCGTACTGAGAATGAGAAATGCGTCACGTGGAATATTCGCTGCCTCGCGTGCAACCTGTTTTGCAATCGGTTGAAACATTGTGGACTCAAATGCGTGAGGAAGTACATCAATGGGGCGAGTAATACCCTGTTGTTGGAGAACTTCGCGCCATCCTTTCGTAAAACAGAAAATACGGTCAACCTCACGATTCATCATATCTGTGAATACTGTGCTCATATATGGGTATACTACATCAAGATACAGCCATAGCGCAAATTTGCGAGGTACCTGTGCTTTGCGAATCTCTTGAATATACTCCTGAATAATCATAACGTCGTTGTATACGAGAACAATATGAGGTGCAGTATCACGAATCACCTGTGGGAGATGAGCAAATGCGAACCCTGGAGGGATCATACGGGCAACGTCGGATGGGCGACGCTCTGTCTCTAGTTGCATTGCATCAATGACGCGAACATTGGATGGATAGTCGCGTTTGAGGTTCGTTGCTGGCTGAGGACGTTGAATTGCAAAATGTGTGATGTCAATCCACTGAATCGCAGAAAGTGCGTGAATCATACCGTGCATAACTTTCGCATACCCGGTTGTCTGTTGCAAGTGCGTCCCGACAATCAGAAGACGGAGGCGGTTCGCTTCAACCGCAGGTAGCTTCGCTTCAACCACAGGTAGCTTCGCTTCACCCGCAGGTAGCTTTGCTTCAACCGCAGGTAGCTTTGCTTCAACCGCAGGTAGCTTCGCTTCAACCGCAGGTAGCTTCGCTTCAACCACAGGTAGCTTCGCTTCAACCACAGGTAGCTTCGCTTCAACCGCAGGTGGATTTACAACCGAGTTTGCAATACTCGGTACAGATGCCTCGCCATTTACCTCTGCCTGCAGAGACTGTAGAAATGAGTCAAATGATTCCATTAAGGTAAACTCTTCATTCAGTCTTTACATTCTTTAAAATGTCACCCATAGATAGAAATGGCCAAAGTCCACACCCGCAAGCACAAGAAATCTGCACGCAAGACCCGCAAGCTGACTCCCTGGAACAAGCACGTGATGAAGGTATTCCGCGAGATGCGCGCGAAGAACAAGGGCGCGAGCTTCAGCGATGCGCTGAAGGCCGCCGCCAAGCGCAAGAGCGAGATGTAAATAGGCTTTAACGCTCATAAACGTCATTATTCATATTTTTATGATAAAACTATCGTAAAAATATGAATCAAACACATAATATCAAACCCCTGCTCAGCTTCCACTGCCACGCACTTTCTGCAAGAGTCCTGCACGGTACATCTCTGCCTTTCTCAGATCCCTCTGAAGAATCTGCACAAATTTCTGAACAGCACCCTCTGTACGCAGTTCCATAATGGGAAGTGTTCCACGTAACTGTCCCCAGAAGACATCATCGCCCTCCGCACGCAGATAGAGTGGAATACATCCCGTCACATCCACACGCTCAACAATCTCCTGTATAGACATTGCGGGATGAACGGCAAACAGTTTTGCATACACACATGCACGTTCCATATGCACCACGGGTACACGGACAATCTTCACATCCTCTCCGCAAATCTCTGCCAGAACCCTGTCGTTAATTCCAGTATCACCCTCTGCAATGCAACATACATTCTTCCGTTGCCAGATGCGAATTGTCGCAGGATCAGTCACTTCATTCTCCAGAATTTTACTAAATGTCTGCAGAAATACAATCTCATTTCCCTCAGCAAGCGCCTGCATATACTGTGCAGGCTCTAGCAATGTCCGCGTCTGAATATCGGATGACACCTGACGCAGTACATCAGTCATAACAGGATACAAGCTCTGACGTACTCCATAGATCGCCCCAGACTCACGATCCCCCTGAGAAAACACCTCATTATTATTCCAAATATCACTGTCAAAGGAATCCACTCTGTCAAAATTATCAAACTGCGAGTTCACATACTGAGGGTCAGTCTCCTGGAAACACTGGGCAATTGGCTGTGTCATCACATACCGCACAAATCCGCTGTGAGGGAATCCGAGAAAATGGTCAATACTTGTGAAACAACCACCAGCGCCCGTCAGAAGTGCACGAAGCAGTTTCTTCGCACCCTGTTTCGTCAGATAGTAGGAATACGTGCAATGATGGAATACTGGCACTGAGGATTTTGTAAAAAGCGTATTTGGTGTAATACGCGACCATACATCATTTACAGACGCAATTGCATCGGCATATACTACACGATTACTGGGGAGAATTCCACCAAGCATCGCAACATCTACGTCATCGGGTAGAGCCCCTAGCGCATCCTGTAGCGCATTTGCCCAATCATCGCATCCAAACCGCATATCATCCTCCAGAATGAGATATGACTCCACTGCAGATGTTTCGCATGCCAGTTGCGCCCAGAGAAGAATATGGGATAGAGCGCAACCTACAACTGACCGCTTCCATTTGAAATCATTATGCTGGAACAGTTCACTGATTGCAGGTGTCATATGCAGTTCGCGTCCATCAATTGCCTGGAACCGCTGTGTAACATTCGCAAGTTCAGGGTATGCCTTTGCCCATTCTTGAATACGGTCCGCGCGACGATTGAGATTAATAATCCACACATCATCGGTGCGTGGTAGAACGCGCTTGTGAATAGTATATGTACCGCGATGATGATAGATGGGACATCCAGTCAGATGAGTGCGACGCAGACTTTCACGACATGTAGCCACGTCCACGTCCACTGTACCGAACTCACCACCCTTCCGCACCCGCATAACACTCATAATACTTTGATCATGACGATGACCAACAGCCTGTCCAGAGGGTAGCATACGAATAAGTTTCCGCCCCTCCAGATTCAAAGGGTTGAGAGCGAGTTGATAACACTCTTTAAAGAATGCACACGCTCCTGCATGGCCACCGCGCATAGCAACAATTTCTCCAATAATCTGAGAAGCTTCCAATTCATCTGCAGTTACGTTCATTGATTCAATCATTGCAGAGGAACACCAGTGTTTATTCAGATTGTGATCAAGTACAAAACAGGCACCCGTATCCCACGCTTTCGTAAACATCTCATCATACATCCTCTGCCATTGCACATCCGTATCAGAATATACGATCAATTTATCTGTAAATTCATGTACAGTTTGATTCAAAATCCACAGTCTCCATCCGAAATGGTGCAGTGCCCAGAAGTCAGGGAACGTGTCAATCGCGGGTGAAACATCGGTAGGAAGTTTGCGAATAGAAATCCACGAGCCAATAGACTGAATCGGTTCAGTATCCGCATCTGTCATATCGTCTCCCACATACAGCAGATATTGCAGACCAGGGCATTCACGTGTGCGAATCACTTTCAGTGTATCGAGTGATTGCAGAACGGATGGAATATAGCGCTGTGTTGCAAAGGATACATATAAGGGTGCATGACGAACAGGTGGTACACTTGGAGCCTCTGTCATTTTAATCAAGTTCCGTGCTGATTCTTTATATACTGCCTTCTGTCCAAGAATCTCACGAATCCGCGCTGTAACATGTTCCATACGCCCCCATACTGCACGAAGCTCCTTCTCACCCAGTGGAGGAATTGATGCCATATATGCACATTGTGCAGGATCCTGTAACAGTTCATCCACGATGCCAACAATCTCATTTGGCGCCTTTCCACACATAGAGATAAACCCACGCGCATCAAAATCAGTACATGCCATCTCATTGCCCCAATAAATTGGAATACATCCTGCCATTTTTGCATGGAGAAGTTTTTCTGTAACGTACCCTGGCGCGCCAGAATTTTCAAATGCAATGCAGAATTGTCGTTCGCGATAGAATGCAAGTTTTGCAAGTTCACCGCCACCACCGCCTCCATACAGTGCCTCAATGGGTCCACCGATTGTATTTTGAAACTGCCCTCCTGAATCCACATGCCTATACTGATTCAGATGCATATATGCCTGATTACGAATTTGATTTCCAGGATTGGAAACAACAAATGCGCAAAAATGCTTCCTGCTGTCGCTGTTGCCCCCACCCTGTGACGTAGTTGCCCAGTCCAGTGGCGCCCGCATTGGATTCTGTTTCACAGACGACCCCGTCTCATTTCCAAACAGATTGAGATACGTAATCCAGAGAGGGAAACGAATATGCCTTTCATCTTCCACTGGATCATGTGTGAGAAACAGACGAATACGTTTATCCGATTCTACAAATGCATTGTGTTCCCATCGCTCTCCGCTGAAGAATACAATTGGTGTAGACACAGGAACAGATTTCCAGGCAAATCCGAATGGTCCACAGATATGCAGGTCCACATGTCCTCTGCCACTGCCACCACCTGTCCACGCCTCTCCCACAACTTCATTCCAATCACCCATCCACCGAATCATATCTATAAAAAAATTCACAGATGGATCGAATCCCTCCCACATATCGGAAAATGTAATACGAATGCGCCGTTTGAATGATTTCTGCCAAACGCTCCGTGCCTTATCCCCCACTGCACACACTTTCTCAACCAGTCTCTCACGAATTGTGTCAAGTGTCATCCTATTATTACGAATCTGTTCAATTGCAGAAATCATATCACGTGTAGAATTATTGGGGAAAAATCCGTCACGAATCCCAGAATTAACCAATACATCACTATTATGAACAAGCCGATGACCATACATCCACGCCAAATGAATCTGATGAGGCAGAAATCGTACAAACCGCAGATGAGAGATGTAGATGCCATCATCCGCAGTGGGTAACTGTAACGCATCCGTGTACTGAATCGCCGACTTGTAATGGAGATGTTTCAATATATTATCTTGATAGAATTGCGTCTCCTGGGTTGTATTGGAACCGATGCAATGGCACGAATCCACTTGTGGCAGTGAATTGAGGCCCACAAGGGGTACAATCATACTGCTCGTACTATCTGTATTCGTTGCAACAATCGTAAATCGCAGTGGATTGAGTACACGGGAGTCATCAGATCCATTAACCCGCTCCATACAACGCCGTGATCCGATAAACGGCATCCGCACAACAGGGCAACCATACAACTCCTCAAGAACGGGAATCTGACTCGCATCGACATTCTCTTCCCACACCCATACTGCATCCACCTCTCCACGTACATTGTGTGTATTGAATATACTGCGTGGATATGTGAAATCCTGAATCTCATTCACCAGACAATTATCGTACCGAAATCCGATGACAGTCCCGCTCGTCATACGTCGACGCAGAATAGGCGACATCTGACATTGCACATCCACCACGGCATCAAACTTCAAATCAGGAGAGTACCCAATCATAGAATGAACAGTGTGCAAATGCTCGTAATCAGGCCACCATCCTGTACCCTCTGCATTCATACATACAAGTGTAACGCTGACATTGCAGATATTTTGGAGAATATCTGCAAGTGTGAGGATAGTGATAGCTGTATCTGATAAATACCCACTATCACCTGATACGCACGTATAGGGTAACGCAATGTGCATTCTATTACAGTATATCTCACTCAAACATTTTAGGCTCCATCCAGAAGTCGAGCCCACGCCCCACGAACCTCTGGATTGTAGATACTGTACAACCAGGCAAGCTGTCGTCCATCTGCTCTGTACACTCCATCTGCGTCGTGCGTCTGAAGTACAGAATAAAGTTTTGCAACCGCAGAATCAATTGCGCAATCCGACCAGTAATACCCGAAATCAGCCCATACAGATGCATTGTGTAGAACAGGAATTCCAGAATACATCAGCTCAAGAGCCATATAATTATACTCATTATTCACTTGATGACAGATAAAACAGCCCCCTTTGTTTTGCTCTATAAGTTCACGAATCGTCTGGCGACCGCGATACAGAATACGCCCTGCACGATGCAACGCAAGGCATTCGAGTACAGTCTTCGCATGTGTATTTGTCGCAAACCGATGCGAATTCATCAGAACAATACGTCCCCGCCAAGCAGGATATGCCTTTGCAAATCGTTCCGCGAGAAGCAGAGGTACGAGACACGACTTCTGAAATGAGATATTCGGTTCTGTAATAACAATGTCCCGTGTAATCCACGACCGTTCCTCTGCACCTTTCCCCCAACTACCATCGACAAACATCGGTTCCCATACATACGGCGCAACAATCCCTTTTGAAAATGGCAGTCTATACAGTGAACACATATAGTCAATATTCTGAGCATAATGAGGACTCGTCCATAATTCATCCAGTGTACCAGGGCAGTGATGAGGGAATGTGACATCCTGCACTGTTGTAATGATTTCAACGTCAATGTTGAGAATATTTCCGAGATAATATTTCACGAGCCGAGTCCCTTTTGTGCGCAGATATCCAGTAAATGCAATATCAACCGCCATACCAACTTCAATATGAACATCAATAGGAAGTCCATTACGAATCACACACTCTGGCGTAATACACGTGTAGCTATTGTCCAATAGAAGATCACCCGTCTCCTTTGTTGGCTCTGTGGTGACAATAAGATAAGGAGTATGACCCAATGATGCGAAAAGTTTATATAGGATCAGAATGTTCTGATAGAGGCCATTGTTATATAGGGTTGCGTGTGTGATGAGTGGGGTTGTTAGGCCAATGACGAGAGCTCTGTTGGGACGATAGTCGCTATGTCGAATATGTGCAATACTTTCTGGACGATATTCGGTCATACCTGGAAATTTCCCTGCATTAACATCATCTGCCATTCTATTACCGTGTATTCTATACACCTCGTTTATATTCCCGCCTATGCAAATAGGGGACGTAAATGTCATCACCATTCACAGCAACACAAACTCCGCATGCAGGATTTTTCACAATTGAGGGGATCTACCCACATAGGTACGATCCCTGTGTAGTATCCACATTCAATTCAATTTCAACAATTGCAGGTAATCAGGGGCGCGCAGACCCGTTTCAAAATCCGCGTAATCAGTCTCTCAGCCAGACATACTCTTTTTTACAGCTCCAAGAATATCGTAGACAACTTGGTGTATTCCAACGTGTCTATGAATATAATTCTTGCCAGTCCACAATTCAGACGGTTAGCCGACCTGCTACCCCGTTTAACTTCATCACATACAAGGATTTTAATGATTATCGCGCAGCACTCGCATTAATTGATAAGATTTACAATGTACAGCAAGGGTATACTATAGAGACTATGTTCGTCTATAATTTTCCACCCTTTGGAAGTTTTCCCAGCCCCTAATGCAATGTAAACAGATAGAGTAATTGGTTCAGAGTTGCAATCAACTCATCTTTCATATTGATTAAATCAGTATCCACTGCCGAATTCAGATGCTTGACGAGTGGGCCTTGTGCATAGCGAATGGCAGCGGTGATGAAACGCGTCGCTCCAGCCTCTGTCAGATTAGCGAGTTGAATGAGTGCCTGTTTTGCCGTGAGTTTTTTACGCCCATATTTACCAATATAGACTTCCACGTATTTATCAATGATAGAATCTATATCCTCAAGCAGTTTATCTGTTGCAATGTGTCTGGCATATGTGCGAGTTTGCCAGTGGTACAGTTTAATCTGATTTCGCAGATGAAGTAGGAAATGAATATCGTCACCTGACATAATATCTCTGGTGAGGGTATTGGAAAAAAATTGATAGATTACACAGGCCTATACAGGATGCGCAGAAAGCTCCGCAACCTTCCAAGCAATATTCCAAGCAAAATGTGTACCTACTGCGCCCACGTTCTCGTGGGATTTACGATTCGTCACTCGGAGGAGGTGTGTCCTCTCCGAAAGAGTATGTATTGCCGTCATTGTGCAACATATGGGCACATTTCTGCAACATGTAGTCGCAAGCCGAGCGCACAGTACACGGCTCCAGTGGATCCGAGCCGTCTCCCACCCGCTCCTGCAGTGAAGGAGTCATCGCGTCCCATCGTGGAATTGAAGAATGTTGATTCTGTCATTCGCGAGTATCTGCGTAATCAGGGATTTGAGGGTTCTCTGAAGCGCCGTGAGTTGCGTTCTAATCTCGCTGACTTCGCAAAGGCGAAGAAGATTGATATTCGTATTATAGAGTAGAAGAGACCGCAATGGGAAAACGTCAAACGTCTCGTCGTCGCTCTAGGAAACGGCCGACGAGAAAGGCACAACAGAAGTCGCAGAACAGACACTCTAGACGTAGACAGCGCGGTGGAGTATCTGATCAGCATCCAACAATTAATACAGTAGATGGTACGCCTATTGAAAAGGGTGCACTCGTGACAAGGGGTGGTGTACTCATGACAGTACCCGAATTTTTGTATCGCCAGCAGGATGGCGGTGATTCATTCCTTGACTGAAGGGACTTAAACTTTTTAATGCAATTATACATCAAGTGTAAACGCAACTATGCCAAAGAATTTGAAAGGAGGTAAAGCGTACAAACGTATGAAGCAGGGTGGCGATGATGATCGCAATATGGTCGAATGTAATTACGAAGATGGTCAACAATATGGGCGCATTCTTCGTAATCTGGGCGGAATGAATCTGATTGTATACTGTAATGATGGAAATGAACGTATGTGCCACGTTCGCGGTGGTATTAAGAAGAGTTGTCGAATGAACGAGGGTGATATTGTTATTATCTCTCTGCGCGACCTCTATAATGGAGAGGTTGGTGGTAAAACAGCAAAAGGGTCTGAGCGTGGCGATATTCTAGCCCGCGTGGATCCAAAATACTACGCAAATGTTCGCAGGGATCCACATGTCAATCAAAATCTATTTATCGCACTTGAGACAATGGATGAGAAAACTCGTAAGATTCCGGTACACGAACAGGGTGGATTCACGTTTGGATATGACAGTGACGATGAAAAACAAGGTGTTGCTAAACCGAATGAGGTGGTCGAAGAGGATGATGGGGCTATTCCTGCGGGCGGTGCAGGTCGTGCACCTCGTCCCGTGAAAAAGGCACCTATTGTGTGGGGAGGTGACGATGACGATACTGATTTCAATGAGAGCAATATCGAGGCAATTTAATACAGCTTCTATGCAGGGGTGTGCAAAAACCCACCCCTAAACCCCGCCTTAACCATTTTCAAATAACGAAGGGACAACTTGAAATATAAATTTATTATAATCTACTTTTCAAGTTATTTGAATAGACATTATTTGCCCATCCCTGTGACTTCTATGTGCAAAAATGCGAATCACAAAACTCTGATACGCAGATAGAGTATGTCGCATAGTAATTTTGTCGCGGCGGCGGAATTATCCGATATTGAAAGTGCACTTGATTTTTCATTAGACAGCATAAGTGGTCCAGGACCCGAGCCCTATTCGTCTGCGGTGCAGAACATCTTTTCACGGCATTGCGAGGAACTTCGCGCAAACGCGCAAAATGTAATGGCATCTGTTCATACAGTATCACGCAGACGTCTCCAAGAACTGTCAACACGTCAGAATAATGAGATATTTTCATTTCTACAGCGCCCTGACCGCACTCCAAATTCAAATGGAATTGCCGAGGCCATCTTCCGCAGATATGGCCACGATATGCCATCTATTCAACGTCATTCAATGCCAATTTCTCGCGAACTCAATCTGGACATCTCAATGACACAGGCCATCTCTTATTTTGACGAGCAGATTGCGCGCATCCACGACATTTCAGGCTCGCCTGAACCAGGAACACTTGCATCACTTGCAAATCAACTCCGATGGGCTATAACACAATACAGGTCTCTTGGCACAGAAATTCTGCGTCTTGAGGCGATCCTTGAGCAGAAGTTGGCAACACTGGATAAACTGCACACACGTGCACCATTTGTTACAGGTCTACCCAACAACGAATCGTATCCTGCTCTTCTGGAAGCATTTGAGCAGTATATGCTACAGACATTTCGCGATTCACAAATTGAGGACACATACAAGGAGCTCGCAGAGACGTATAAGCGTTGGAATATGATGCGTGAAATTATCTCTGTACAAATGGCAACGTCACATACATCTGCAACAGAGCCGATGTGCAGTATTTGTCTAAATGATACAATTTCCTATGCAGTTGTACCGTGTGGCCATACATTCTGTTCGCCGTGTTCACGAAAAATGAATATGCTCTGTTATATTTGTCGTGGAACTGTGCGTGAGAAGATGAAACTATATTTTAATTAATCCGCAGGGGTGGGCAAAACCCCACCCCTTGAACCCCTTTTTAACCATTTTCAAATAACTAAGGGACAACTTGAAATATAAATTTATTATAATCTATTTTTCAAGTTATTTGAATAGACCCTATTTTGCC